TGTGTGTATTTTGGGCACCCTTGCTTCGCCAATACAGCCCAAATCCTATCAAGGGATGATAGAGCATAAAAAAGGGACCACCGGAGTGGTCCCTGCCAGGGGTAAACGGATAAACCTGGACTTAGTATATTAACGGTCTCCGCGGATGCGAGCGGCTTCAGCCTCAGTAAGGAGTTCGCGAGTAGCGAAAGGATCCACCCTGAGAAGACCTTCAGTATCGTATTGCTTTTTGGTTAAGATATTACCGGCGGTTACCATTAGATTACCTCGGCTATTACCTTCCAATTGGTATCGTGTATCGTTAGATGCAAAATTGGTCATACCATTTACCACGTCCCAGACACTCATACCAGATTTAGCATTTTTCAATTGAGCCTGAGTAAAGGTATTAGGTTCTACCCCTGCCATTTCATAGGCTTTCATTGCGCGGTCGATAGGAATGTACCTTTGGATATAGTCGTAGTCTACCTGTTGGCCTGTAGAAAGGATTGCCGATACGGCTTTTTGCATTTCGGCCAGGGAGGCATCAGTATTAACGGCTTTACGAATATTATCAGCCAATCCAATTGGTTGGAACCCGGTAGATGCCATTTGGATCATATGTTCATTAAACTCGTGGATATTCTTATCCGTGAGTGAGTGTAGACCATAGTTCTCTGCGAATGCAGTAGAGGTCATACCATTGGTACAGATCAGACGATTAAGGTAAGGGCTTACCTCGAGACCACGAGTAGGAGTATTGCGGAAGGTAACTCCCGTTTGGAATACTTCCTTATCCATACCAGGTACGCGGAACATTGAATTAGGTGCAATACAGTTGATTTGCGATCCACCATAGGCGGAGGATCCAACGTGGGTTACTCCTAGATTATATTGGTCAATGTAACGGGTAGCAAAATCAAAGAATGATTCTTGCGAAATAGAGGCATACCCTGCAGGTAAGATATCAGTAATCTTACGGCTTTTAGGATCTACCATTAGAGTGACCGTTTGGTCGTTGGCAGTTGATTTAGCGGTTTTCATCATTGTTACCAATTGACGAAGACCATCATTACCGAACCCTTCAGAGAAGCGTTTAGCGAAGGCCTTTGGAATACGAAGGCGGCCAAGTAGTTTGGCGAATGCCTTATCGGTTACCTCAATGGTAATACCGTCGATTTGAATGTGGTTGTTATCCACCACGTTGAACTCAGAAAGGGAGATTTCCTTACGAAGGAGTTCAGAACCGATAGCTTCCATTTTAGCCTGGTTAAACATTTCGGTTGAGAGAGTTGTAAGTTGTGCCATATTGCGATTTATTTTTATACTTTAATTATAACAAGTTGTTTCAGTTTCTGAAAGAGTTTTTCTCACTAGGTGATGTTTTTCTCACCTACTATATTTATCCGATTACCTCCAACATTGAAGCGGTAATTGTCCATTTAGAACGAGGGTTACCATTTTCAACACAGATAACATTCTTAGGATTGATTTTCTGTACGATGAATGTTTTACCGTATGCACGTGGGTGGTTAACCTTGCAGTTGGCACCTACATATAATTGACTCTTGGCGCGGTTCAGTTCGATACTACGGCGGTAGTTGATTTGACTTACGATTGCAGAGTTAACCATACGAAGGTCCTCGGTTGTCATTGTTGAGATTTGTTCGATGAATTGTTTAATTTCCATATCCGTTTATTTAATTATAGTATAAATTTAATACAAATAATTGGGATAAAAAAATATTTCACCAACTTTTTTTCAGAAAGTTATTAACAATCTCGTGTTAACTACTTATCTCGCGTTTGCCTTACCTGACGCGGTTCTCCCCAACCGGGTGCCTTCCAATCCGGGTCCCATGGCTTAACCTCATTCCTTGTCTTTTCCAATTCCTCCTTCCATGTATCCGGATAGAGATCCTGAAATTGTTGTAACAGGGTACGCATCTTAGATGGTGTACCTTTACTGCGTTGGATAAACTTATCCATTTTGTCGGTGGCGCGGTCTGCACCGCTTTCGCCAATAATACCTCTTCCCATATTAGTCTTCGTTTTGTTGATTATCTTGTCCTAGTCCAAATAGTTTATCAAATTCAAGGCCTTGCGATTTAACCAATTCCTTTTCCTTACGTTTGAGTTCCTTAAGGCTTTCAGATTTTTTGAATCGTTCAGTATCGTATACCACATCTCCGGCGGCAGATAGATCAAAGAACATTTGTTTTCCTACATGACCTCGGCGATTCTTAGAGAATACTACATACCTTTCATCTTGGGTACGTTCATCGACGAATCGGATCTCCATCATACCGGTGGTCATATGCTTTAGTTTGTTACTTCCTACAAAGGTACCGCCTTTGTTCACCTGTTGTATATTAAGGAATGAAGTAAACTTGCCTGGTTTGTTATTGCCAAGGTTGTGGCCATACATTAAATCCAATAACCACTTCTCTGAACCATTACTCGTCATATGTGCGTGTTCACGGATGGTTTGTTGTAGTTCAATGAATGAGTCAATCAGTACCAGGTCATATCCTTCATCAAGGATTTCTCGTAGTACACGGCGAGGATCAGCAGAGTCCTCCAATTCTTGAGGGAAGAAGATATCCAGGCTTCCAAATTTTGGATATCGTTGTACATAGAGGTACAGATCCACCTGGTTCATCTCTGCCGAGATAAACAGAACCTTACTGCCATGCTTCTGAGCATTTGCGATGATATCCAGAGTAACTGTACTCTTACCTACTCCAGGATCTCCAACGACCATCCAGTTAGTAGCCTTTGGTACTCCACCATCGATACTGAATAGTCCATCTAGGGGTGTTCCTGTTTTGTGAGCGTCGAATAGGCCATCAGCGTATTTGACGTTTTTGATCTGTGTTAAGCGCGATTGCAAAGTTTCCGTTTTTGCCATGTTTACTTGTATATTGTTAAGTTATCTAATTGCGATGAGGTACCTTCAAATCCTGGGATATCCTTACGGCTTATTGCCGCTTGGCGATCCATGAAGTATTGTAGCTTTACCCAGATATAAGGTAACCGTTCTGGTTCATTGAGGTAGGCGGCTTCCTGGAGTTGTCCTGCCCAGTATTGGATCTTAGGCAGATAGCCTTGTGGATATTTGTCGAATGGATTCATATTACTTACGGGCTTTAGTTTCCATTTCCTTACAGCGTTTTACCATCTCGTGGAACTTTTCAACAGCGTTCCATACAGGTACAGTGAAGGCTTTCAGTAATTGACCTTTTGAGTCTTTAACCATTAGTAGATCATTTTTCAGTTCGATCTGGTAGTTGTTAGTAGTTTGAATCATATTCCGTTTATTTAATTATAGTATAAATTTAATACAAATTATTGGGATTTGAAAATTTTTGGGTGACTTTTTTCTCTCCAGATGAAAAAAGTTATTAACAATCCACTAGGGTACCGGTTACGTGGTTGAGTGCCTGATCATAGGTAAGTCCTTTATGAAACACGTACCAACCAGTAGTACCTCTTTCAGCCCAACCAATGAAGCCTAAAACCAGTAGCGAGTGGTAAGTATCCATTGATCCCTTCCAATACATTTCACCTTCAACACCTGATGCTGATTGGTACTTTTCTCTGGCTTCTGCGTATTTCTGAATTAGGTAGTCTGCGTTGTTTATCATATCCTGTTTTTAGAGTTATTAACAATTTGCGAATAGTTCCAATTGGCGGAGGTTAGCCACGCGGTAGGCAGCCTGGACAGTACGGCCAATATGTTTTACTTTACCGGTCCAATCCTTGATTTGACCGTCAATGATTGCGAGGGCATGTCCGCTTACCAGTACCAGGTAGTTCCCTTTACCGTAGCGGTTATAGAATCCACGGATATTAAGGCCACGGACCTGACCTTTCCTGTTTACATAGGTATGGTTAACTCCCTGGATATCCAATCCCATATGTACTAAGGCGTTTCTCTGGTTTAACTGGTGGATGGTTCCCTGTACTCCTTTGGTACCTTTGCGTTCCTTACGGCCAAATTCCTGTGCGGCGATCTGGTGGGCTTCATTATAGGTGATCCCTGCGGCGATTGCGAGGGCACGTACGAAGCAGTCGTTAGTTTCTTTTAGGTCTTTTGCCAGTTGGGGTTGATCAGTGTAGTTTACCATATCCGTTTATTTTATTTGTATAGTATAAATTTAATACAAATTTTTGGGATAAAAAAATTTTTGGGTGATTATTTTCACTCTAGAGAGAAAAAAGTTATTAACAATCTAGTGGCTTGCTTCGCCACTACAGCGGATTCCGTGTGGGATGTGTCCCTCGGGGGTTGGACTGGGGGTATCACTGGTTACTCCCGGTATCTGGCGGTGGCAGAGTTGGGTCTTGTTACACGGCCGGATTTGGATTCTCTCAAGAGACATGGGCTCTCGTGATCTCTGTCAGTTGAGTACTTTGAGTGGCAGGTGGTGGAAATAGTGATACTAATAGCCCTAGAGTGGTTTGAGGTACCTATATATCCTGGTTGTCTGGATAGGTAACCAGAGAGCCAATTCTGAGACTACCGGATTCGCAAGCGCGATTACTGGTAGAACCAGGTAGACCACCATGTTGAGCTTAGTACTACTATATAGGTGGTACAGATAGTTTAGGTATTGTGGATGGGGATCCTTTAGAGGATTTAGAGTATTTAGTGGATTTAGGGTGTTTTGAGCATTTGAGCTCTTCATAGGGTTTAGAGGTGGTTTAGGGAAGATGTGCTTGCTTGTCCGGAAATAGTGCTCCTATGTGCTGACCTTTGAAGTTTTGATTAGCTAGCGATAATTGCGATATTCCTATTGTCCGGCCAGAGTGCAAAAAGAAAGGTAGAGCCACTGACCCTACCTTTACTTAGTCTAAGAGGTTACTTAGATATTATCAGGAATATTTGTGATTGTGTAACTTGGCCACGGGTTATCGTAGTTTACATCAAATACTACCGTCTGTGGTACTGTTACTACAGGGTCGAGTCCTAATGACGCAATATCATAGGTCTTATGGTAGTGTTCATTGTTCCAGTGTAGAGCGGCTCCATCTGAGAAGTCACAAACAGCATGGAATACAATTGATGAGAATGTATACGTGATCTCGAGGGTTGGGCGATCTGCGCAAGTGTACTTATTTGTATAGAAGTCTACTGCGTAGTGTTTACCTGGGATACCTTGGAATGTTAGTTCATATTCGGAAGCCTCTTTTGAAACCTCTTCGCTAACATTAGTATCTTCTTCGGAATACACCTGTTCGTAGCTTGCACTAACATTAGCCTCCTTATAGGAAGCATCGCCTGAAACCGAGAATGATGTAGAATTGTCTACAACCGTTTTGTTTGCATAGACGTTCTTTTCGTATTTGTGGATTAGCTCTTTCCATGTTTCGCCTTCCACTATTTCAATATGAGCAGGCGCGTTTTGCGGTGGTGCCTTACTGATTGTGGTATGAGTATTAAGGTACTCTTGAGATTTAGCGCTTAGGTTACTTGAAGAAAAATTAAGACTAAATCCATCAGGATCAGAGTCAGTTACCTTTGTCTTAGTTCCACCTTTACCGCTGTTACAGACATCTCTTTGTTTGTTTTGTTTAATGCATTCGTTATAGACATACTGTCCATATTCTTCAATGCTGTTGAATCTTACTGCCATAGTTTTGTTTTTATTTATCGCTTGGCGCCAGAGCGGAGCCAATGGAAGAATTTACGAGTCCAATAGATTTCGTTTAGACTTGCCTCAATTTCATGTGGATGGTCAGCATATCCCCAACGCCTTAACAGGTTTTCATAAACATTACCGCGTGGTTGTAGGTAATGGGTATACTCATGTATCACTGTTGAAGCCACATGTCCTAGCTTCTTCATGCGATGTGGATATATGTGTATCTCGTTTGAATGATCATAGTACTCCCCCCAATCCTTTTCAGGATTCTTCCAATTTAGTACCAGTTTAGGGATAGGGCGACGAGATCTTTTGCCTAGTTGGCATTCGCAGTATTGTAGAGCTTTCTTGGCCAGAGACCTAATCTGTTTACGTTCTAATTCATCAATTCTAGTTGATGCATACATACCAGCTTATTTAGACTTGGTAACTACGGTATTTGTTGAACTATATGCATCGCAGTTCTTCTGCGACTTGCAACCTACTACTAACATAAACACGATTAATAGGATTATCTTTGCTTTCATAACTATTCTGTTCTATTAAGTATTATATGAAGAAACCTGAAAAGGTTTACTTCAATTCGCGGTCAATTTGCTGGGACTGTTTCTGGTCCTCGCGCTTAAGTTTCTGTAGAATACGGGCAATTTCATCATCGGCAATCCTGATTGTAGCATCGGTTGCCTTCATTCTAACCTCCAGTTTAACCTTATCTACATACCTTTGTAGTTTATCGGATATCTGTCCAAGATTATCCATTTCATCAGATATGGCAGTTTCACGATTTTGCAAGGCAGTGATCTTAGACTGCTTGATTTTATCTAGGTTAGTTGTATCAAGTTCATGATCGGTTGAATATCCATCTCCAGTCTCAGCTGCCTTAAGTTCATCTTTAAATGCATCTACCTGGTCTTCTTGGATTTCAAGTTTCATTAACTCAACCTTTGTCTTAAATAGTTCATCAGCAAGTTTATCAAGAGATCGTTTAGTCTTTCCGTCTATAAAGAGATTACGAATAAAGCTAAAGAAGCCTTCACTAATGATTCCATCTAAATCATCACGAGAGACCTGACCTTCCAATATCTGGTAGGTTTCTTCAATCAACTGATGCTTATCGTAAGACTTTACGTGTTTCATTTATCTTTCTGACGATATATCCTATTGCCATTAAAGGTGATATCATTATCATTCCTTGAATAGTAAAAAGTAAAGCTGCAATAGTGCCTATCATAATTCTTTTTTTATATATTCTTAGTCCATTCAGCCGCATAGAAATGATTGCCAAATGCTTCATAATTATCTTGCATTACACGATCAGGCATATGTGGTCCAGGATCACCTATACGATTACGATAAAATGCCCAGTAAGGTAACATTAGATATTTTCCATGATCTTCCCAGTTTAGCTTATAAACCTCTCTTCCCATAATACCAGGTCCTGTCGTTAGATGTTGATCAGGATTTTGGAAATTGGTATAATATGCTCTATCTACAAGGTTCTTAAACAGCTGGTGATGGGGTACAGCACCAAAGAAACCTGTTGCAATGTATTCCCAAGTATTAGGTAGATCGTGGCATAGCACCACATCACTATTTTCGGTATCTAATTCATCAAGCGATCTGAACGGTGTAATATCTGCATCCAACAGATAACCTCCCCACTTTTCAACTACATAGTAACTTAGTAAATCAGCAGCTTGTGCACCGTTTCTACATTTATCTAAAAGTTCTAGGTAAGACTTACTTATATACTCGGTGGTTAACATTTCATTTGTCCATACCATAAATGTCCAATGAGGCATTAAGACTTTCCACTTTTCCAAGTTATTCCAAAAGTATTGGGCAGGCGGTTTAGGACCTATCCATATCATATGTACTATTTGTGGTATTTTCATGTTCATTTCTATAAATAAGGTGATACTAATTGGGCAAGCTTATATCCTGTGAATGCTCCTAATGCGGCTGATACAGGAAATACAATAAACTTACCTAATGATGTTATGTACTTTGGCCTGTTAACAACCCGGCCAACGAAGAAGTAATAGATTAGGTAACTAATTAGAACGGCAATGTCAACTCTATTGGCTATGAAAACCACAATCACAGATCCTATGAACCCATATGTAAAGTTTTCTATAATCGCTTGCCTGATCTCTTCTTTAGGTGTTTCTCTATACTCTTTTTGTATCTTTTTAATGCTCATTCCATTTAGGTGTTATGGTTGCTACACAGTCTCTATATATTGTTCCTTCAAAGGGAACCCAATGATTTGAATTTGCTTCGCCAACCATTATTTCATATCCTATTCTTCTAAGTCTTTCAATTATACCGAATGACTTGGCTGTGTTATTATGACAGTTAGTTTCAAATTGAATTTTTTCAGGTAACCTAACAGAGTTTAGTATCCAAAGATCATCTAGTATTGATTCTAATAAGTCAGCATCTAATCCTTCTGTATCAAGCTTAATGTACTTAACATAACCAATGTTAAAATCAGTTACGAGTTTATGGAATGATATGCTTGTCACATCTTCAATTGTTACTAGGCCTTCTTCTAAAAGATTCCTACCTTTTGGAGCATTTTCGCCTTTCCAAGCTGCGTGCCATTTATCAAATTCTTGGATAGTTTCAAAGTAGTTTAAATGAAAGTCATGAGGAGCACCTACAGTGTTGCACCCTCTCATCCATTCAAATAAACCATGTTCCTTTATTACCTCAGGTTTTATGTAATACACCGGAACCGGTTCATTATCTCCAAATAAGAGGGCTGCATTAACCTTTATAACATTCTTCTTATCAGGTAAATTGTCTAGGTAGGCTTTAATTGGTTCTATAACCATACCTACCTCAGACTCTTTACATGATTCCATGATAGTGTTAAAATCACTACTACCAATCTCAAGAAAATCCAGTTTGAGTTTAGTCATGGTTTTTGGTCAATACTTTCCAAATTAGTTCAATAAGATTATTTGCTCTAATCTTTTTACCTTCAACATTAAGAAGGTATTTTGCTTTTTCTTTAGCGTTTTTCATTTTTAATACGATTTCTGAGTTCAGTGCTAGAGAAACTATGATCTCGTTTGTTGTACACGATCTCTATGTTACGAGATTCACATATTTCTTTTGCGGTAAATTGTTTACTTTGATATTCAGATCCTATAATCCTAACATGAATATCAAATGCTAGGAAGATATCTTCAAGATCTTTTTCGGTTTGGTATGGCACTATTTGATCAACCCACTTACAAGCAGCGAGTTGAATGTATCGTTCAACGACAGATTGAATAGGCTTATTCTTTTCTGGGCGATCAATCGTAGGATCTGTTTGAAGAGCCACAATAAGATAATCGCAATGTTGTCTTGCTTCTTCTAACATTTTAACATGCCCAGCATGAAATAGATCAAACGAAGAACAAGTAATTCCTATCTTTTTTAATTTCATAAAAACATTGTTTCATCATCTAAAATTCCTTTAACGAATTTGTTGACGATATGTAACTTAATCTCTGATTCTGTTCCGGCTTGGCTACGGGCATAATCCCATAAGCATAACTCAGGCGCATATGGGTGAGGTTGAGTCATTGCCCATTTACGCGCGTCTCTAAAGCCTTTCACAGAATAAGGAAATGGTGCTTTTGGTTTCTTAACAAAAAGCGATCTCAAAAATCTCATGATACGGTTTTTTGTTTTATTTATTTGCACCATTTCTCTTTTTTGTAATATTTAATCTAAATTTAATCTACTCTCCCCCAACTTATCTCAATTGATCCCTTAAACCATGAAATGCTTAAGTACTTATATCCAACAAACATTGGATCAACCACGATTGAAATTGAAGGCGTGATATAGAACTTATCCCAATGACCTACATATTCTATTTTCATATCTTTAAATTATATCAAATGAATTTGTTTAATTATATCAAATGAATTTGTTTCAGGATCCCAGTCAACAGTAATACCATTTGAAACCTGTTCATATCTTTCATTAAGAATTGCAGCATTAACAAAATGTATTCCATTATCTTTCTTATACCCGGCACCACCATGAATATGTCCAAATACATGGATCTTAGGTTTAACATTATCTACATAGATACGTAATAACTCACACCCTAAGTCAGGCTCATTATAAGGTTCACCACTTGCGTCAAGATGTCCTTGTGGCGGACCGTGTGTAATTAAGATATCAGTATCAGGTGGTATCATTGACCATTTTTCTTCAAGGTCTTCTCCACCTCTTGGAAGATTAAATGCCCAGTTATAAAATTCAGGTTGCCAAGGACTACCATAAATCTTAATACCATCTACATCAACCCAGTCATCTTCAAGATAAGTGATGGTTGGAAATCCTTCTAAGATTTCATCCATCTTTATTGGCTGGTTTTCAAATAAGCGATCATGATTTCCTGCAATAAAGATTAGTTCTTCGTATGGTTGTTTTTCAAACCATGTTAGAAAATCATATACATCATTTATGTTCCAACCACTATTCATAAGATCTCCACTATGAATAAGAATGTCTCCACCGGGTAGATTTAACATTCGATGTTTGGTATGTGTATCACTAATAAAGGTTACTCTTTTCATATTTTTGATATTTTGTCTTCAACTTCTAATTGTTCTTCTGTGCTAAGACCTTCACAATAAAATCTTCCCATACCAAATTTTGATTTAATTTGGCTATAAGAAAATCCTGGTCTTTTAGTAAATTCCTGAAACTTACCATCTAACCATTCAGTAAATGAAGGATCATTAATGGCTAAACCATAGTGTCCTTCTTCTAGATAGTCTTTCCACTTAATATTAAATTCGTTACTTGTCATTTTGCTTATTTTGTAATTCTTCTAATTGTTCTGCCAATCTATCAATACTTCCCCAAATGACTCTGGCATCAGGATCAATAGCTTTTATCTGTTCTACCAATTCTTCTTGTTTACCTCTGCTATAAAATCCATGTTCAATGTCATAAGCCAGATTTTGCAGATGTTCAGGACCATAAATACTAATTCGTAAATCATAAGCAGTCCATTTGGTTTTCCAATCAACAAAAGAAATACCTTTGGTCAATTTTCTGAATAGGTTATGTAAAGCCCAGTTACGAACTCTAACGATAGATTTATCAGATCCAAATACATGTAAGAAACGTAAGAACCATCTTGGACACCATTTAGGTTTAGCTTCATAATCTAAAGCAAGTACCAGAGGGTAAAGTGCTTTGAAATAATCACCTTCTTCATTCCAAACAGAAGTGCCTAGATAACCATACTTTTCAGCAAAGTCTTTAGGAAAGAAGATATATCTTAGGTCATCCCACTTGAGATTACGAGTGTGTATTATACCCTTTGAACGACCTCTCCAAAATAACATACTCTGTGCAAAGGATTTCGCCTTTTCTCTAAAAGTGCGGTTATCCTTAATTGCAAATTTACTCTTTTCTTTTCTTTTAAACATTTTTTCTAAAGTTTTCAATTAATCCTCTTATGTTCTCTGCACCAACCGGATTAGCCGATTGTATCCTATACTCTGGAAATGGCATTTGTTTATCTAAGCAGTACTCTACTAACCACTTAGTACAATCAAATCCACTTAAAGTTTCTCTTTTTAGTTTCCGTGCACCTCTTTTGCTCATACCGCGAGATACCCGGTCTTGTGCAACATCTTCACCAAGGTCATGATCAAAGCAGATTACCTCAGGAAGACCATTAAATTTAATCCACTTAGTAAACTCATCATAGCTCTTCACCCACACAAGGTTAAAGTGAGTTGGGTTAACTCCTTCTTTAGCAATCCAGTTCCACCAAATGTTATCATTTGGATCACGGATATCATCGAGCCATAATAAGGTTTTCATATTATAAAAATAACAAAGGGACCGGGTTTTTGAAACGGTCCCTCAATTATTATATGAAAAAATCTTAAAAAGTTTAATGATTAGTCTAACATATCCCAGATTTTGGAGTACTTTTCTTTAAAGTCTTCTCCGTAGGTTTCATCCCAGATGCGAGCCAATTCTCGGCGATCTACATTTTTACGATTCTTAAGGATCTTTGCAACTTTAGGATATGATGCGATAAAATCCTCTCCGTAAATTTCTTTCCAATGATCATGAATACCTTTCTTAACCTCTTCACCTTCTGATAAAGATTCATTCTTTGCACTATCATACACGGTTTTTAACCATGCTTCTAATTCTTTAATATCACCAGCATCGGTTAGATCAGAATATTCTTTTTTGAATTCTTTTACAAAATCTTTAAAGGTTTTTGCCTCTTTTGCAAGAATATCAATTTCTGACATAACACCTTCAAAAATAGTATTACCTTCGGATATTACCAATTCAACATAACGATCTTTACCAGCAATTGCCTGATTAAGTTCCTTTTCGTATCTTTTCTTTTCATCGGTAAGATCTTTAAGTTTCTGTAAGAATGATGCTTCAGCTTCTTTATCACCGCTTGCCTTTGCAGCTTTCCAATTGGTAACAATCTCAGCCATATCATTAATTACACGAGTACGATCCTTTTCAATTTTTTCAATTGAACGACCTTCATTCATAAAGTCTTCAAAAAGTTTAATGTATTTCATATCTTAATTTATTGTTGAGCAGAAAAAACAATTGCATTATCTCCGGTTTTGCTGTCTTTAACTTCAGCATATTTCAATCCGACTTTCTTTGCAGAATCAAGTATTTTGTTCCAACTACCAACAGTTCCAGGAGAGCAAATCATGGCAGAGTCTTCTTTAATACCTAGCGATTTAATCGCTGCATAATACTCAGATGAAAGATCTTCACCATTTTGATTTTCATTCTTAACTGCTTCTAGAAATGAAATAATCATTCCTTCAACTATCTTTTCAAATTTTGTTGTCTTAGGACCAAGTTGAAGATTCTTAGCTTCATTCATAAAGCTTTCCTTTGCCTCTTGGAATAACATTGCACTTACAATGTGACCATTAATTGAACCAAACTTTTTAAAGTATTTCATTGCCAAATCAGTTAGAGTCTTCATATCACTTGGATCTATGTCGGCATCTTTATCATTCAATTCATCTAATTCATGATTAACTACATCATTTACCAACTTATTAACAGCAGAAGGATTTTTTGCATCGTTGCTGTACCACTTTGGAGATTGAGAGCTACCATCTGCGTAATCTTTCCAATATGAAAGATCATTGCCTTCATTTAAGAAACTTTCAAATGTTTGTATATGTTTCATAGTTATAGTTTATTATTTTTTGACTACCAGCGCCGCGTCTCCGGGGTTTATGCCACCAGATCTAAGATTTTTAGCTGAATACTCTGTAGTGTATTCTGGTGTGGAGGTTTTGGCAGGATCTTCAATCCATACGATTGCTGTTCCATCTTTATATATGCATGCTTTTAATACACCCCAAGTTTCTTCTTTTGTAGGCTTCTCTTTGCTGTATTGTTCTTTAACCTTTTCAATTGCAGTATTGTCATCAAGGCCGTGTTTAAGATACCTAGTAACTTTGGAACCTACTGCAGATTCAAGGAAACTTGTGAGTTCACTAACAACATCTCCTCTTCCGCTTACATATTTATTTACTAAGTTATCAACAGACGCTCTTACAGAAGAAGCAGGCCCAGGTTGTACTGGAACTAGTTCTGGTGTGTACGAATTGTAAATGCTATCCAGCGTTTTAATAGTTTCTTTGATAGCCGAGACTGCTTCTGCTTCGTCCGCAACTTGTTTCACAAGAGGTGAAGAATACCTAAACTTAGCAAGTTTAAACCCAATACCCTGCATACTTTTTTCAAACTCTTTAATAAAAGAAGCATCAATCTTTCCGCTTTTATCTTTGGTTTTCCATTGCTTTAATTCAGCCAATGCTTGATCCACGGCAGGTGTTTTTAAGAATTCACTCTTATCACGGATATCGGCGTAATCCTGAGTACTAGAAGAAGCAACTTCAGCATCTATTGAATGACCACCAATCATGCTCTGTCTTAAGTTGACCTGGAGGTAATATGGCCCATTTTTTTCTGCTTCATATAAAAAACCTTCAAATGTTCGTATATGTTTCATTTCCTTATTTTTTTTATATTTATATGAGACCTTTAGGAACAGATAACCCCGGTCCTTTTCCACCCTTTTTACGTAGATCTTCTAATTCTTCAACAGCCTTTTGATGATTCTTAAGATAGGTCAATAAAACACCTGTCATTGAATCCGGGTCAGCTAGTGATATAATCTTACCTATGCTATAGTGTGCAAGCTTATGATTCTTTTGAGCCATTTTGGCATCAGCAAGCATTTGTTCTAAAAGCTTTACAATGTAGTCACGATGACCTTGAAGAGAACGAACTCCACCAACTCCTTGATTATGTATTTCAATAGAAGAAGGATCCGCACCATTAAAGGCCGGATCCTTTTGATTCTGAATTACATTTTGAACAAACCCTTCGTGTATAAAATCTTTATAACTCTTCATTACTTAATTCCTCTAATACCTGATATTCCGCTAGGCTTTTTTGGTTTTGTTGGTTTGGTTCCTTTAATACCAGATGTACCGCTTGGTTTCTTCGGTCTTCCTGGTTTAGTTCCTTTAACTCCAGATGTACCACTAGGTTTAGAACCACTGATACCAGATGTACCACTTGGTTTAGGTGCAGTGTATCCTGGTGATAACGGCTTTTTCTTTTCACCGTATGCACTAAAAGCAATTCCTACAATGGTAGCAATCACTAAAATGGTAAGTAATGTACTCATAATACTTAATTTATTTTATATATTAAGCCAGATTAAGTTCTGCCTTAATCTTTGCTATATGTTTACATTGGCCACGGAATTTACCTGCAGGACAGTCACAGGTGAGTGTGTTTTCTCGCCGTGTGACCGTGTATGAATTTCCAGATGATCCCTGAACTTGGTAGGTTTCCTTTCTAATATTTGCATAAGGATTAATATGTTCAACATCTTCAAATGTAACATCATCCTCTACGGGAATCCAACCAGGAAATAGATACCGTTGACCTCCTACTACAGCAAATGCAGGTGGATAGATATGTTCAATGCGGTATCTATATTTCTTAGGCATGTTCAGAGATTCTTTTCATTACAGATTCAATTTCTTCAACGGTTTGCCATCCAATAACATCATCGGATGCGTCATCACAGAATTCTTGAGTACAGAATTCTCCGTCGGGATTAAAGACAGCAATTTCGTATGATTCGTAATCATGAGGCGAAGGTAGATTAGTTCTAGGTGAGCAGTACATTGATTCTCCAGCAACAACGGAGAGTTCAAAACCATTAGGGAAAAAAGTCCTAGACTTCCATCCAGAGTACGGATGTGGTTTAAAGATGATATCTGAAAATTTCATTTTTGATTAATTTATAAAAATATAACAAGTTTTTTGCTATTCTGAAAGATTACCATGAAGATTGGTAATAGAGATCATAAGGTAAGTGACCATCTTCATCGGCATCAGCAAGAAGTAGCTCTAACATTTCAACGGTACGTTGTAAATCTCCAAAGTACCATTCATCATAATCATAACCTCCAAAGAAGAAACCTGGCGTTGCTGGTAAAAGCTCCTCGGCTAATGAGTTATCATTAATAACCTTTTTGCATATTTCAGTAAGCTCCTTAATCTTATCAAGACCTACCCAGCTTTCTTGGCACTCATCAATGCCTTTTTGAACATTGTTAACAAACCATCCATGAATTGCATTAGCCTTTCGCCAATATGCAGCTTCTTCAAGAACATAAGTAACTTTGTCTTTGTTAATGTGTGGGTATTCTTTCCCACCTTTGGTAACGGTTACATCAAATCGTTTGTCTTCAGCATGATGATCCCATTTCTGAACATAATGCTTTTTGGTAAGGTACATGTCTAGTCCCATAATTTATAATTTAGTTTTAAGTTTAAGAAAATTCAGTTGAGTCAGAGATACGAAGTCCATCTACATATCTTTCAGGTTTACTATACTGAGACCAATTGGATGGATTGTCTCGGTAATATGCGGTTAGGTCCCAGCCATCAGGCTGACCCCAATCTAAAGCCATTTGAATAAACTCATCTTGGTTTATTTCCTCTCCGTACTCATTAACGATTCTCCCAGAACGAATGAAGGCAAAAAGACTTTCTTTATCGGTAAAGTACTTATCACTATGAAAGTTCCAAAGAAACTTCCATCCACCGCTTCGCTTACCTAAGTGAATGTTTGCACCGCTAATGAATTCTGTCCAAGGTGAGTCATAATCCCATGAGTTTTCATCAATTGGAATTGTATTGAAGTTACGTTCAATATCGCTTGGCTCCATTTCCATTTCTGCAATTCTTTTTTGGAGACGAGCTTTACGCTCTTCCATTTCAGATACAGTAGGTATGCGATAGTAATTAGTTCCCATTGTACTTACGATAAGAAATAACAGAAGTGGTTAACAATGCAAGTTGTTCTAACGGTGTAGCCATAATACGTTCAGTACATTTGACAAAACCGGTTTTATCACCATACGCAAACGGTTTACTAACCTTACGAGTACGGTTAAGTTGGTATGTTACATTTTGCATACTTCCATTGTACCACATTGCCTGGCGGTGAGTTCGACGAATGTACCCATTTGTGTGTAGTGTGTACACGGCGGTTGTTACTGGATCAATGTATGCAATGGTTCCATTCTTCTCATGGCGAGAGTTGGTTGCATTAAGTAGGCCAATCTCTTCGGCCACAGATTCTACCGCTGCGCGGAATTGAGGAGTGTATGTATTCATATTATGCATTTTGAAATTGTTCTTTTACAAGGCTTTCAAACTTCTCAGTTGATAATTGAAAAGGCTCTGTGAATATTACGTCATGGTCGATGTATTCAAACTTTTCATGAGTGTTTGATTCCTCAGCTACCATTTGGGAAAGAACCGTCTTTAGATCCGGTACATACATGATCAGATCGGCATCAGCCTTAATGATAAATTCAAATCCACCCTTTGGCTTCCAATAGGGTTTGATAGAGTCACCGTAGTTTTCGTAGTACTGGGTTGTGATGCGAATTGTTGTTTCCATGTTTCCGTTTATTTAATTATAGTATAAATTTAATACAAATAATTGGGATTTGAAAATTTTTCTAGGACTTTTTTTAGAAAAGTTATTAACAATTTACAGGATAGAGATTCCTAGATCAAAGAGTTCCGCTCTAAGAATAGGATCATTGTCAAATTTTTCCTTACCGCCTTGCGTAAAAATTAAAGTAGGACCTTGAAGAGATATTACATAGTCCTGTTGAGTTAATCCTGCTTCAGTTAAATAGATCTCTATTTTTTTGATAAGTTTCATATGATTATTTTTCGTTAGCAATTCTTAGGTTTCTTAAATAGTTAGATAAGCGGTTGAAAGTCCAAAATTTTTCTCGTTGCTTATTAGTGGCAGTATTGCTGAATGACGATTCAGTTTCCCCAAATTCTTTAACTAGGGCTTTGATGATTTCTTGACGATTGTTAAATTCCATATCCGTTTAATTTTATATAAATATAAAACAAATTTTTGGGATAAAAAAATTTTTAAGAGACTTTTTTTAGAAAAGTTATTAACAATTTTTCTACGCACAAAAGCCAGGAGTAGCGAATTCCTGGCTTTATATAGTCGCAACTATAACCGGTCCTAATGGTGAAGAGTTACTAGCACTCCTCCGGTTTATTTAATATCAGATGATTCGATTAGAGTATATGTGAAAAAATTACCATGTATTGCAGCAGCTTTTCTACAGATTGCCATGAATTCTTCGAAATCTTTAGCTCTCTTAAATACCTGACATCCTTCTGACCAGTTTTCTACAAAAGTAGAATCTACTCCAGCCTTATGAATGTTAATTCCAAATACTCCTTCTGCTATTTTATTTTCGTCATATTCTAGGTCTCTGTCACCATCTCTATAAACTTTAACTGGTTTAGCTTGTTTAAGAGCTTCATATTTTCCTTGATGTAAACCTAGTGTATGAGATCCTCTGTATTGACCTTCTACAAGTCTTGCAACTCCACCAGCGGCTTTACCTTCTAACATTCCCTTTTTACCAGGGTCTGTAGTAGCCATCCAGCAATGAGACTTCCAAACACCACCTTCTTTATAAGATATGGTAAGACAATCATCAAAGGCGTTTGTAACTTTTTGTCCAGTTGCAGAGTTTCTAACTCCTACGATATTAACATCGAAATCTTTTGCGCCTTCAAACCAAGCATATCCTTTAGCTTTTACAGCGGCTTCTATTTGTTCTCTAGTATAACAACTCATAATGTAACTTTATTTTATTCGATAGTTGTATTTTCGCTATCGTTATTAGATCCTTTTCTCGTAGTTATGTACTTATCTACGGAAGCAATACCAAACGAACCTAGTGTGATAACCATAAATCCGTCGAATATAAATTCATTGATTGGCATTTGTTGTCCGTGGAAACCGGTCCAGATATCTACGGCTAAACAAATAACCATCATAATAAATGAAGCAAATCCAACTACGGATTTTTCATTTATGTCGTTATCATCCATAAACATTCTTCTGATGAAAGATACTGTTTTCTTTTCTGTGTTTTTCATTTTTTATTTGTTATTTTTATTGAGGTTTTCCGTCTTGAGTAGCATATTTGATACCCATAATCGTACCTACTATAGAAAATGCGTTAGTGAGAAGAACACTAAACATATTCGACCAAGTAGATCCAATGATTTGTGTGTCTTTTCCTGTGACCATAGCCATCCAGTACAATATTGTAGTCACGGCACCTACTCCAATAATAACGGAAAGTGCAACCTTCACAATTACTTTAATTAATTCAGATTGACTCTTCTTCATCATTACATCCAAGTCATTTAAAGCAGCATCTTTTTCTATCTCTATTGCTGCTTTTAGTTTTTGAGAATTTGTCAGCTCTATTTGTAAATCTTTAGTAAGAGCTTCTATTTTTGTCTTATTATTTACAGCTTCAGTAACATCAGTTGCAATTTTAACCACATCCGTAATATTCCCTTTACTGTCTAATACTGGATTGTAAGATGCTTGTAAGTAGACAGTAGAGCCATCTACTTTTTTCCTTTCAAATATACCATCGAAATACTTTCCTTTTCTTAGATTATCCCAAAACTTGACATACTCATCAGATTTAGAATACTCATAACTTACAAAGACACTATGATGTTTACCTACGACTTTATTTTTTTCACTAGGTTTATAGCCCATAACTTCTAAGAATATCGAATTAACATCAGTTATGAATCCATCAATATTGAAATTGATAAGAGCAGTGCTTCTATTAATAGCATCTATCTGTTTTTTACTTTCGACGATTAATGTAATATCAGTAGCAATTTTCATTATCTTGGTAATTTTACCTTCATCATCGAAAATAGGATTGTAAGTTGCTTGAAGATTAATAAGACTTCCGTCTTTTTTTCTTCTCTCAAATTCTCCAGTGTAATACTTACCACTTCTCAGGATATCCCAAAACTTCTCATATTCAAGAGTTCTTGCATAGTCTTCACATACGAAAATGCGGTGATGTTTACCGATAAGATCGTCATGGTTACCTTTCCCATATCCCATCGCTTCTAAGAAAATATCATTAACTCCTAGTATAGTTCCATTAAGATCAAAGTAAATGATAGCATTACTTCTGTTTATTGCTTCGAGTCTACTTACTAATTCTTCTTTAGGTAAATTCTTCAATTTGAATAAATTATTTTAGCAGAGCAATATACTCTTTAAAGTGTTTAATTCTATCAGCAAGACCGATAGTTCCACCGTTCACTCTTTTAGTTACAGCAGTAACAGTTGCATCATCAGCACCTCTATCACAGATAGCCCAAAGGTTATTTGAATTGAAGAAGAAAGCTGCAGAAGCAAGTGGATATTTAGTTGCAACCAAATCTGGATTTGCTACACAATCTTCACCGATGAACTTCGTGAAATTCGTATAGTTTGATTTTCCTGTTAATTGAATGTAACCTCTTCCACGGAATTTGAATCCTTCTTTTGAAGCTTCATCACCATTACCCATACGACTTGCATAAACACGAGAAGCAATTTTCTCTGGATTTCGAGCATAAGCGTTAGCTAACTCTACAGTAGGAAAATACTTTTTGAAAATTGATCCTAATCCTTGAACAGAATAATTTAGATTTTCCGAAACGGCTTTAAATCCACCAGATTCATGGCCACATTGTGCTAGGAAATGAGCTAAACGGAGATTAGTAGTGATTCCGAATTTAGCAGCAGTATCAGGGATCTGAGCGAGTACAGATGCTGGAATGACACCAGAAAGTTTTGATAGATTAAGAGAACCAGTATTCTGAACTGGTGCACTTGTAGAAGGAAATAGCTTAGACCAAGTACCATCGCCAACAACTCCATCTGGAGTTAAACCGTTCTTTGATTGAAAAACTTTAACGGCTTTATCTGTGCCTGGACCAAAGATTCCATCTGCTTTAAGACCTAGTGCTTGTTGTAATTTTATTACGTCTGCACCGGTCGAACCTTGTTTTAATAGCATGTTACAGTCTTATTTAGAATATTTATTTCTAAAAGACTTATTTTTTATATCAATTTTTGACGAAACGTTTCTTCTATTGATTGGCATTGTGATATTCCATAAGATGTCTTATCTGTCATATAGAGCACATAATTGGGATTTGAAAATTTTTCTAGGACTTTTTTCTCTATTGAATGAAAAAAGTTATTAACAATCTAAGAGATGAATTCTGCGGTAGCTTCCATGAACATCTTCTTTGCTCTTTCTCTGGTATGATCATCTTCTGACCAGATACCTCCTATCAGGACTTCTCCTCTATGCGGATGTTTTTCAAGAAGAGATTCTACTCTCACTATATACTCACTCACATCTATGCCTAGCTCGTTAGCAAAAGCAGTATCAACAAAATCATATATCATTTGAAAGAGTATTAGGTAAATATAACAATGTAGGATTTTTCTTTTGAATGTCAGGAACATCTCCCTGAAGTGACATCATCTTATTAAAAGTTAATACATCAAATCTATGAGTAATTAAATGATAGCCATTTTTGGTTGGGATGCATGTAATAATCTTATCACCTTCAGGTTTCATTTGATTAACAATATGAGCAACTCGATGAACCACGATCTCATCCTTGGTGTCAATATCTACAATCCACCGTTTCTCTTGGGTTTTAATCTGCCCAACAACAGAGTCAAATAAACCCTTTTGATTGGTGTTACCATCTTGGATACGTTGAGCCAACGCAACCATCATATTTAGAGAAACGTCAAAGTGATTTTGTTTTTGGACATGGATGTATGCCCGTGCATTAAACATTTCACATAGTTGTTTAATCTCATCATATCTTCGTTCTAAGTGTTCAACACTCTCAATGCAATAAGTCTTAATGGTTCTTACTGATTGATGATTATCTCTTTCTCCTTCAGGTTGATCCTTCTTACGCTTAAAAACATAAAGCATATAAAAGTCTCCCTTCTTTTCAAAGTTAAGGAGAGGCTTAATAAGTTCTAGGTTATCAATCATTTGCTTTCTTTGATTAATTCTACAATGTCATTATACGCCAATTCGCATTCATGCATTTCTGAACCACCTTCTTCAATCTCCGAACATGCTAAATAATAAAAATCTAGGATTTCATCTTTAAGATCAGGGTTCTCATTAATGAATTTGCTTACTTCTGATTTTAGTTGTGATATATTCATGATAAGTAACAATTTAGTTCGTAACCGCCGCTTCCCATACGATATAGTTGGATATGTAACCAAAACTTGGCTTCATTACCAGTGCGATCTAACCTAAGTGGGAACGAGTATTTCACCGTGTGCCCATATGCAACATGTTCGGTCCAAAGACGGTCTTCATACATAACCGTGTAGCCTTTTTGCTTTGCATATCTTTCGGCTTCCATTAAGGCAGAGGCCTGAGTTGAATGATACACTTCCATTACTTTCTTAGTTGCGGCCATTTTTCAAGTAGCATTTGACATAGTTCATAATCTTCTCTTTCTTGGAACAGATAGAGAAATGCCTCAGCAGCTTCATAAGGAGGAATATCTGCTTTATGATCTTTAGGTGTTTTACCGTCCAAAAGTTCAAGGACATTAAGATCATTTAAGAGTTCAGATGTTTCGTATTTGCTCATTCCTATGAGAAATGCGTCAAGTGAATCTTTTGATATGTACTTAAGATTTTTCATTACTTAGATTGAGATTTTTCAAAGGATGAAAACAGACCTATTGTACCGGCAACGATAGAGATTACAAAGAATCCAATTTCATTGATCGCATCAGCAAAATGGATGTAGTTTTGAATTGTACCGTTTGCGGTCATTGCAGCCACAGTAAATGATACGATGGTCAGAATTAAAGGTTTCAGGTTGAGTTTGAATTTGATTTCCATATCCGTTTTATTTTATATAAATATAATACAAATATTTGGGATAAAAAAATTTTTCTCTAACTTTTTTCTCTCTAGAGTGAAAAAAACTGAAAAAAGTTATTAACAATTTGCAATTCACCCACACCGGGTACACAAATCACTTATAACTCCCACCACCTACCCACAAAACAAGAGATTTTCTTGTTCCTTTAGTAACTGGCTTTACTCTATGCAAAATGTATGAAGGAAATACCAAAACACAGCCTTTTTTCTTTGGTAGAGATTCTGGACTGCCTCCTCTTAAGATTTCAAAGTCTCCGCCTTCATAATCGTCAGGTCCTGTTAATTGAACCGTAATGCTAATTTTTCTCTGATTAAGAGGATAACCTGGGCCAACATCGAGGTGATAATCATAATGGCCGCCATCTTCATAATAGATGGTATACTGGATCATTTCCTCCATTTCGCCTAAATCAAAGTGCCAAAGAACATCATTGGCTTCCTGTATCATTCCGGCTAATTTTTCATATATCCAACGGTACTCATCGGTAAATGGGATCCACCCAGTTTCACTCTTTCTAATGTCTTCATTAATTAATTCATCATCACTAATCTGAGCCTTGCCTAAATTAAATGCAGTTGACATTCTTTCTATTCTGGCAATCTCATCATTAGAAAATCCTTCATCAAACCAATACCAATGTGCTGGATTGTCAGAAATTACTTTATTAAATTTGATCATATATGATATTTATTTTAGTCCCACCAATAGCGGATTCTATGCTCAATCATTGCCCATAGAATGCGATGAGCTTTTTCCTGTTTTTCATGAGATTCTAGGAATAGTTTACTTTGCATTTCTTCAATCTCTTTTTCGTTATCCCAGCCTGAATATTTATGCTTTATTGAGTAATACTCTTTAGGATTGTCTTCATACGGTACAAATTCAATATCTAAAATATCTTCACCATAAAGCTCTTTCATTTTATCTTGGTACTCAAGTGCATACTCTTCATCATACACTTTATTCATGAGCTTAATGATGGTACGAATTCTTTGTGCATCAGCGGTACCTCTTTCTGAAAATGCATCAGGAGAATCAAGACTTTTAGCAAGACGCTCTAGGCTATAAGAGAACATATCAATAGAATAACGATAATCCCAATCGTATCCGCCCCATGCCTTTTTAGCATATCCAAAAGATCTTTTACATTGTCTGTAAAACCATCTTATTTCTTTCCAAATTGCTTTCATAATGTATCAGTGTTTCTTTGTGTACCGCTGTCGGTGTTAGGAATTTTTTCATAGATCTTTATCACAACAGTATCATACACAGTCTTATTAACCTTAACCGTATCATAAACAATGTGACTTTCCTTACTCTTCTTAATTATAGGAGTATTATCTCTCATAGTCCAAACAATAGGAACTATTAATAAGAAAACCATAACTCCTGCAATAGAAGCTCCTACGTAAAATAAAGTCCTAAATGTATTCATTTTTAGTAAGTATTAAGCATTTTCATACTTGGTTATATTTTTATATATGTTACTTAATGAATGTTTCACATTTGAACGAATTTCATTTTCCATTTCCATCCTACGCTTTTCAACTTCATGATCAAAAATATTTGATATCTTTGAATATGCCTTAGGTTCAATTTTAATATCATAGCTGTATGAATGATTAACAATGGTAACCTCATAATTTTGAATAATGATTGAAAGTTGTTTATCTTCACTTCTAATGTATCTCTTACCTGAAATAGGTGATATTAGCAAAAGAGTCTCTGGTTTTGCTATCAATTTTTTACAGATTGAAATTGCTTCATGTTCGTAATCTCCATGAGTTTTATCCAACCGGTTAGGGTCTGTTATCTTAATGGCTTTAATTGCAATTTTCTGTAACAGTCTTTTGACTGGATGAAATTGACGATTACTTAAAAGTTTTTTCATAAACATAAATTAAAAAGGTAAGTATTCAGTTAAAAGGGTTTCCTGTGTTTCAATGTACTTAAGTACAGCAACTTCTTTGGCTTTTGCTTCAACCTCAATATCAACATCATGGCCATAGTCATCTATTCTTTCGTATATAAAGTCAGCATGTGCTTGTGCCTTGGCTTCATTGTTTTCAAAGGTACGACGACATGATGAATAATGAAATAATGGTTTTTGGCCGTGATAATGCCAAGTAGACATTGCCAACTCAAATGCTTCTTGTTCGGAAAGACCACCATCATTGAAGCGGTGGTGATGGTAGTCAAAGGTAATAGGAACTTTTACTTTTGAAAAGATTCCGTCATATAAATCCTGGACAGAATACATACTCCCCTTGTCATCATTTTCGACCACTAGGCGAGACCTTGCAGAATCCGAGAGTAGCTGATAGTTACTCGCCCATCTAGACAGTGTATCTATCTTACTGTTATATACACCGTTACAGTGGATGTTAATAGGATACAGGTGAGATTGGGGGAGACCCATTAGATCCATGATCTCGGCATGTTGATTAAGTTCTTTGATTGTTTTGCGGACCAGAGTAGGATTAGGAGATCCTAGAACATTGAATGGTCCTGGATGAAATGATAACCTCTGTCCGTACTTAAGGGCAAGATTGCCTGCTCCGCGAAGCATAATTGAAATTTTACGATAATCTGGTAGATCTTTGATTTCGTATTCGGACATCCAAGGAAACATATCAGATGACATCCGGTAAACCTTGAAGCCATTCTGCTCATTCCATTTGATAATCTCTACAAGGTTACGAGCATTAAGTAAAGCCAATTGACTTACATGTTCTAAACCTTTCTCGTCATACGTACGACGTATGCAGCTGTTGTTTACTGAAATCCTCTTTGGACGAAGATTTAGGTTGATACAGCAATATCCTAAATTAGTAGCCATTTATTCTATGTTTAATAAAATATAAACAAGGAATGGCATTTCTGAAAGTTTTAGAGAAACAATCTTATTAACCAAACCCAGAATGATATACTGAGGCAAGTCCCAATCAGCCAAAACCAACCGATTGCAGATATTCCTAAGAAGCCACGTCTTTTCATAATTATTTCAATGAACTTACAGTATACGGCTTAAATAGGGTTAACTTAGATCCGTCGGTATTATAATACCAGATTGAATCTTTATTCATGCCGTATATTGTATCGGTATATGCGATTGCTGGTCGAAGTTCTTGTGTTACATTTACTTCATTCCAATCAACTTGTCTTTTGATCATAACTGGAACTTGACCTTTAATTTTGTACTTATATTTTATACCCTTATTTTTACAAGAAAGGAATAGAATCGACAGTACTAACATACCTGCTACTTTTTTCATAAGTCACATAATAGTTCGCCTGGATAGTTCTTTCTGTTTGAACTCTTAACTGCTCTTAACCAGGCACGGGTTACATAAATGTTATTATCAGCAAAGAACTGATTAGGATATGCAGTTTGCAAGTCTCTTGCCTGAAACTTAACATCTTTATTATAAATGTAGTCCATTTGCTGTTGTCTAGTATAATACCAAAAACTATTTTGATTCCAAAAACTTACGTGAGTTGGATCTTGCCATGCTCCTCTACCATCAGTTGATGGAACTTCAATAAATGCCCATGCACCATCAGCAAGAACACGATGTAATTCGGACATTGTATGGTGTTTATCAACTAAGTGTTCAATAACATGTGATGCATTAATAACACCAATCTCCCCATCTTTAAAAGGCCATTTTTTATTTAAGTCAGCTGTAATGTCTCCATTTGCAATATCAACAGATTCGTATCCTTCTCTAGGATAGAGTCCACCACCAATATCAATTTTTCTAAGTCCACGTAAATCGGCATCCCTTTCAGCTAATCTCTGTTGCCATTGATTGAACATTTGCCAAGTTCCATCTTGGATTGCTTTATTTCTTTCAAGCCATGTATTATCTCCATGTACTCTGTAAATGTAAAGTACCTTTTTGATATGATAAAACTTTGTTACAAGATAGGTTCTTATCATTAGATCCTGATCATCAAGAATAGAAAGATTTACATCATGGCCACCTACCTGGCGATATACATCTGCTCTCCAACTTCGGACATGGTCAGGTGCATAATAAATCATTGATACGGCACCACCATCTGCAGGGAAGCCTTCATGTGCAATCAGTTTTTTACCTTTCCAATCAAACTCATTATAAGTCCAACCCATTGCAGCATTAAAGGGTAAAACATTATCGCCTAAAATTGCATCATCACTATAAACAAAACCAACATCGGGGTTTTCTTTATATGCTATTGCCAATTCTTCTAAACAATTAGGTAAAAGAATATCATCGTGATCAACTTCTACTAAAACATCACCCTTTCCTAAATGGAATGCTTTATTCTTCTGATAACCTACATTAGGACTTAACTCACATTTACTATCAATAAAGATCTTTACTTTTTTATCAGATAAGATTTCATTAGGTAAATCGTTTTTAGTAACATTACCGTTAAGATGTAGAATCCATTCCCAATCTTTATATGTTTGTTCTTTTATGGATTGATATAATTCACCGATATATGTTGGGCGGTGGGTGGGTGTTATTATGCTAAATTTCATAGTGTTATGTTAAAATATTTATATTAGTTTTATTTGTTTGATAAGTCTAACCATTTTTGTCTAAAGCTATTCACAGAATCTTCAGTGATTGGAAACTCTACAGCATCTACAATAATTGACCTAGAAGATACTTTTTCTATGTAATCTTTTACCATGCAAATAAATTTTGCAGGATTTCCTGCAACGACAGTGTATGGTTCAACATTTTTTGTTACAACTGAACCTGCTCCAATGATAGAGCCATCTCCTACAATTACACCAGGCATAATAATTGCATTTAAACCAATGAAAACATTATTTCCAATTACCGTTTTTTTAACTGCAACCTTACCTATATGATTAGTTAATGAAGAGTCATGTGATAGTATCCAGGAACCTGTAGCTGATATCAGGTTTTCACCAACCTCTATTGCATTAGGTATAAGACCATCAAGCCTAGTGTTTGAAACATAGTGATTGCCGCAGCTGTCAATTTGTAATTGAGGATGATTAAAAATGTCCATGTTTATTAATATGCGTCAAAGAAAAACATATGAAATAATCTACCGTTTTCTTTAGACTTTCCGAAATATGATGTTGCAGAGTGAATTAATGTAGCATCCCACATAGCAAAACGATTATACTTATTTCCTATTCTATCTACTTCTTCCCATCTAGAAGGATCTAGGAAGTCATCGTGTTCTTTACCCATAAGGGCTTCTCTAACGATCCTCATATGCTCTTCATTCTTCCACATGGTATATCTTGCAGGATCTTTATCTAACCATCTTTCCTTTCTATGTCTATAAAAAGAAGTTCCTGCCTCAGGTGGTGCATCAGGTGTTAAAAATACGACGGCTGCATATCTTTGCGAATCTGCATGATACACAATAGGATCGGCTGGTGTACAATATTGAAATACTCCATTATGCGGCTGACTACTCCAATTACGAATCTTCTTTCCTAAGATCTGTTCTATCTTTTCACGTGTGCCATCAATGATGTACTTTAATTCTGTTCTTTTACCTTTATGATATCCACTAGGATTAAATTCTAAGCCTAATGCCAATTCCCTGATGATATCAGGATTTTCATAAAAGTTATCAACAGCAACCACAGCAGGATATGATTCTGGGTTTACACGAGTTAAAGTTTCAGGTGTAATAATACGATTAGGCATGATATTAATCGTTTCACATAAAACCCATTTATTTTTTATCTTTGCTTCAAGAATAACTTGGTCACCAACTCCTGACTTAAAGGTTATTTGAAAGCCAGAATTACTTGAATTTGGAGTAAAGTCTGGATAAAAGGTACCAACATCAGATCTTAAAATAGGATACTTGATGTTAGCATCATAAACAGTTTTTCTATCAGAAGAAACTAATCGTAAGTCTTCTATTTTGATCTCTTCACCAAATACCCATCCACGTAATAAGTAAGACTCGTATGAAATATATTCATTTTCATCTAAGTAAAACTTAACATTTTCAATTGAACACGAATGCATAGTTTATTTTATTTTTATATGTAGTTTTTCCTAATTGTTTATTCGTTACAGTATCTCCAGATACTAGGCATATGCTTTTCATATTCAGCGGGAAAGTTCTCAATAAACTGCCTATCTAATTCACGAGTTAGATCAATTCTTGCCTGATTATTTTGTGGCATTCTCATTGTTGCTTTCCAACCCCATAGATGTGTAATGCCTGGATTATTCATTTTATTAACATCGCCTACCCACCCTTGTTTACCTGCATCATATTCTAAATTCATTAAGGTCTTTACACTATAACCTTTTGTATTTGCAACAGCTGCAGCTATTCTTTGTTCAATAAATGTTATTAAGGAAGACGAATGAATTGTGTACATCAGTCTTTCATAGCCATGTGTAGTAATATCTTGAGGATCAAAATTGTTATTTTTGGCAAAAGATTTTGCTACCTCAAAAACTTCTTTAGAGAACTCAGGTTTATTAACTGCTAACATAGCAACATTTAAAGAGTAGTTTGTAAACTTAAGATCTGGAAATTTTGAAAATCTTTCCTTAAACATATCCCATTCAAAATAATTTGGATAGTAAACAGAACGAGTTTTATTTCCTATCATATCCTGGTCAGCATCGGAAAGTTCTATATGAGAACATATAATATCATGAGTACTATAATCATAATATTGATCCTGATAAAGATCTAAATCAACACTTACAAACGGTGTCTTCTGTAATGAGTTAACATACATTTTTGCATATGCCCAAAATGTATCATGATTAACATTATTTGCAAAACCTTTTGATATTGTAGTTGTATCAATTTCATCCCATAAACTATCAATACCTAATACTTTTATGTAATGATAAAAATCTTTATCACAATATAACTTTATAGGTCCTTGTAGCTTTTTCCAAAATAAACAAGAAAGTATCATGGTTAATGATTCAAATCTCATCATGTGATGGATCTTTGCGGTACCTCTTCTATTTGTTGGGGTATATGCTGTATGTATTCCTAAAAGTTCTGGTCTCATATTAATTATTTAACGGTGCTTTAATTGTAGGATGGCATTTATACTTACCTAATTGAATATCTTCCTCTATTAGGCACTTACAGAAATTAATATCTGAAAAGCTTCTAAAAACACCTAATGCATCAATAGGACCTTCACCACATTCGCCACTTTCAGTTGGCCACCATTCAGTATTAATATTTAACTTTGGTAGAGGATAAGGTTGTCTTGTATGCTTTGGGGTAGAGTCTTTAGCAATTTCTTCTACTATGTAGAGATTTTCTAATTCAACATCAGTATTTTTCATGACCCATTGAACTTGTTCTTCCCAGGTCATTTCTCTACCTATCTGTTCTTTAACTGCATCTATATGATTTAAGTAAATGTGAGTATCACCTAAGTTACCAATTAATTGATCTGGAACCATATTGACTGCTTTGGCAATAATCTCTAATAAAAGACCATAAGAAGCAATGTTAAACGGTAAACCTAAGAATGTATCCACTGAACGTTGATTCCACATTAATGAGATTGCTCTATATTTTCCAGGATTAACTATTTTTTCTTCTCTGGTAGTTTTTCTAGTATAAACTTGAAACCCATAATGACAGGGTGGAAGAACCATTTGGTCTAATTCTTTAACATTCCAAGCATTAACCATTAATCTTCTTGAGTCTGGGTTTGTTTTAAGATCATTAATTAGGTTTTGAATTTGGTCAATTCCACCATATAACACGCTTTCACCTTGGCCAAACTCTACCTCGCTTCCCCAATCTCTCCACTGTGCACCGTAAATTGGACCTAATTCACCCCACTTCTTAGCAAACTCATCATCGGTTTTGATTTTGTCAATGAATTCTTCTATTGTAAATGGTTCAGTTAATGTTCTATTTTTCTTAGAATTCTCTAATAATTTGGTTTTACCAACATATTCACCTTTATTATATCTTTTAATATAGGCTTGGTAAGCATCACCATCCCAAATATGACAATTATTGTCAATAAGGAATTTAATGTTTGTGTCTCCACGCAAGAACCAAACTAATTCGGTTACGATTTGTTTCCATGCCATCTTTTTAGTTGTAAGAAGAGGAAACCCATCTTGCATATTATGTCTGATAGTGTAACCAAAGATACTCTTTGTTCCAACTCCAGTACGATCCCCTTTCTCTACACCATGTTCTAAAATGGTCTTAAGTAGATCTTGATATTGCTTATCTAAGTTATTCATTTTTTTGTTTTTCTCCAATCTAAATAGAACCCTACTCCTACAATAATATTCATTCCTAAACTCATTATTACTTCATGGATGTCTTCATATACGGAAGTCATTAAATGTATATGTCCTACCATCCAAAAAGGAATAGCCATATTTTGACTTATCCAAATAAGAGTAAATTCTATAAACTTTCTCATTGATTAAAATAAGAATTTCTAACAATTAATTTACTTCCTATACATACTGCATCCAGGTTACAGGTCCAAAATGTTTTCATTGCATCGTATGGTGTTTCAACCATAGGTTCGTGAGCTCCGTTAAATGATGTATTAAGAATTACTGGGACTCCAGTCCACTCTTCAAATTTTGTTATAAGCCTATGATAGAATGGATTAATATCTTTTCTTACTGCCTGTATTCTTGATGTGTTATCAATATGAACTACAGCAGGAATCTTTGAACGCCATTTTTCTTTAACATTACATGTAACCAACATATAAGGTGAGAATGCACTAATATCAAAGATATCAGATACTCTTTCTGATAACACCGAAGGTGCAAACGGTCTAAACCATTCTCTATTCTTAACATGCATATTTACATAATTCTGCATCCACGGCATAATAGGAGATGCTAAGATTGAACGATTACCTAAAGCCCTAGGACCAATTTCAGATCCTTCTCTATGCATTCCTACAACTTTATTACTATTAAGTAAATCGGTAATATGGGTAACCAAGACTTCTTGATCATCATGATCAAAGATTGTAATGTAATTTATTGCATCAGGGTATTCTCTAAGAAACTTCTGAAAATCCTTTTCCGTTTCAAGTGAAGTGTAACTCTTTCCTAAATAGGGTGAAAGAAATACATTCTCAGTAATTTTTGATATTTGTTGATATGCAAACCATGCACAGCCTAATGGAATACCACTATCATCAGCAGGTGGTACAAAATAACAATTATCAAATTCACCGCTATTAATTATGATTTCATTAGAATTACAGTTTAGGAAAGATCCACCTGATAAACAGATGTTTTTTGATCTTGATAATTTTTTGGCTCTCTTGGCAAGCGATAGCGACATTCTCTCTTGTTCACGTTGAAACACTGCAGCTACATTTGCTCGTTCAGCAAAATTTGAATCTATATTTACCCCAGGATAAACAGAGTGAATGTAACCAGCCTTATTTGTAAAGGTATGATTTACATCATCGTATTCACATAAGTAAGGTTGAGTTTCTACCCATCCTTTATTTCCAAAAGATGCCAATCCCATAAGCTTTCCTGCACTTGATGCTGGCCAATTTTTATTAGGATCTTTTTCATTATACTTATACACAAGTTTCATTGTAGCAAAAGCATAAACGTGGCCAATGTTATATCTTTCATTAACCTTATAATCATCAACCGATGGATGTGGTTGTAAAACAAAATCCTTTTCTAATTCTGTAAACCCATCAAGAGTAAAATGATATATTGAAGTACCTTCCGCCCAGAATCGACCTTTAGGTAATTCTTCTAAATACTTAGGATGATTCTTTGCAAGTTTTTCATATGCAGGTGTTCCTGGAATGATTCCATTACCGTTTGCATCGGCAACAACTACTGCGGCTTCAGTTAAACCTGAACTAAAGAATGTTGAATATGCATGTGCCTCATGATGATTTAAGAATTTCAATTTATCTAAAGGTTGTCTTAAAAATATATGAAATTCATTTTTAATGTCTTCAATAGGTTGAGAGCCAACCTCAGCCGTATTATATGCATAAATATCAACATCATCATAACCTATACCTGCATAATCTAAACAATAATTAATTGATGCAAGAGGAAGATTATAGTTCCACGGTCTATCATGTTTGATTCTTGATAGTCTTTCTTCTGATATTCCAACTGCAATTTTACCATTGATGATAAGAACTGCCCCTTTATCGTGTCCTACCGAAAATCCTAAAGCAATTTTAGGTTTTGCAAAAGGTGTTTGCGATAACTGGGACATAAACTCATGTTCAGTCATCTTAACCACATTTGATCTTGAATTTGTCATATTTACTTTTCTTTATTAAAATGTTTGCCTCCTATTATCTGATATGCCTCGGCAAGAAGTACTAAAGCTTCTTCAATAGGTTTTGCAACTTCTTTATCTATCTTACACACCGGATGTTGTATAAGATGATCATCTATAATTGTTGCAATTAGATGAACTCTATCTAATGCCTCATGATAATGAAATTCATCTAGAAAATCTTTAGGATTACTCATAGTATTACTTTACCAAAAAAGAGATTAATTGCATGAATTTCTTCAGGGTTGAATTTCTGATTATCTTTTAAGTCAGACAGTAAAGAAAGACGCTCTATAATCTTTTCCTCTGTTACTAAATGACTATCATAATCAGGAAAAAGACCTTCAGTTGGACCCCATGAAGACCATGTATACCACTTAATATCTTCATATATCCCTAAGTGATGTACCGTTATAAAAGAATCATCTAGATAAATGTTTAATGTCTTTTCTTTTGTTGATGTAATCTTGTGAATTAAATTCATAATAGATGTGGTTTTGCTTCGTTAATTCCTGAGTTAGTTACGATAACATAATCAGGGTGATAATGACTAAGTGAATCTGCACCTGCATAAGATAGAGCAGAACGGATGCCATCAGTTAATCCGTTTATGATAAACTTTACTCCACCTTTATATGGGATTACCGTTGACTCACCTTCAACATTTCTTTGTGCTTGTCCGTGAACAGTTTTTGTTTCCAATGATGCAGATCCTCGGTATCTTTTATAAAGACCGTTTGGTTTTTCAATTATTTGACCAGGTGCTTCATCAGTACCTGCAATAAGTGAACCTATCATTACATTAGATGCACCAACAGCAAGTGCCTTTGCCATATCACCACTGGTTCGGATTCCACCGTCTGCCATAATAGGCACTTCAGCAACCTTTGAAATATTTTCAATACATGTTACATTAGGAACACCAAACCCAGTTTTAATTCTTGTAGTACATAAAGACCCACCGCCAATACCTACTCTTAAACCATCTGCTCCTGCATCTTGTAATCTTTGAGCAGCCTCGGCTGTTGCAATATTTCCTGCAATAATATCAATTCTTTCACTTAGGTTTTGTTTGCACCAATGAATCATATCAATTACATTTTGGTGGTCGCCGTGAGCAACATCAATAAGAATAACATTTACACCTGCTTCATCCAATAACGTTGCTCTTACCTTATCATCTTCACTAACACCGATTGCAGCCATAATAGGAATGTTATCTTCATTACTCCAATCAAACCATAAATGACCTTCTCCATTTTCTCCAAACATTTCATAGCAGGTTTCTCTTACCAATTGGGCCTGTTCTTCTGGTGTATTAAATCTATGAATACATCCAACGCCACCTAAACGAAACATTTTGATGGCCATTGTTGAATCACAGACGGTATCCATAGGAGATGCCACGATAGGCAATAAAAGATCATATCTCCTGGATAGTTTTGTTCTTAAAGAAATATCTTGACGTGATTTAACATTAGAAAAACGTGGAACTAACTGAATATCATCGTAGGTTAGATAGGTGTTATTCATTTTTGACAAATAAGATTCTGGTTTATTTTTATATGTAAGATACCTAAAAGGTTTAACCTTTTTCAATTTTTATTGATTCCTTGACTACCCCAACTTTAATCTTATCGCCTGGTTGTAATTGGCCTTTAAGTATCATTTCAGCTATAGGATTTTCAATCAGTCTTTCAAGAGTTCTTTTTAGCGGACGAGCACCAAACTTAGGATCATAACCTTCATTTATGATAATTTCTTTTGCAGCCTTACTAATTCTAAAATCATATTCACCAACCTCAAATAGGTTATCTTTAAGTTCATTACATTCATTATCCAAAATGTAAAATACATCCTCTTTAGATAACTTATTAAAGATAATAATTTCATCAATACGATTTAAGAACTCTGGAGAAAATTTATGATTTAGAGCTTTCTTTAGAACCTCCTTTTCAGCATGGGTCTTTTCAGCAATTGTTGAAGATGGTCTAAATCCAATCCCTTCTCCAAACTCTTCAAGTTTTCTACTTCCTGTATTAGAGGTTAAGATAACCAAACAGTTTCTAAAATCAATAGTCCTACCAAGAGAATCAGTAAGCCGCCCATCATCTAACATTTGTAAGAGCACATTAAACACTTCTGGATGAGCTTTTTCTACTTCATCAAATAATATAACAGAATGTGGTTTTCTCTTTACCTGCTCCGTTAGAAACCCACCAGATTCGTGTCCAACATATCCAGGAGGGGATCCAATTAACTTAGAGACAGAATGAGGTTCCATATACTCTGACATGTCTATTCTAATAAGACTATCTTCAGAGCTATACATATAACTTGCGATCTCTTTAGCCAACTGGGTTTTACCAACACCAGTAGGACCTAAGAAAATAAAGTTTCCAACTGTACGGTCTCTCTTTCTAATACCTACTCGGTTTCTTTGGATTGTTATTGAAATTTTATCAATGGCTTCCTTTTGACCAATCACACGAGATGATAAATGATCATTAAGACCTATTAGGTTTTTGTTTTCCTTATCACTAATTTTTTCTAAAGGAATGCCGGTTCCTTTTGACACTACAGTAAGAACATCATCTGTTGTAATTTCAAGTTTGTTTTCGGATATGTCTCTTTTCCAAATAGAATATTCTCTTTGAATTTGATCTTTTAATTGTATACAAATATCTCGTTCTTTTGCAGCCGCTTCATAATTTTGTCTGGCCACAGCCGCATTTTTATCTGCTTCTTTATTATGAAGCTTTTCCTCTAAAGTTTTTATCTTCTTTGGAACCTTCATATTACTTAAATGTTTAAAAGAACCTACCTCATCCAATATATCTACGGCTTTATCTGGTAAGAACCTTTCCATTATGTATTGATCCGCCAATTTAACAATAAGAGAAATGATTTCTTCAGAGTATGAAACATTGTGAAACGATTCATACTTATGTTTAATGTTTGTTAAAATGATTTGGGTTTCTTCGGTTGTAGCAGGATCCACCACTACTTTTTGGAATCTTCGGTCTAAGGCGCCATCTTGTTCAATATTTTCTCTAAACTCATCAAAAGTAGTTGCTCCAATACAGCGGATATCTCCACGTGCCAAGGCAGGCTTAATAATGTTTGAGGCATCCAAAGAACCTGATGTTCCGCCTGCGCCTACAAGGGTATGTAATTCATCAATGAAAATAATTACATGAGGATTAGCAATTAACTCATCAACGATGGCTTTCATTCTCTCCTCAAATTGGCCACGATATTTAGTACCGGCTACAATCGTACCTAGCTCAAGAGTATAAATGATTTTTCCTTGTAATGAAGCAGGTACATTACCTTCAATCATTCTCATTGCTAATCCTTCAACGATAGCGGTTTTACCAACACCAGGTTCTCCAACAAGAACTGGGTTATTTTTTCTGCGTCTACCAAGGATCTGTATTGTTCTAAGAATCTCCTCTTCTCTACCAACAACAGGGTCAAGTTTACCTTCTGTTGCCAACTTACTGATGTTTGTTCCGTATGTTTCTAAGATCTGTAGAGTTGACCTTTTTGGCTTAAATTGCTTTTGAGATTCCTGTTCTCTATTATCGTCTGGATATATTTCTCCCATATTTCAAAGTATATTAATTATACTCATATATTGAAAATGGTTTAAGAACAGATTAGTAAGGAATTGTTGATATTTTAAGAGATAAAATATGAGTACCTTTAATAAGTCTATGATAAACTCCTTTAGGTATCATAATGATTTTATTAGGTTCTAGGGATTGAGGTAGTTCATCATCAAATTGAAAAGTCCAATCAGTTTCACCAGTTGGTTCAATCCAACGATCTTCTTCATCCCAGTGCCATTTAAACAAATGATCCCCATAACGAGTATCAAAATGTCTTATTCTTATATTTCTATCTATGATGGTTTCTACGTAAGGTTTGGTCTGATCATCCATTTGCGAAATGATCTGTTCATTTGTCATTTCATTGCATTTACAATCTTTACATTTACAACCCATAACTATTTCTTTAAGAGATCTTCTCTACCTAATTGTTTATAAACTTCTTTTCTGGTTCTTTCCATTTTATCTGCATATGCAGGATCATCATTGCGGTTAAATACAACCTGTTGAGTTAATGATCCACTTATCCTTTTAAGATCACCTTTTCTGGTTTTAATTAGCCATGCAGCAAGTTCTTTTGGATTAAGATCACGAAAACGGCCTTCTGCATCAGGGGCATCTGAATCATGCCAGTCAGGAGCACCTTTAGGCTTTCCTTCATTTAACCATGCCTCAAACAGTTTTACGTGTTTCATTATTTTAGTGTAAGAAGATACTTTAGTTTATCAAGTTCAGCAATAATCTCATCAATGATATTCTTAATCTCGGAGTTACCTCCAGCCAATTCAGTACCTTGGCCTAAGAATAGTTCATATGCTTTTTCTATAAAGATCATAATGTTTTGGTCGCTATAACCAGATAATTCAATTTCAGCTTCCATAAAAGAAGGTCTTCCATGAACACCGATTAGGGATTCTGCTAGTTTATCAACTAGGTCTAGGTAGGTATCATAAAATCCGCCAAATGCACTATGTTGTGCAAATGATTCTGTTTGCCAATGGAAGACATGAGCTTGATCTCTAAGTCCTAACATAGCCACAAAAAATGATCCATAAAGATCTTGTGCTTCTCCAAAATTTTCGTTTACGAAATTGTTAAATGTAGTTATCATAATTAATCTTTTATTGTTTTATCCCAAGCGGACATAAAATCAGAACCGTCAATTTTAAAGTATGATACGATATCAGCCACTTTATCATTCATTGACATTTCAACGGCATCTTCGTATTTATTACCAGTAATTTCTTTATAATGCTTATGAATTGCTTTTGCCAAATCTTCGGGATTAGGATATGCCATAATGTTTTCTTTTTTAAGAATTTTTATAGCAGAATCAATAGATTCATTCCAAGATTTTACATATTCTAAATCCTTGATAGGTAATTCAATTGTAGATCCGTCCCAGTTGTGGATTTCTACATTGCCACCGTTAATAGATATTACCTTTCCTCCTGTAAAATCTTTATCTTTTTTATATCTAACGAAAGTGCCTACTTTAATCTGAGACGATTCATTTAAAGATTCTAATTCTTTTTGTAAAAAGTCGGGCTTTAGCTCAATCTCAACAGATGTATTAGCCTTCTTTGTCTTTTCATCGTGTGGTTTGGCAAAAAACCCTCTAGGATTTGATGAAGGACCAGCAATCTTTGTAACCTTCCACACTTCGCCATCTTTAAAGTTTAGAATCGTACCTACTTTAATATCTTTAATATTAATAGATTCGCTTAAAGATTCTTCAACACTTCTTTTAGGTTTACCTGCCTGTACCAGTGATTCAACTTCGTCATACAGTTCTTCAGCCTTTTTAATTTGATCCTTCTTTAGTCTAAATAAACCGTTAGAGGTACGAATTGCATAAGTATCTTCTGATGGGTTTCCTGTAACAGAAAAAGTCTGAGGACCATTCATAAAAGGAACAGAAAGACCTTGTACTGCCCAAGACATAATCTTTACAGTACCAGAGGGAGTATGAATTAATTTTGCAAATTTATCAAGTATCTTATCACCAGTTACTTTTACATTATCAGGATAAATATACTTTTCATTTAGGAATTCTTGGTATGTATTAAAATACTTCATTCTATTTAATTGATTTTAAGAATTGTGAATGATACTTTTTAGGGATATGATCCGATAAAAGATAATCAACTAGGTCTTCTTTATCCTTCCACATTTGGTCAGCAGCCTCATCGGCAGTTGATGTGAATTGCCCTGCAGCATTAATGATTGCCATTGCATCCTTATGATCTAATTCTTCTTTAACCATCTTAGGCCTATTTAGAACAGGATATTTCTTACCATTAAATTCAAACTCTTCAAGGTCTTCTTCAATTGCCTTAGCTCTTGCGGCAAGAAAAGCATTTCCTTCAGTAAGAGTTTCTTTAAGAGCCTTTTGAAAGTCAGCCGTATCCGGTATAAGATCCTCAGCGCTTAAAGCCTTGGCTCTCTTAACAATAAATTTTGCAGTAGCAGATTGATCCTTTGAACGGCCATATGCTTGAATAGCATTTTTAAGATCATCTAGGTTCTTTATAGGAAAACTACCATCAGGGAGAGCAAGACCTTTATCAGCAAGAGCCTTTCTTTCTTCATCAGAGTATTCCTTTTCATTAATAGCAGATTCATCTACCTTTACCCCTCTTTTCTTTAGGATCTTTTCAATTTCCTGGTATGCTTTCTTATAATCTGATTTAGGATACTGCAATCCCTTTTTCCAATATGCATATCCGTTTACAGCATCATTATACATTGTTTTTAGTTCTTCATCTGACATTTTATCATTAAATTGAAATGGACCAAACCATGCTTCATTAACTGATTCATTAGTTTCAATTGCACCTAATTGGCGATCATATTTTGAAATAAAGAATTCAAGTTTTTCAACTTCTCGTTGAATTTGGTCCAGAGCCTTTCTCCACTTTAGATCAACTGTCTTCTTATTAAGATTATCTAGTTTACCTTTAAGATCGTTAAATTCAGGTTCTACAATATCAAAGATAAGTTCTTGTCCTTCACTAACAGATTCTCCTAAATCCTTTTTGGCTAAATCAATTGCAACTTTATAGTACATTTCAGTACCTTGGTCAGATGTTGAGTTTAATGCTTTAGTTAATTCTTTAATGTTATCTTTACCATCAAAGTTAAATTTCTTTAAGGCATTAGGGGATACTCTAAAAAAATCAGATAGTCTTGAGATAACTTCATCCTTCACGGTAGAGGCTTCATTTACTGATTCCTTAATATAATGCCAAATTTCATTATTAAGTTCACCTGCACTTAAACCTTCGGCGTCAATCTCATCGGTATCAATTACTTTGCCTTTTGAACTTTTAAGGGTATACTTTACATAATCACCACCTTTACTTGTAAGTTCAACAGTAACGTATCCTTCAGGATCTTTTTCCGAATCAACTTCTTGTGTTGCTGTATTACCGCTTACGTCCCATCCTTCATCTTCAAGATCAGATAATACAGATTTCCATGAAGATTTACCTACTCGTGCAGCTTCATTTACCGATTCCCCAACATAAATAACAGATTTACCTGCTTTTTTAGCTTCTTCTTTTGCCCATTTAATAGCATCAGAATAATTCATTGCACCTGGCGTAAATATAGGATCACCTTCTTTATCATCAAAGTAAAAGGCCCATAGACCATTACCACGAGGTTCTTTACCATGAGATCTCTTATAACGGTCAGTTCTAACGCTAACCGCTTCTTTAATTAAATTTTTGTAATTGTCGTAGTTATTAATATGTTTCATAATTACAGGTATCTTTGTGCCATTCTTTCCCAGTTTCTAAGACCGGCTTGTTTGAATCCTGCAGCTTTAACAAAAGTTCTCATTGATACATCCTTTGCACGCTTCATAAATTCAAATATTTCTTCTTTATCCTTTAAAGGCATATCTCTTGGTTCAAGATCTGGCAAAAGAATCTTAATTCTTTCCATCAGAGTCATATCATCTGGGTTAACATCTAATAAAATTGATCTTGAACGAATTGCTCCATCAGGATCAGCTTTATCTTTTGGTAGGTTTGAAATGAATACCACACGACCACCAAAATCAAAATATGCTGGAACTAATCCATTTTCAATTGCATTAAATTCGCCTTCTGGATTATTTTCAAAATCTTTAGGGTCAAATACTAATCCGCTCTTCTTAAGATAACTAATTCTTCTAACCTTTTTGGTATCAAGAGCAGCCTTTAGAATGTTACGACCGTTCTCATCACGGAATACAGCATCACAGTCATCAAATACAAGAACTTGGTTTCTGTACTGATACATTTTCTTATACATCATAATAACTGATACCGCACCAGATACAACGATAAAGTCATCATCCTCAACTAATCCTTCATCCTTTAAAGCTTTAGTAACAGAGAATGTTTTACCAGTACCTGCTCTACCTGAAACCATTAAAGAGGTAAATGCACCTGCGGCAAGTCTTCTTGTGATTTCATAAAGGTCATCTAATGTTTCATCAAGTAATTTAACTTTATCCTCTAAGGTCATTTCATTTGCCTTTACAGCAGGATTAACATCTTCAGGAACACTTACATTTCTCTTAAGCTGTAAAATCATTCCGTATGATACCCCCATGTCTCTTGCAATAGCAGCACCACTTTCTCCTTTGTCCAAACGTGCTAAAATTGTTTTCTGTTCAGCAGGTGAAAAAGATTTAGTTGCTTCATTAACCATTGATTCAGTTAAACTTTCAACTTCGCCTGCATATGAAGGCTCATTGATTAATTTAACAAATTCATTAAGTAATGCTACAATTGGAAATGTTTGGCTACTTACAGAGAAATCTGCATTGTAAGAAGCTCCATCAGAAAAATAGTCCAATTGACCAACCACACCAGGGAAATGGCCAGAACCACCACTAATTCTTACAGCAGAATTATCTTTATCGCTATAAAGCATAATACCTGGAGTACCGTTTGAATAAACCAGAAAAGGAAACTTTTTGAATGCCTTACCTGTTTTCTTATTTAGGAAATTTGTAATAATATCTGCAGCTTGATTAAGTTTACTTTCAGTCTGAACTGTAGTCATTGAAGTTGCAAATGCTTCATTAATTTTCTTAAATTCCGAGTAACTTGGAATGTGTCTCATAATATTCTTTAATTTATTTGTTTTATTTATTTACCAAGGTTCAGTACTACTTAAACCTAACTGTTTTCCAAATAGGCTTGGGCCATAACATGCCCAAAAACCGGCCTTATTAGGATCCATTTTTTCAGCTTTATCGCAACCATGACGAGCCCAAAAAGATGCAGCCCTGCCTGGATCATCATTCTTTACACTAAGATTAGGATCGCCCCATTCAATCTTTTTTGCAATAACATTGCCATTTTCATCAGTACGGCCACTATTACGATAAACAATAAACTTTTTATTTCCACCACGCTCTGGTGAATCCAGTTTTACTTTGGTAGTTCTTCCGGTTTTTCTATCATTATAGACAGCAGGTTTTCCAACCTCAAGATTCTTTGCCATCCAACCACTCTTTCCGTTTAGAATGATATTTCCTTTATCCCAATATTGCTTAACCTCTTCAAAGAGATCAGCATAAGAATCTGAACCTAAACGATAAACCGAGTTGGTTAAGTCCAATCCATTTTCAACATGATACTTAAGGCCTTCAGAGACCTTATGATAATCATTAAAGTTTTTTACAAATTTCATAGGCTTACTTAATAGGATCTGGATTGTTTGCAGCGTCAAGGTTCTTTTCTTGCCAATTATAAGATACCTTATCTTCTGTTATAGGACCACCTTTTGCCCATGTGTAACATGTACGAGCAGAGTGGCATTTAAAGTGATGCATCCAGCAATAACCTAACTTACCATCTTTATCACTAATTTCACCTGGCATACAATCCAACATTCTTGGTGATATATCAAATGCAACGCAATTACCACAGGTAGATTTTTTAGCAGCTTCAACACTGGTGTTCCAATGATCTGCTATATGTTCCCAAAATCCTGCAGGCTCATCAACATTAAGAGGGCCATATTCAATATACTCAGCCTTTATTGCACGATCACGATTTTTTGTATTTACTTCTAAATCTTTAGTAGGAACTGGGCAAGATGTTGCCTCCTTAAATTCTTCAAAAAGTTTTATTGATTTCATCTTATTTCTTTTTTAGGTTTTTATCATGGCCACCTTTAATTACCTCTTGAGCAACATCGGCATCTGCACCATAAGCACCTTTAGGACCATTCTTTTGTGGATCTTTAATAGGTCTACCCCATGTACCTGGAGCTTGTGTTAGGAATGAATTAACTCTTGCATATCCCCACTGTTCTTGCCCTGCACCCGGACGATGACCACTTTTCCATGCAGCCATACCACGACGCATTACAATTCTAAGAAGTGGTACCGGTACTCCAGTTTCTTCACTCTTATTTTTAAGAGCGGTTTCAATATCAGGATTATCAATAGGCGAACGATCTCCACCTGCATCATCTTCATTTAAAAGATAAGGAAATTGATAAAATTCTTTCTCTATCTTAATATCATTACCTTTAAGCTTTTGATGAAGTTCCCAATTAATGATTGATTCATTCTTTTCTTTTTCTTCATCACCATAAAGATCCTGATATGTTTTAGTATGCTTGGATGTTTTTAGAAGTTTCTTTCCCTTTGTATCACCAGGTAATTCTTTATATGCAGATGGATCATCATCAGGCTTATCTGCCTGGTCTTTCATTTGAGATAGCTTTTTACGAGCAGTTGATTGAGATATTCCCTTAAAATATCCGTGGCCCTTTATTTTGTCCTCAAAATCTTCTTCTTTCTTTTCTGTTAAGAAATTAACAAAGTTCTTAATAAATTTCACGTTGATATTATCTTTTTTTATTTATCCGTCATGACATAGAGAAATAAAAAGGGACCGAAGTCCCTTATTTTTTTATTTCCTCAATTCCTAATTCCTGATTTATTCTATTTGTAATTTCTTCGGAAATTTTGGTAGCGCCTAGAATAGCCCATTCACTATCACTAAGAATTTTATTAATGTCAGATGCCAAACCAGATTCTAGGATTAGAGCATCAACCTTGCCAGTATACCACTTTATAACTCGTTCAGCACCGCCGGCTTTAAATAGAGATATAACCTGGTTATTATCAATGTACCTTTTGTGGAAGCTCATTGATTAGGCTTCAATGATAGGATCTACTTCTTCTGCAATTGATGCGGATTCAACTGCAGTATCTTCCATATCGTTAATTGTGGTAGGATCTGATAACTTATCATCGATTTGAGATAAGCGAGCATGATTTTCGCGAAGCTGTTGATTATCTAAATGAGCCTTCTGAACAGCGTTAGATAAACTTTCTCCACATACTGCCATCAATTCAATAAATGCCTTGGCTTCATGGAATCCATTACCTGTCATTTTTGTTACCATTGACCAAAGAATAGTTACATTGGCAGCTCTTAAATCAATTTTGCCATCCCATTCTTTTGCCTTAATAACTTTTTCTTTCTGCTCGCGAAGATTATGATAAAGCATAACCAAACCGGTTGCAGTGGTATGTCCCCAAGGGGCATCCTTTTCAAGGAATTTAATAAGACGATCAAAAATCTTTTTGTGGTTAAGATCAATCGTATATTCTCTTTCTTGCATTTCTTTTAGAAGCTTTTCATTAAGTTCTAAAAGTTCCTTTTGTTGAGCAATAAGCTCACTCCTTTTAAGAGGTTCTTGAACTACTTCGTTTTCTTTAACGTTTTCCATATTTGTTTATTTTTCTAGTTTTGGTTGTTTTGGTACAGGGATAAAGTCTTTATTTACATGATTACATTTAAGACATGCAAGAGTATCAATAGGAAGGATACGATCATTACCATCTGGTGAAATAAGTTTACTAACTTTTCTTAGATAAAAGATTGGAATAAAAGTATCATTACCACAGTTCTCGCATTTAATCTCCGTAGTGCTATTAAGATCTACATTCATGTTCATTGGTTGTTGCATAATACGGTATTTAGTTTTATATTGATATTTTTCTACTTTGTTTCAGATATGATTCAATCATAATTACATCTTCTGGGGTATCTACACCCTTTGCAGCATGTAATATCGTATTACACGTAAATGATATTCCAGAATCAGCCCATCTTAATTGCTCAAGAGATTCTGCTATTTCATTTTCGGTTTGTGTTCTTAACTTACTTATCTGTTTTATAACATCTTTAGGAAATGCATATGCTCCTATATGTTTTTCTACATCTGGGCTATAAAGATATGAACTGCTTCTGGTAAACATCACAATTTTTTTTCCAGACTTAACCAATTTTACCACATTCCTATTTTTTAGATCATCGTGTCCTAATAGAGCAGATAATGTGGAAACCGAATTAGGATTTTTATTGGCAAGATGAATAAGAGAATTAATATCTCTAAAGGTTAATCCTGGTTCATCACCTTGTATGTTTACTAAAATATCATAAGTTAGATCCTTTGCAGCTTCAATAATACGATCCGTACCAGTTTTACAATCACTTGTCATTATAGATTTACCACCGAATGCAATAACTTTACGATGAATTCTTTCATCATCAGTGGCTACATAAACCTCATCTGCTACGGATTTTTTACATTCATCATAAACCCATTGGATCATAGGCTTTCCTAAAATGTCTACGAGAGGTTTTGCGGGTAAACGAGTTGAGCCCCATCTTGCTGGTATTATGATGATTGTTCTTTTCATTATCAAAAATTATCTGAAAGATTCTTTACCTTGTAAAACATCTAACCAATGATCACACATTTCATGTAACATTGATTCAAAGGTATATTTAGGTTCCCAACCCAATTCCTTTCTTATCTTGGTTGAATCTCCTTTTAGATAAGGTAATTCTTCTGGTCTTAAATACTTAGAATTCTGTATTACATAATCTCTATAATCTAAACCTAGATATGAAAATACAACCTCACACATTTCTCTAACTGAATGTGTTTGCATTGTAGAAACAATGTAATCATTAGGTTCAGTATGATTCATAATCATATACATTGCTTTAACATAATCTTTGGAATGACCCCAATCTCTATATGAATCCATGTTTCCTAATTCAAGTTTATCTTGTAAACCTAACTTAATTTTACATGCACCTTTAACAACTTTACTTGTAACAAAATTAGAAGATCTTCTAGGAGACTCATGATTAAATAAGATTCCATTTACAGCATGTAATCCATAGGCTCTACGGTAATGCCTAACCATGTTATATGCAAATACCTTTGAACAACCATAAGGTGATACCGGATTCATTACAGTTGATTCGCGTTGAAAACCATCTTCTTCTACCGTTAAACCAAACATTTCACTTGAACTTGCTTGATAAAATTTAGATTTAGGACATATTCTTTTATAAGATTCTAACATATTTACAACACCAATAGAATTTGATTGGACTGTAAATTGCGGAATATCAAAAGATATTCTCACGTGACTTTGCGCAGCAATGTTATAAATTTCTTCAGGTTTAATTTCTGTTAATAATTTCTCTATTGAAGTTTGATCAAGAAGATCACCATAATGTGTAAATAATCTACCTGTTTCAAAATAAGGTTGCAATCGCGCAGACTGGTTTTCAGCAATAGACTGTCTTCTAACCATACCGTGTACTTCATACCCTAATGATAATAAGTACTCTGCTAAGTAAGAACCATCTTGGCCCGATATTCCTGTAATAAATGCTTTTTTCATTTTTATTTTTGTTTAATTTATTTGGTTTGTAAATAAGGATCTATAAACACGGACATCTTTGTTAAATCGGGCCAATCGTGATATCTCCACTTTTTTGGTTGATCTTTTATTGCTTCCGGTAATTTAGTTAATCCAAGTTGAGCAGTTTCTGGTGTCATATAATAATGATACCCTATAGTGTCTATATTTTGATCTCGCCAAGGTATACCTGGTAATCTGCCATCATAGCTCATTTTCTTAAGTCTTTCTGCATCTATTTTATTATCGCAAAGAATCATTCCGCCTCTGCCTAAGCTTAAATGTTTTTGATATTGAAAACTTAAAGACATAAATGTGTTTGGTATATAACTATCTTTTCTCCAAAGTACAGCAGCATCTATGATTCTTTTATCATCATAATTAAGGGTATAATAATCTTCCCATGACTCATTTCTCCATGTTAAGTCTATTCCTAATTTATAGGATAACATTGGTACAGATACATATGTTCTATTTGGAACATTTATAGACTTTGTTTGAGTCAATCTTAAACATAGTTCAATTCCATGAGTACAGCTATCAACTGCTATAGCATAAGGGGCACCAAAGAATTCTGCTATCTTTTTTTCAAATTCCTCTATTGCGCTAAAATCAATTACTTTTAATTCCATGCTCATTAATTATACTTTTTAGTTTTTCTATAATAAAAACCGGATTATCTATATGACAATTATTATCTGAATACATTGGATTAAGATATCCCTTATCATCTACATAATTTTCATAAACATCAAAAAATATGTAGTTATAATTTTTACAATACTCTTTAAGTTTTTCATTCATATAAAGAGTATATTTAACTCTATCTTCATCAGTACCTTTAGAAGCTCTATTAACCGGATCAAGACTCTCCCAATCTATTATCCATTTATATCTTTCCAAGTTTCTTTCCAATTGAGGCACTGCATTATACACACATACTTTAATGTTTAACCCACTTATATTTTTATATATTGCCTTAAAATACTCATCAACTAGATTGTCTATATTTTCTTTCCAGTTAGGTTCATATTTATTAATATGAGCTCTACAATCAATTTCACCAAAACAAAAACAAATAAAATCATTATCACCGATTTCATTTCTTTTAATTATTATTTCTTTATCTCTACCAAAACTATACATAGTCTTAGGCCCTAACCAGTTTATAACTATATTAACTTCATCTAAATTTACCCGATCCCACGATCCATGTTTTGATGCATGACTATCCCCGTATGTGTGAAACTTGATCATTTATTGTTTTAGCCTTTTTGCATATTCTAATATCTTTTCCTTATCTCTAACCTTCACAGGTTTAGCAGGACTACCAACATAAATAGTCCAAGGCTCAAGATCTTTAACCGCTAATGAATTTGCGCCAAGTATAGAACCTTCACCAAAAGTAACACCTGGCATAACAGAACAATTAACACCACAGCCTGAATATTTACCAAATGTTACCGTGCTATATGTTACAGATCTATATTCTTCAGGAATAGTAGGACCGACTAAACCTGCACCAGTATAATCCTCGCTACCACATACAATTTTAGTACCTGATGCAACGAATGAAAAGTCATTTAGAATAAGTTTAGATTTTTTACCACCGATTACAACTACATACGGCGCAATGTGTATGTAATCCCCCATGACCAATTCTGTTGAAATTATAACACCGTTATCAATAGCATTATGACTTCCAATTTCACACAGGTTAGGATTCTTTATTGTTGCATATTCGCCAATATAAACATCTTCACCTAATTTTTTATATCTCATATCACCTTTTATTTTGTCCACGCCTCCCATACAAAATCATAATTATACTTTTGTTTATATCCATATTGAATTAAACATTTTTGTATATTTTCTCTCCTTTCTATATCATTAGGGATACCTAAATGAAATTGAATTTGAATTGTATTAAACTTATTAATAAACCCAGTTTTAATCATATCTTCCAAAAGAGAATATTCATCGCCTTCAATATTAATCTGCAAAAGATCAACATGGTCTAACTTAAATTCATAAAGTATATTTTCCATGTTTTTAAGCTTAACCTTTATAGGATTACCGTTTTTCTGGTTCGCAGATGAACCATCTTTACTTAAGTATATAATTCCTTCTTTCTTTTCTTGAGAAACACCAACGCACGCCAGTCTTACTTTATTATTATTAACAAATTTAGATTTTGCAATTCTATAAAACTGTTCTAATGGCTCAATTATGTAAACATTTGGATTGTACCTATCAATTATTAGTTGAGCCCATACACCGGTATAACCACCTAAGTCCATTACGATAGAATCTTTATTAAGATTATGGTTTAAGATATGGGTAGCATCACCTTTATCAGCAAACCATTTTGCTAATGATGTTGAATTAAGTTTCATATAATAAATGTTTTGTCAAGCCGCTGTCCTTCATAAGGGCCTGTCTTATACTCATATACTAAAGTATCATCTTCCAGTATCAAATAATTATGCCCACCTTCTAACGTAAAGCTTGCATCGCCTGCATATAATATAGGTTCTGCAATTATGTTATCATCCAAATCATAAAATATACATTTTACGGATCCTTTGATTACAATCCAACTCTCTTGTGCAATTACATTACGTGTTCTTTCTTTCCAAATATGTTTATGTGGTTTAAAAGTTTTCCCCTTACTCATATTTAGTATGGAACATTGTATAAAATTTTCTTCTGAAACAATATCCTCTCTACCAGGTTTCATATCCTCTTTTCTAACTATTATATGTAATAGTTTTTCGGGTTCCTTTTTTGAATATATTTTTTCCATTTAGATATTTTATTTATTTTCATAAATTTTCATAATAAGTATAGATATACGATCTCCTGGTGATAGATGATAATTATTTTGAATACATCTTCTATAATTATCTTCAATTGCACTTAGTTTACTATGATAATAATCAGGAGTTAATTGATTAATTTTTTCAATTGCATCAGGACCATCGTTAACATAAATAATTCCGTCAATGTTAAAATGTTCATGTATATTCTTATACCCTCTATAGATTGGTATTGTTTTATTAATAAAACAATCTATTAGTCTCTGACTAAAGTTTTCATCATCTGCATTTTCCGGACAAAAGTTAAACATTGACTTGTATAAATGAATCTTATCACTAGTTTGAAATGTACTGCTCGTAGGAAGAAAAGGATGGCCATCATTTATAGAATGCTCTCTGCTATCTAAAAACTCGGTAGGTATATGTATTTCTTTTTCATGTTCCCATACATATTTTCTAATATCATAAAAACCACCATATCCCATTTGCTTAGATGTACCTAAGAAGCTTATACAAAACTTTTTATCTCTGGCTTCTGCTGTTCTATCAGTTCCCATAGAAGGCATACTTCCATTAGTCCAACATTCTGCTAAAGGACTCCAATAAGCATGAGACACTTTATTTACAATATTTCTGTTTGAAGTAAAGATAAGATCAAATAAAGATGCATCCTGTAATACATCCTGCTCTGACATACTATTTCTCAAAGGTTCTTCAAAATGAATAAGAAAGATTTTTTTATGTGGATTAAGATCTCTAAATCTTTTTATTCTATTTCTATCATATTTTCTTCTAACTAAAATTGACTGAAAAGGTAGCATTACATCAATCCAATACCTACCATTTTCTGCTTTATACATTTTCATATTTTAATAAATGTTTCTGGAATAATATCAATTGGGTTAATTCCTTTTCTTTGTGCAGCTTCCTGAGAAAACCACAGCATTGGCGCAATAACCTTTTTATTAGGATTTTTATTTAACCAACTACCCCACCAAGAGAAGCTGGAATTTGACATAATGTTATTTTTACAAAAAGACATCATAAATAATTCAATGTAATCTTTTTCATTAGAAAAAATAAAATTACTACCCTTAAAGTTTTCTTTACACCACTGAATATCATCGGAAAATACTATAAAGGTGGAATTCTTTCCTATCATTTCTATTGCTTTATTAAAGTATTCAATTGATGGCGGAGGATGAATGTGTGATAATTTTAGATAATCACCACGTCTAACATGTATCGATGTTATGTTTGTATTAAATATAAAGGGATACTTTTCTTGAATATATTTAACAATTTTGTCCGATGGTTCAAAAAGAGTTCTTATTTCGCGTTCTCTGTGTTTAAAGAATTTCTCTGATTGAAAAAAACCATCATAACATGTATTTTTTTCAGGTCTTATTTTGGTATAATGAAAAGGAACCTTAATAGTTTTAAAAGACACTCTATCTTTAAAATTTTTATTCCAATCAAAATTCTTAAATATAGTTAAATACTCATTTGCATGTTTTATTAATGGGTTATGATTAACATCATCATTAATTAACTTAAGTTGAGAACCAACATTATAATACACTGATGATATACGGCTATCAATTGACATTGCTTCAATAGCAGCAATCTGAAACATTATGTTTCCTAATCCTCCTTTTAGTCTACAAGTTATCATGAAATGTTATTATTTTTCATCATAATTGAATAATCTCTATGAGCATTTTGGATATCACTGTGGCTAGCACGTTGCCATGCAATAGGTGGATGATATGCATAAGTATTAAGATGAGGTTGTATATAAGCTCCTAAATAAGCATCAATAGGATTATCAAAATAAGGCTTATCTTTTAATATTGTATCTAATACAAAATCATATGCAGTACTATTAACTGCATAGCATGTAGTTGTTATAATTCTTTTTGCTCTAACAAAAAACTTATTGAATTTTTCAGGAACAAATTTACCACCACGTGTTTCATGAACACCACCAAAGTATAAAAGATCCCAATCTTTAGGTAAAGTGTCTATTGATTTTTCAAAAATTTCATTTAAGTTTTCAATAAAATCGCAATCATCTTCGATGATTAAAACATTTTTCCAACCGTTTTGTTTTGCTAAACTATAAACTTCAAGATGACTTGCTAAACAGCCCATTGCTCCTTCAAATGAAGATTCTCTCCCAGCATAACTATTATACTTCCAGCCCATTGGATTTCCATTAACTGCATTAAATCTAGTTGCTTTAATGTTATGCTTATTAAATTGATCAGTCATCTCCGACCATCTATCGGTACGTTTTGCAAGATTAATACATATGACTTTATCAAAGAATTCATTTATCTTCATAATGATTATACTTTATTTCTTAGTTTTCTACTTGCTTGAAAATGTTCAATTACCGGTACGGCATTAGGATACATTGCCCTCATACTATCAAATATAAAGGTGTATTCAGCAGGAAGATTATGTGTTTTAATTTTTCCTTCTGCTTCCATTTGTTTAATTACAGTTCCTAAGTTCCACTGTTCAAATGTTTTTGCATTAGGTCCTTCACTTATGTTAATTCTTTGCCAACGACGACAGAGTTCACGAGTCTTTTGATTATTTGCCATAAAGATTGTACCACTTAGGCACTCATCTTTTCTCCATCTAAAGTCTTGCCATCTCACAGAGATATCATAATTATAGTCTTCAAATAGTGTAGGTCTGCTATGTACAATAGCATCACTATCAACATACAGAAGATTTTTTCCTGGATGCTTATTGAGCATATCCTCCATAAACTTAGCCTTAAATCTGGTATTTGCCTGCCAATCACCAAGATTTTTAACACCAACTACATCATGGTTAAGGCCTAACTTATTAAGAGATCTTATTAATTTTTTAGCTTCATCTTCATAGGGAGTATTAAGAGTATAGTATGCAACAATTACCAAATCAGAAAGAGACCTATTAGTTTTAGGTTGTTCAATTTTATTTTCAGCCGGATTATCTTTATCTAATCTAAAAGGATTTACTCTAGGTATTAGCGACTCTAATGAAGAAGGTGTTACCGTCATAATCTTAATGGAACTCTTTGATGATAATTTTGTCACAGACGTTATTAAATTTCCTGTGTAATTATCAAGTCTTTTCCTAAATACATCTGAAGGGACCTTAGGATATGCACCATGAAAATGTGTTTGTTCAGAATTAGTTGTATAGCCTAAATCAAAACCAATAAGATAGATTTCTTTATATCCTGCCAAGATAGCAAACTGAATTGCACAGTATCCGCTGTTTTCACCATGGGAAAAATCATTCACTGATAAACCAAATCCGCTTCTTTCATTTATTGTTGAATTTGATTCAATGACAGATGTAAAATGTTCTAATCCTAAATACCTAAGATTATTTCTAACATCAGTATAGCAACCATTGATTTCTTGGATATATGTATGTTGCTTATTTACAATAAAATGGCTACTCTTTGCTTTAGCCGTGATATTTTGAATCGGTGCTCCAACCTTTGTAAAGAAACTATAGTCCATTGTAATAAAGAAGGTAGGATTTCTTACAAGGTCTATTGCCTTATTAACACATATAGTGTCCTCACCTGCTAAAAAAGATAAATTAGTATCCTTAATAGATGGGCCACCCCCTAAGATAAAAACCCTGTCAGACTTCTTAGCAGAAAAACTTGTCTTCTTATTCACAGGTACGGCTTGTACATTACTCTGCTGTACTGGAGATTGTTGTCTTTGCGGCTGATTAGAAACCTGAATTGGTCTATTAGGCTGAACCCTAGTTGGATTAACAATTATCTTAGGAATTCTCCTTCTCATTAATGTCTTCTTAATTTTATTATTTATCTGCAAGCAAAAAAAGAGGATCCGATTTCTCAGATCCTCTATCAAAACCGAGAGTTTAACCATTTATGCTTTTTCTATTACCGGTTCAACGGTCTCATCTTGAGACTCGTTAATCACAGGATCCTGGCCATTTTCAGTTTGGTTAACCGGTACAAACGCCTTAATTGCTTTTGAAACTAATTCAGCATCTTCAAGCGTGAATGCTCCTTTTGACTGTGCAATACGAGCGGCCTGGATTAATACATTTACAGCCTGTGCCTGGGTTAATTCTTGAGGATTTTGATTTTCCATATCTATTTTGTTTTTTATTTATATACAAGAATCCTTAAAGGTTTACAGAATTTGGATAACATTTTCAGATTCTTTCTTAACAGACATGGTTACTTTTAGAACTCCATTTTCTACAGTGGCTTTAACATTCTTTTCATTAACATCGTTAGGCATTATAAATGACTTTGAAAACTCATTATTCCAGATATTCTTTGTTTTGTTTTCAATCTTAAGATATCCTTTAACGATCTTAATACTTAGATCCTCTTTAGTTAATCCAGGTACAGCCAATTCTAATACATAGCCATCATCAGTCTTTTCAGAATGATAACCTGCAAATAAACTTGTACTTGTCTCTAGATCTTTCCAAAGATCATCATTAAAAATGCTGTTAAACAGACTTGTGCTTTTTGTTGTAAACATAGAATTTAGTTTTTTATTTTTTATGATGGGAATATTCCCAACCAATTAATATAGTATAAAAACCGTGCAATTCTATAAATTTAGGAAAACACTACCAGTTATGTCATGGAATCATGAAAAATAGGAATAGGACCATGTCAATGAGTCAGCGACCTTGTCCTCTATATGGCTTAACGTAGTTCTTTGATTTCTTATTCTTAGATTGCTTTGTCTTTGCCTGAACACCAGGTCTGCAGACTTTAGGCTTCTTCTTAAAAGAATCAGTTACACCAGCTTTAGCTTTTGCCATTTCATAGTTTCTATTTTTAGATGGATGTTAACATATCCATCAGTTCATTTTTTCTATTTATTTGGCTTTCCTGCATTTCTCCTTAAATTCTCTTCTTCATAAACATCAATTAAGATATCAACAATTGGATCTCTATGATTTTGGAAAAGGGTAATTGCTTCAAGTCCTTTTATTCTCTTTGCACAATTATAGAGGAATCTAAAACCAGAGTCACTCTTATTCTTAAGGTCAACCTGGCCGTCATCACCACAGATAATCATTTTTGAACGAAGACCAACACGAGTAACAATCATTTCCATTTGTTCATTAGTTACGTTTTGTGCTTCATCCACAATGACACAAGAGTCAAGAAATGTTCGGCCTCTCATAAATGATACTGGCACAATTTCAATTTGTCCACTCTGAATGTAGGGATCAATTTTATCTTTACCGTAAAGTAGATACATGTTTTGGTAAATTGGTTGTACCCAAGGATCCATTTTTTGATGAAGATCTCCAGGCAAAAAACCTATCTCTTCTTTTGATACTGTAGGTCGTGTAATGATTACCTTTTCAAAGTGTCTGCGGAAAAGTCCATCTAATGCAATTTGACATGCTAAAAGAGTTTTACCACTACCGGCTTTACCGGCTAAAAGGGTTACTGTATTTGCTAGGATTCTATCCTTTGCTATTTTTTGTTCTTCGTTAAGAGGTATCTTAAATTTTATTGGATTTTTTATAACGCGCTTCTCACGAAACACTTCATCATCATGCTTTCTTGCTGTTTGCATATTTTTATCGTTATTTAAGTTGGTTGACAAAGTTTACTATTAGGGCTTGTAAACATACCTCTTCCCAGGACTGGTAGCTTGTGAAACTTTAATCTGCTCTGCTGTTTGTTTAGGTTCAGTTACATCAGGTGTTATTGTAACATGTCCTACTTTAGATTCGCCAATTGCAGATGAAGTTTCCACTTTATTCTCCGTCACTATGGGAGTTTCTTCTGGCTTTATTTCAGGTGCCTCTGTTATTTGAGGTTCTGCCTGAGCATTTTCCGGTCTAATATAATCAACCAATGACTTAATGAATCCTAGAGCCACGATAGGTAATACGGCTCCACTTACGATTGAGAGTACTCTCTTTTGAAATATCGGTTCTTCCTCTTCAAGACCAAACAGTTCTATCCAAGGCATATAGTTTTCAAGATTTATAAATGCATGAAATGAGTTTGCCATCATTTGAAAGGCAGTAAGAAGTATGAACAATGTCCATACCATTGTTTTATTAGTTTTATCTAGGATAATAATCGCAGCAAGAGATGCGGCTGCTCCTAATTCAAATCCAATTGCTAAAGCCCAGTTCATAACACCATTATGAGCAAGGTCAAAAAATGCAACAGAGTTAATCATAGAAATTGTAGCAACTAGAAAATAGAGGCTACAGAAGATACCTATGATAAAATAATGAATTAATTTATTTTTCATAACTTAGTTTATTTATTATGTAATTATATTATTCTCCTATCCATCTTGCCTGGAACCAAGACCTTTCTGCATATTGCGGCCTTGATTCAGCTAATCCTCCAACATTTATAATGTTTATAGAATCAGTTGAACCGTTTAGATACACGATCTTTGTTATCTGCTGAGCTACTGCATTAAATGATCCGGCTGATGCAATAATTCCACCGTTTTTCTTAATTGCCATACTTGATTCAGAATTTCTATACACATCATACGCTGCAGTGATTTCCCAGTAGCCTGCCTTCTGCGGAGTAAATGTATAAGTTGAAGTGTTAAACCATCCGCTTGATACGTTAACTGTATTACTCACGATGCTATATCTACAAGGATCTTCAGTAAATGATCCCGGTAAGGTATAATAAATGGACGCGGTTACCGCTTCAAGTAAATAAAGTGAAGCAATAGGACCCTGTGCCCCGGTTGATCCAGTTGCACCTATGTTACCTTGAGCACCTGTTGCACCAACTGCACCAATTCCAGTGGCCCCTACACTTCCAGTTGAACCATTAAAACCTTGTGGACCAGTTGCTCCGTCAAATCCTTGTGGACCTTGCGGACCGGTTGCACCGTCAAATCCTTGCGGACCGGTTGCACCGTCAAATCCTTGTGGACCAGTTGCACCGTCAAATCCTTGTGGACCAGTTGCTCCGTCAAATCCTTGTGGACCTTGTGAACCTTGTGGACCAGTTGAACCAATAAATCCTTGTGGACCTTGTGAACCTTGTGGACCAGTTGCTCCAATGTCTCCTTGTGGACCTTGTGGACCGGTTGCACCGTCAAATCCTTGTGGACCAGTTGAACCAATAAATCCTTGTGGACCTTGTGAACCAGTTGCTCCAATGTCTCCTTGTGGACCGGTTGCACCAGTTCCACCCATTTGGGTATACATTACCTGTTGAGCAGTAAGAATTACCGAAGGCACAGCAGGTCTTATAGGATTTATATCAGTAGGAACATAAACCAATTCAACACTAGCATTAGGACATGACCAATAGAGTTCAATATAATCCCCAGCATTAACTTTCAATTGGAAATTCCATGCTGCAACTTCTTTTGCTGCAACAGTAAGACCAGCAACAACTACGGTTGTATTTGAATCTGGTATGGCAACACCGTTTTTAGCAAACCAAATATCTAATTCATCTGCCGTTGCAGGACTAACTATTCTGTCAAGTTGTGCTGAAAATTGTATGTTATAAACACCGTCATATGCAAAGGTAAGTTCAGTATTATTTTGAATAGAAACACCGTTTGAATCAGGATCAGTATTGTTGAATGTCATTACATTAGCCACACCAACACCACCGCCAATCTGGGTCTGGGTACTCCAAAAACTTCCCCAATAACCTAATGAACCACCGGCACCCTGTGGACCAGTTGAACCAATAAATCCTTGATCACCTTGAGGACCAGTTGAACCTGTTGATCCGGTTGCGCCAAGACCTGTTGATCCTGTCAGACCAGGTTCACCCTGTGGTCCAGTTGATCCATGCACTCCTGTTGAACCTGTTGATCCGGTTGCACCAAGACCTGTTGATCCTGTCAGACCAGGTTCACCCTGTGGTCCAGTTGATCCATGCACTCCTGTTGAACCTGTTGATCCGATTGCAAATCCTATTCCACTCGATCCAGGTTGAGGTGGAATATATCCTGGAAAGCATCCACCGGCTCCACCGTTTTTTGCTATCTTTGAATTAAGTATGCTTGCAACTTGAAGACAAGGAATGCCAAAAGTATCCCCTGATGGTTCAGGTAAACCTGTTGGGGTTGGAACACCTGTTAAAATCTGCTGTTGTCCAGTTAGTAAACATTCTTTAAGAATAATCTCTGCAAAAACAGCACCTGTTGTAGTAAGAGTACAGTTAGTAGATAAACATATTCTAAGAAGACCTTTATTTACTATATGACCATTTGTAGTTGTGTATTGAAGAATTTCAATATCAAACCCCTTTGATCCAGTAGGAACACTAGGATACCAAAAATTTGCTATAACACATTCCAATTCACTTGTTAATTGGATTTGCATTTCGCAAAATTGATCTAAGTCAAGAGGAGTTCCATCAGCACCAAAAAGTTGAATATCAATACATGCAGATGTACCTTGCATTATATACTTAATGCAGTCTACTTGTGCAATAATTCTACCGCAAACGGTTAATGCACATGTGGGATCTCCTGGGGTTGGTACACCTGGTATGATATTTGCCATTATTTACCTTGTAATTTTGAGATCTCTTTTTCAATCTCATTTTGACGTTGTACATCCAACATCTTACGATCCGTTGCTTGGATCATTCTCTTCTCTGCATTTAGGCCTTCAATTTTAACATCGGCCGCAGTAGGAAGTTTACTGATAGTTTCAGTATTTGCTTTAGCTTCTTTTTTAAGTCTCTCTAATTCGCTATCAACGCTACATGACTTAAAGTATAAAAGAATCAAAAGTACAGTGATAACCTTTGATCCGTGCTTTGCAAAAAATAAGTTAATCTTTTCCATATCTTTATTTTGTTTTGAAGTCTTGTTTTGCTTTACTCTTTTCCTTCTTACCTACAGGAACTCTGTGGTAATTTTGTGTTGACCAAGGATCTTCTGATTGGCATTTACAATCATCATTATGCTCGCCACATCTAGGACAATACTCTGACTTATCGTCTAAGTATTCCTCTACATCCTTTTCAGCCTTTTTATCTGATTCGTTTTCGGTTTCTATATCCTCGATATGTTTAGCCGCTTTATGACGTGTTTGGTCTAATTCCTCAGATAGAGTTCTAGTAAAAAAAGTCTCGAATGTCTGAATGTGTTTCATTCATTATTTTGTTTTTTTATATATTCTGAGGTAATGGATTGAGTTTATGGTACTCTTTCACTAGGGATAAGAATTTCTTACCATAATCTTGGATATCTTCCCATGTAACTTCAAAAACCTGTGGAAGATCGTTTTCCACAGCAATCCAGATTTCACCACCATGTGGTTTTTTACCGGTCATTTCCCAGTAAGCTAGAAAGTATGCAGAAATTTGCATAAAGTAGTTTTCAATCCACTCTTTCTTTTTCTGTTTTCTAGAAGTCTTAAAATCTAAGATGAGTAGATGGGATAAAATATTCTCATAAATATTATCTACTCTACCTGCATACCCTCCCATCTGGTGGGAGTAGAGCGTCTCCTCGATACTTATAACCTTAGTTATCTTACTAAAGAGATCATTATTATAAAAACTATAAAAAAGTTTGCGGCCAACTTCTAATTCCTCGGCAGTAAAACCCTCAGCTTTAACAAATTCAATAATCCTTTCCTGGGCTTCTTTTAATCTTTCCTTTTGTGTTTCTTTAGTTGATCCTAAAAAGTACTCAATCATTTGATGCATGATGGTACCACGATTTGCAGAAAATTTTGAAATGCGATCAGCCTCTTCTTCACCAATCTTTTTTCTCCACTTATCTAAACCGGAAGAATCGGTCATTGAACCTAAAACTGTTGTAACAGAAGGATACTTATGTTCTCCTATAACATAATATCGTTTGCCATTAATTGTTTCCGTTTGTGATAGTGATTGTTGTGTTGACATTGCTTTAGAATATCCAGTTCCAAGCAGAACTGATAGATGACCAATAGTGTGTAATTAAAAGATAGACAAGTCTTAATGCAAAGAATAGACCTACAGTTTTTATCATGGAAACTGTGAAAGGCCAAAACTTAAGATAGTCTCTATCTGGTGATAGGACTAAAAGATATGCTTCAGCACCTTCTATTTCCATAAGCTCTGGGGCAATTGCATCAGCAATACCCATATTAAGAAACAGGCTATCATATTCACGAAGTTTCATTAATACATATCCTTCACGTGAGATAGGCTGATTAATTACTTCTTCAGGTAGATTGATGACAGTGTAAATTCTGCCAATCCAATCAACTCTAAACCCAGATTCATTTAAAGCCTGCTCATTCTCTAACGCAATGGCTCTAACCTTCCTCCAAATGTTTAGTTCATTAAAAAGTTTAAAGATATACATAATTCTTTTTTTTATCTATTTATGCTTCAGAGAAGAGTTTCATTTTCTCTAATTGCCTTTGGACGATTTTTCTGCCACGGAAAATACGATTCTTTACTGTCTGCAGATTGATATCCTTTTCATATTCTGCCATGATATCAAGGATATCATTATATGATTTATGATTTAAGAATCTTTCAACCATGTATCTCTTATACATTGGAGGCAGTGCATTTATTGCCTCTTTAGTTACTCTTACCTGCTCTGTAAGAATATCCTCTTCCTCCCAGAAGTCTTCATCTGTTTTAACATGGGTTTCTGGATCAAGGAATCCATCTTTAGTTGGTGGTTCAACACCAGCATCAGTAAATACATTGATGCTTATCTTTTTGTTTCGGAATCTAATCCATCCGATACATTCATTATAGGCAATACGATATGCCCATGTAGTTATCTGGTAAGACTCATCATATTGATCAATCTTAAGATAAACATTTGTTAATGTGGTTGATACAATGTCATCAGCCACGGCCGGATCTCTAACAATGTTATTTACATAGGACCATAAACCTGGTCTCATTTTTTTGTAAAGTTCATTATAGATTCTTTCAGAGCGAGTTTTCTTAAACTCAATTGCCAGTTCTTTGTAAGTTTTAGATTTTGCCATTTACGAATTCTTTAATTGCCGAAAATTTAATTGGTGAATATGACCAAAAGTCTACGCACGTGTTAATACGATTGGAAACTCTTAAGTCGGTTTTATGAGAAAAAACAGTATGTCCATGAAAATGAATTGTTCCTGAAGATTTTCCGTTCCATACCTCTAAAGGGTAATGACAAAGAACAGAATCAAATTGAGGTAATTCAACGATTTGATGATCAAGAATTACTACATTTTCAAACTCCTCAGCTACTTCCAATAAGGCTTCATCAGCATTACCAATAAGAAAAAAGATTTTTCCTTTTAGTTTTTTAAGTATAGTTCTTGCAGTAAGAGGATCCCATGCAAAATTACCTAAATGAAAAACCAAGTCAGATGATTTAACAACCTTATTCCAGTTCTTAACGAGTTGATCATTCATTTCTTCAACCGTTGCAAACTGTGTTCTCTTTGCTATCTCAAGTATTTGTGGTCGACCAAACCACGTATCAGATGTAATATAAAAGTCAGAAATTTTGTTCAGTTCCTCAGACATATTATTTGATTTAAGATAGTATTAATATACCATCAGTACAAATATAAAACAAAAAAACGAGAATTGAAAATTTTTTGTAGACTTTTTTCAATTTTTTATTGAAAATCTTCCACTATCACGTTTTAGCGTTCTTTCAACCATTTCCTTGGAGTATTCATCCAGTTTTTGAAGAGATTTTTCGTCTAGCGGTTTGCCATAGAAATCTTCATATATCTTTTTGTAAATTTGAACCGTACTATCAAAAGGTACGCCAGGTTGGGCATTTGATTCAATTACAAAGATCTTACCATTTTTATCCTTCATCATATCAAAACAGATGTAAGGAAACTTTTCAAAAATCTTACAGTACTTTTCTAAGACCTTCTTATAATCAGCAGGAACTTTATCTACGTTTCTTTTTGCATAATTAAATTCCATCTCTTCATCAGTCTTACCATCACCAGACTTAGCTTTACTGTTTGCAGGTGTTCTTTCCATCCAAAAGATAGGTTGACCTTTAAAGTTAAAGAATCTCATTTCCTCAACCTTATCAACATATTCAGAAAAAGTATCAAATACTTTCTCATCAATATCTTCCATCAATTCAGGTTTCTTAATTACCTGGATTCCTATTCCGCTGTGACCGTTTGCAGGTTTTGCAATAATAGGAAAGTTTAACTTTTCTAATGCCTCATTCTTTGAGTAAACCGTTTTAGGAACATTTTCATCTTCACCTACAAGTTTATGAAACTCTTTCTTTGAACCGGATAGTGGAATGTACTTTGGATGATTATAGATATTTTCTTCTTTAATCTTTCCTTTCTTTAGTAGTTCATCAACAATAGTACTATGATAATTTAATACAGGATAGTCAGGATTAATATCCAACTTATCAATATTATTTTCAGTTACTTGGATAAAGAATTTATCACCAGCAAATCCTTTATATGACCACCATCTTTGTCCGCTATCACGACGAGTAGCGAGATAGACTTTCTTTAGACCGCTATCTTCTACTGCTTCATTAATAAATTCTTCAAAGAGTTTGATGTGTTTCATTGAGCTATGGCTATTTTTTTATATATCCATAAAAATCGCATCGGATATCCAATTATGTAAAGGGTCATCTTTTACACGAATTTCTTGGGCACCTGATTCAATTTCATTTTCAATTTCTTTAATGCCATCTAATGGATTACCGTTAGGATCAATCAGAAACTCTCTAATTTCAGGAAAACTGATTGGATCAAAAGACTGTTGAAGCATTTCATGAATTAGCGAGAAATGTCTTTCATAAATATGAAGTGAATGTACAATATGAGTATATGTACCCATTTCCAATTCAGGATAGTGTTTCTTAAGATGATGATACATTTGCTGTTGTAAAAGACAGAAGAATGCAACATCAGTTGGAGTACCAAGTATAAGATCATTTGATCTCATATCAATGGTAAAGTTTAATTGATTATCACGGATCTGAAAAACACCAGTTAAAGTACAAACAAAATCTTTATTACCTTTCCATTGATGATTAGGAGTATTAAAATGTATAATTGCTTGACGAGAATCTTTATCTTCAATTAAGGACTGTAATGCCCATTGGTATTGATTAATATTATGAATATTTTTATCAGCAAAGATAAGACTGCCATAAGCAGAATTTACGGTACCATTTCCGTTATCAATCTGTTCCCAGAATTTTGCAAATTTAGAAATGAAAGCAGTATCTCTACGGCCTGTAAAATACCAAACTAATTCTGCACCTATGTATTTGAATTGACTACTTCTTCTTTTATTTTCATAAAGAGGGAATGTTGGATCTTCAATAACAAGTGCAGCATTAGTTACCTCAAAAATTTTCATACCTCTTGGGGAGGTTACATACTCTGGGTAATTAAGTACATCATTAAGTGCTGTTTGATAAACGTCAGCAAACGTTTCACCCTTGTAAATTCTCATATTCTTTTAAAGCTTTTTCGTAACATTTTTCCATTTTTGGAAAGAACTCTTCTACATATTTTTCTGCATGAGCCTTTTTCATTTCAAGTTCATACAATTCCATCAACTTTGGATTATCCCATAGATGATGCATTATTTCATACATACGTTCTTCCCTCCATTTACTCATGATCAAACATTGCTAATTGTTTTGGATCTCCCGTTATAGTATTTTCATGTGATAGAAAATCTATAATGATTTTAGATACTTCATCGGCACTCATTGTACCAACATTAAGAAGAAGTTTGTTCTTAATCTTACTTAGGCGATGAGCACGAACAAAACCATCAACCTCGGCTTTAATACCTTCTTCATTTTTGTAAAATGATTTTCCATCATCTCTACTCCAAATGGTATGAGGATCATTTGTAAGAGTAATAAGATAGAGATTTTCTCTTAATGTATTTACATATTGTTTTTCAATATCAAATACATAATCGCCAGAGTAACCTCGATAGAGTGGAGAGTAAATGCTTTCACCTAAATGAGAACGATTAAAGATAATGTTAATGTCTTGGTCCTTTGCCAAAACCATCATCTTAAACATATCATTATACATCTTATGTGAATACTTAGTATGCATTTCAGTATCATCTTTAAAAGGTAAAGATGAATAATGTACTTTATGAAATACTGTATCTTTAAGATTCTTTATAATAAGATTTTGCTGTGTATCTTTACCGGTATTATCGGTACCTTCAATGATAATGAATTTACTCATTTTATTTTTATATGTTAGAAATTATGATTGTTTATCTCAATATCAAAATCGGTAAAGTTTGCAAAGTCTTTTTCATCAGCCTCGATTCTACGTTCTAAAGTATCACCTGGCATATTACGATTCTGTAGTCTTTGTCTTCTTACCTCAGTTGGCATATTAAGATAAATGATAGTACACTCTTTACGATCAATTGGATTGATGTGAGAGATTCCAATAGGAGTCATTATGAATAGGTTACACTGTTCTTTGAACTGCTTATGACTAGTTCCATAATACCAACCATTAAATTCAACCCACTCATACCAAAAGTTATTCTCTATACCTTCTTCAAATTGCTCTTTGGTCATAAAGTAATAATCCTGGCCATCAATTTCACCTTCTCTTGGAGGACGTGTAGTATAAGAAGTGCCGTAGATAAATCCACGGCCTTCCATTACTTTTCTCATATGATCTTTTCCAGCCGCAGCCTTTCCTACTAGGATTACTTTATTCATTTGTGTTATCTTTTGAACCTGCTATTGGAAAGTTTGTTGATGAAGTATACCAAATATCACCAGGCTTAAATGGTGGGCTATAAGGTAATGAAGGCATAGGTGCTGGAATATAAACTGGGTAAGATTTATTTACCTCTGTTTGTAAAATGATTACAGCTTCCTCGGCAGAGATATGGCCTTCATCAAGTAGTCTCTGTACGATTTCAGTTAGAGTTTTCATTTTCCTCGTTTTCATTTACCTTAGGAGCTTTTACTTCAAATGTTTTTTCTAAAGTTTCAATACAATCAATTGCCTCAGCCAAAGATCTGGTCATAGTAACCATTTCATCAATATGTTGAGGGTGCTCCCCAATACCAACCGGGTTGGTTAAATAGATTGTAAGAGTAGCAAGAGCCTTTTGCTTCTGTGCTTCAAATTGTGCCTTAAGGGCATCATACATTACATTACTAGGTCCCATAATTAGTCTAATAAAAGTTTAAAGTTTTGATAATTGTTTTTGATTTTTTCATTAAAGAATTTACCTTGAGATTCTGCTTTACAAAACTCTTCATATGTTTGAGAATCAACATTTGAATATTCATAAACAGCACCTGAGTTAAATTCAATTTTTAAGGTACTAGCAGAAAAATTGTAAACTGCTTTTTTAATCATTGATGAGTCTGTCATCGAGGTTTGTTCTATTAACATGTTTATTGATTTTTAGAGATATCTGGATCTGAGTTCATTAATGTAAACATCTTTTTGAGTTCTTTTACAGGTAGTTGTTTAATCTGGGCAAGAGATTCCCATGCTTCCTGTTCAGAACTGGCTTCACATGTCCACTTAACCCCACTTCCAACTATGATGTACTTTTTCATGGTATTTATTTTTTATATTGATTAATCCTAATAGGTTTCATTAACCTAAAGATTTTTTCAATTGTTCTAGATCACTTATATACATATCCTTAGGGTCGGTTTTCTTAATAGCTTCAACCTCAGCTTCCTTATCGGCTTTCTGTTTAAGTAATTCTTCAAACCGCTCCTTTGTTAATGAATAGATTGCCATACTTAATAGGTATGTATATGATCCATCAACCCGGTCATATTTATTATCATCAAGGTACTTAACAATAATATCTTTTGCTACATTATTTACTTTAAGTTTACCTTCAATGATATCCTTAATAAATCTTGCCTTATTTGATATGATTAAAAGTTCTCTACCTAACTTATCTAAAAGATAGGCCTTTCTCTTATGATAAAATTGTAGTCTTATTCCTACGAAGTGAGTAACAATATCTTCTGCCTTAGTAAAGATCTTTAGTTTACCAGTTTCATCGATAGTTGTTAGGTTTTCAGTTTCCTGTGAATGTATCTTAAGAAGATTTTCTAACCTATCTTTTGATATGTAGTCCTTTAAGATTGCTCTCTGAAACTTAAGAAGATATTCAATCTTATCCGATGAGTTATCTTCATAATCAACAATAATACGTTTTTCAACTAATGAATTTAACCACTCTTCATATCTCTCATATGTAAATGAAGGTGGAATTTCTGTTACCTTTACTGTTGTACTATTTACTACCTGGTAAGATCCACTTATTTTCCATGTATTAGGATTACCTGGATCTCTGGTAAATGTTCCTTTGAACTCACTTAACCAAGGTGAAAGGGTTTTAATCTTCTTATCTCTAAGAACGGCCAAACATGCTTCAACTACATCTTTAGGATTGCGGTTAAGAATGTTTGTAGCAAATCCTACAGCAATACCGGATGATCCATTTAAGATCACAGTTGGTACAATCGGAAGAAAAAAGTCTGGTTCAATTTCTTCACCTTCTTCAATCTTATTATTTAGAAGTTCAAAATCTTGATAGATTAGTCTAAAGTTAGGATGTAATTTTGCACTGATGTAACGAGGTGCACCAGCAGAAGGTGAACGCAGAGAACCAAATTGACCTATTCCATCTAAGAGAGGTAAAGAGTTCTTAAACTTTTGTGCCATACCAACCATAGCAGATTCCAAGGAAGTATTACCGTGATGATAATATGCTTCAGCTGCTACACGACCTGCAAGTTGGAATAATTTCATTGGCTTTTCAGATCCATTTTTCCAAATCTTATTTGCAACGAAAACAACCTTTCTTTGGGTTGGTTTAAGGCCGTCAATACAACTTGGAATAGCGCGGTTCTCTACCACATATTTTGCATACTCCAAATATTCTTTATCAAAGAATGATGTTACTGTTCTTTTTTCCATTAAAAAAGAGATTTATTGCTTGTTTTAATTTCTACAGATTCTCCTAAAATTTTCTTTTTGCGGGGTGTAGAGTCACCTGCAAACCAGATATTTAATGTACTGTTAAATCCATTATCTTTTGTAAGAAAGTATGATCTAGGGCTTCTAATGATCTCCTGATATTCCTCGTCCTCCAATGCAGCCAATCCTTTCTTATATTCAATATTCCACGAAGATAATGATTTTTGTTTTTGTTCCCATTCTTTATACTCTTCATCAGAATAAAAACTAAGAGTTTCTTTTCCTTTCTTTGCAACCATAAGAGGTGTTTCAACCTTTAAGATTTTACCTTCCTCAAATAATTCAGGCCAATACTTACCAAAGAAGTTTATAAGAAGAGCAGAAATTGAATTACCATCAACATCGGCATCGGTATAAAGTAAAACTTTACCATAACGGAGATCCTTTGGTTCATGACCAATCTTTAATCCAATTGCTGCCATAAGAGATTGTACTTCTTTATTTTGTACAACCTTTGAGTCAGGAATTTCTCTTACATTAATAAACTTTCCACGGAGAGGAAATGCACCCTGTGTTTGTGGGTCACGGTAACGGCGGAATGCAGATGATGCAGAATCACCTTCAAAGATTGCAAGGGTACATCCTTTCCTATCTCCCGTTTTCTTAGCATCAATAAGTTTAATTACCTTTGACTTATCAAGGTTATTATTTAACTTTCTAAGTTTTGCTCTTTCTTCGGCTGCTTGTTTTCTTTCAATCCAATCAAGAACCGATTGAATGATTTCTGAACCAAATACTTGTTTAAGTATCTTTTCTGAAAGTTCATGAATACTTCCAAAGTCCTTTGGTTCAGTAATGAGTTTCTCTTTTGTTTGAGATGAGAAAGCCGGATTAATTACAGTACAGTCAATGAATAGAAAGATGTGTTGTTTTAAGTCAGTAGGCTTTACATCTACACGGTACTTTTTCTTAATCTTTTCTCTAAGATACTGAATGATTTGAAATGTTACATTATTAACATGTGTACCACCGTCTTTAGTCTCTACTGAATTTACAAATGATATTGCTTTAAATCCTGAGGTAGAATGACCTATACCAATTCTCCAATTTTGAGACTGCTCATAAAAAACATTATCAGTATAGAGTTCAGCGTATTCCTTAAAGTTCTTAAATGATATTAAGGTATCATTAAGATAAATCTTTAGTGAAGTATTACATGCAGCAATATCATAAAGCCTTCTTTGGATCATTTGTAGAGAAGACTTATCAATCTTCTTCATTCCAAATCTATCAAAATCTGCAATGTATGAAATTTCAGTATAGCCTTTCTTATGAGATTTAATTACCGGCTCTGTCCTAGATGACATGTTATTTGAAAAAATCTGTAAGAATGATTTTTTGCCATCACATGTTTCAATTCTAAATTCTTTACTAAATATATTGGTAAGAGTACTACCAACGCCATTGGTACCAACAACAGTACGATCTTCGGTATCATCAAAGTTACTTCCTGTTTTAAGATTACTAAAGATCATTTCAGGAACCCATTCTCCGTACTCTTTATGAATCTCTACAGGTATTCCACCATTATCCCAGATTGATATACGACCAGTTACTTCATCTACTGTAACTTTAATCTGGTTAAGATTAGGATTTCTTTTATGTTCATCAACTGAATTGGATACGATCTCATCAAAAAGTTTAATAAACCCTGGATTATAAGTAATCTCTGTAGGTTCAAACTTTCCTTTCTTTTCATTAATAAGAAAAACTTCCTCGGTATGTGGTTTAATTGAACCAATGTACATACCCGGACGAAGGAGAACGTGCTCAGTATCAGTAAGTTTTTGATACCTCTTTTCTACACTTACGGCCATACCTTTTATTTTTATATGCTAAAACTCTGTTTGGTTTAATTATATTGTTGTCTAAGGGTAAGTTTCAAAAAAGCTTTATATGAAACATATGCATCATGAAAGCGTGGATCCTTTTCATTGTGTTTCCACTTTAATGTAAACAACTCAATTAACCTCAATAAAGAGTCATAATGAGCTGTTCTATTATCATTGTTTAGGATAACCTTACGTACCCAAATAAAATCCTGTTTCATACCTAAACTATTTATTTAATAATAATACATAAAGTTACATTCTGAAAGAGCGGAAGGTGAGGGGATCGAACCCTCGCGCCGTTGCCGACCTAACAGTTTAGCAAACTGCCCCCTTCACCACTTGGGTAACCTTCCGTTAGCGACAGCAATAGTCTGCTGCCCTTGTAGCAATTTGTTCATTAGGCTTTACATTAACCGGATATCCTAATGAATTTGCCCAGCCTTTTGCAGCTGATATGATCTTATTTGATTTGAAACCTTCATCTCCGTTATAGTCCATATCAATAGAGATTTTAACATTAATTTGTTGTGTTAGCCATTCAGCAGTTTCAATACTCATTTCTGCTTCTTTCCAAAGACGAGTCCACATATCAGAAATCTTTGGGAATTTTTGCCTATGCACAATATAGTGCACACCAGTGTTTCCAAAGCGATATGCAATGACAGTACTATAAACCGTTACATCTCCATGATTTTGAGAATCAGTACCGATGTGAATCGATGCATAAGGAAAATTCCTTAGCTGTTCAAGGGTGTGTTCAATCACATTTACCTTGACCCCATTTGTCTTTCTGAACACTTTCATTTGGTTTATGTATTAGCACGACTGGATGGGCTCGAACCACCGACACCTGGTTTTGGAGACCAGTGCTCTACCAACTGAGCTACAGACGTATATGTTAGAGGCACTGACTGGATTCGAACCAGTGTAAAAGGTTTTGCAGACCTTCGCCTAACCACTCGGACACGGTGCCTTTTGGGTGATCGACCGGGATCGAACCGGCGACGACTGGAACCACAATCCAGTGCTCTACCTACTGAGCTACGACCACCATATGTTGGAATGGGCGGACTCGAACCGCCGGCCACATGCGTATCAGGCAAGTGCTCTAACCAACTGAGCTACATTCCAATATTTGCTCCCCGGGGGAATTACGATATCCCGACCCCATGATTAACAGTCATGTGCTCTGCCTCTGAGCTACCGAGGAATATTACTTTGTGGTGATAGACGGAATCGAACCGCCGACACAAGGATTTTCAGTCCTTTGCTCTACCAACTGAGCTACATCACCTTTAGTAGTCAATAAAGGACTCGAACCCTTATCTCTTGATCCGTAGTCAAGTGTTCTATCCAATTGAACTAATCGACTAAATGTGGACCTTGTAGGGCTCGAACCTACGACCTGCGGATTATGAGTCCGATGCTCTAACCGACTGAGCTAAAGGTCCAAATGTTGGAAGGGACGGATTCGAACCGCCGTACCCGTAAGGGAGCAGAGTTACAGTCTGCCGGTTTTAACCACTCACCCACCTTCCAATTTTGTACATCCTGAAGGATTTGAACCTCCGACATCTTGCATGTAAGGCAAGCGCTCTACCAACTGAGCTAAGGATGCATAGTACCGAAGAAGGGACTCGAACCCTTAAGCCGTGAAGCACTGGTTCCTAAGACCAGCGTGTATACCATTCCACCACTTCGGCAAATTGCAGGATATCGCTTAACCTGCGGTGTTGCTAGCATTGTACACCTTCAATGTTTCCATTAGCGATTTTTTTGTGATCCCGGCGCGGCTCGAACGCGCGGCCCATACATTAAAAGTGTATTGCTCTACCAACTGAGCTACGAGATCTTGGTGGAGATAGAGGGACTCGAACCCACGACCCTCTGCGTGCAAGGCAGATGCTCTAGCCAACTGAGCTATACCCCCAAGATGTAGGTAGCCTTCCTACGATGTAACTGTACACATTACTTTAGGTCAATATTAAACCTCGGCATTTTTTGCGGCTCGTACGGGACTCGAACCCGTGACCTTCGCCGTGACAGGGCGACATTGTAACCATCTCTACTAACGAGCCTTAGTTGCGGGAATGGGAATCGAACCCATGTGATTCAGCTTATGAGACTGAGCTGGAACCATCTCCAGTCCACCCCGCAATGTTGTAGTCTGTACGGGAATCGAACCCGTATCACCACCGTGAAAGGGTGATGTCCTAACCGTTAGACGAACAGACCATTTGAGCCTCCGACAGGATTCGAACCTGCGACCCACTGATTACAAATCAGTAGCTCTACCAACTGAGCTACAGAGGCAAAATACAGGATGCTTCTTTTTTCCAAATTTGCTGTTTAGTAAAGTTTGCTGTATGCATCCTTAGTCGGGGAGACAGGACTCGAACCTGCGGCCTGATGGTCCCAAACCACCCGATCTACCAACTGATCTACTCCCCGTTAAAATGAAACCTATCTCCGAGTTTTACTTATGGTTTGTTCCCCATAACCTGTTGCCGTGCACAGCAGAGCAGGAATCTGAACAGAGTACCTTGGGACATTCAAACTCTCTTTAAAAGGTTGCGATCCTTTGAGAGCCAAGGTTCCTTTCATCCGCGCTAATCGGACTTCTGTGGGTTTCATTAGTTGCCCCCGAAGGATTCGAACCTCCACACTGTGGACCAAAACCACATGTCCTGCCATTAGACGAGAGGGCAATTTGATTTGCGGAAGATGTAGGATTCGAACCTACGGAACCTTGCAGTTCAACAGTTTTCAAGACTGCCGCGATCGACCACTCTGCCAATCTTCCTAAATCGGTACCAATATGTCAAAGAACAAATTTGTTATTCTTAATCTAAACAAATATAAACCACTCAATCTTTTTCTGAAAGAGACCCATAAAAAAAGCCTCCTGGAATTTTTTATTTTCCAGGAGGCCTAAATTATTAGATGAGTTTATTTCATTAGCTCCTGCCTGGAATGTGTGTAATTGAATCCGCCTGTGGAAAATTCTTCTCCACATTACTAAGTATCCAATATGTACATCCGTGCAGTTGCATTGAATTTGTTTTTATTTACTGTTTATATATACTCACACTATGTTTGTTTCACTATGTGAGTAAAATTTCTTTTTGAGCGGAAGACGAGATTCGAACTCGCGACCCCAACCTTGGCAAGGTTGTGCTCTACCAACTGAGCTACTTCCGCATTACAGGATGCTGAGGAGTATAGTTTACAAATCTAGTCCTAGTTTGCTGTAAGCATCCTTTTTTGGTGGAGGTGATGGGATTCGAACCCATGTCCGACTAAGGAACCTAAATCCTTCGTTCACAAGCTTAGTTTATTTTTCTAAACAAACAAAATACCAATTAGTTCTTCAACATCGTTAATTGGACCAATGTTCCCCACTCTTATTTAGAGAGTCAGCGAGAAGTACTCAAGGTTCTCATTCTTTTTAATACCCCACGATGAGTGCGGGACTGACTAGGCAGCTACTGCGTAATCAGCACCAATGAAAGACATTGCGTCTTCCCAGGTGAATGAAGATTTCTCTTCGCCTTTTATTGTGTGATAGGTGTTTAAGGGTTTCCATCTAACCCTGCTTGCATCAGTAACCTATTTTCAGCTTAACCGTCAAAACCAGGTCACCCCCATAATGTTAAAGAACGTTTCGTTATTTATATAACTATGTATTATGATTGTTTCACGGAAGGTTGTCTCCATGCATTTAATCTCTCTTGTCTTTCTTTTTGAATCTTTTCCCATTCAAAGCGATCATAGAGAGTGTATGAATACTTCCAACCGCAGTCATCATCATAATCGGAGTCTTCTTCTACGATAATAGAAGGACCTAAGATCTCTTGGAGTGCAGTCCAATCAGTCGGTCTCCAATAACCAAAGCGAAGGTAGTTATGATCACCACCACCCATGATTCGACCAATTTCAAATTGTCCGCAGACCTCTTCGATCTTTTTAAGTTTTTCAATGTCTATATTCATCTTTCTAAAATTACAAAGTTACCAAATTCGCGATCAAACACTTGGAGAAGATTCTCATAATCTCCACTCATCATTTCATTTACTAGGTCTTGGCATTTACCATTGTCCCAGCCTAATTGACGACCAAACTTTTTGGCCATTCCCATTAGGACGAATGCATTACCGTCAGGTCCTGTTAGATCAATGACGATAGGTCCGGCGTGTTGTGTTTTTTCTCGTATCATATTACATGCATTGATAGGTTTCAGATTGACTCCATCTTTCATACCATTCAGCAGCAGCTTCAGTTACCTCAGACTTATTAATTCCTTTGTGATAAATACGGCCGCCCCATACTCCAGATAGATTGACTGTGTTTTTGGTGCAGCGTGTAACGCGGTAGTAACCATTTTGATACTTTACGACTGATCCTGTGTTAATTTCCATATCCGTTTTATTTTATATAAATATAAAACAAATTATTGGGATTTGAAAATTTTTCATAGACTTTTTTCTCTAAAAATGAAAAAAGTTATTAACAATTTCTAGAAAGGCATTGGTGGTTCAGCCTTCATCTTTTCTACAAGTTTTCTGGCTATGATCTTAGTTTCTTTTGCAAATTCTCCTTTATCAATCATCCATTCAATGTAACGTGAGTCGGCTTCATAAACTTCTTTAAAAGGTTTACCCATCCACTTTCCAAAATTGAATACGACTTCTTTTTTACCATTGATTTCGGCAAACTTAAACTTACCGCTAAGATCTACTTGGGTTTGACGAGACTCATTAACCACCTGATCAATTTCAACCGCAGATCCTGGCATATCATAAAGTTTACGTTGTGCCTGGAAGATTTCCATTGTTGCACGGATATCCGTTTCTGCACGGTGTGCACCTTCTAAAGTTTTACCTGTGTACTTTGTATAAGCAGTACTTAGATCTCGTCTTTCATATTTTGAATAGATAATGAACGGATCAATTACAGCCTTACCGCGAGGATTAAAGACCAGCCCAGCTCGCATAAACTCTTCAGTTAACATTGGGATATCAAAGTAAAGTGCATTATAGCCACCAAGGTCAGAGTCACCTATAAAGTCCATAACTTCTTTGGCAATAAATTCAAACCTATCCTGGTCTTCAAGCATATCTGGTGTAATGCCATGTTTATCTATCGCCTCTTGGCGCCATTCAATACCAGTGCCAGGATTTACAAGTGAATAAAAAGATGCAATCTCATTTCCTTCAAAATCTGTTTTAATCATACAGATCTCAATAATCCTATCTGTTGCTGTGTTAACACCAGTAGTTTCTAAATCAAACCAAACAATACTTTTAGCCATAATTACTATACTTTTAGTGGAACAATCCGTTAATTTTATATAGTAACAGGTTAACTTGGTTTTAAGTTTCTAAGAAAAAAGATTAATCTTCTACGGTTCTTGTACGGTAATTTTGATAGATTGGATAGCAGGAACAATATTTCCCATTGTACTGTTTAATCTTCCTAAAGATTGATTAATACTGTCAAGAGTTGGTTTAATACCTTTACTTTCAGCACCGCCACCTGCTTGAGTTCCACCAGCAGCTGCGGTCTGTGTTCCTCCACCAGTTCCTTGTGCATTAAGTGCATCTCTAATATCTTCAACAGCATTAATCAATTGGAAATATGCCATAGTGTTTGTACTTAATTCACCGGCGCCCTTAAATAGATTTCCAAATGCCTCTGCTTTATCGGTATTAATTGAATTAATAGCCGCGGCCATTTTAGACATTCCGTCAGCTGCTTTATGTATAAGACCTTTACTTGCATTATATGACATTGTATTAACAAACGATTTCATATGATCAAGTTGTCCTGAGAATTTAGGCTTATCATAATAGAATGTAAATGTATCTCCAATTGAAGTAAAGATTTCTTTAATACTATTTGCTATGGCTTTAGGGTTCTTAAGGTCAGCAAATGATTGTAAACCTTTTGCGATATTTGTAAGCTCAGAACCAGCACCTTTAACATTCTCTATACCTTTTTGTACAAGGTTCTCATCCCATTCAATTAATCCAAATAGTGCGCTATCAGATTCTTCTTTACCACCTATCATTGCAAAGGCATCACCTACTAATGTAAGTGTAGTCTTAATAGTTTCACCTAACTTAACAAAGTCAACATTAGCTGTGACCATATCTTGAAATGTCTTAAGACCGTTTGCAATGGTTGAAAGTTCTTGACCTGCGCCTTGAACACTTTCAACGCCTTTTTGTACAAGGTTCTCATCCCAGCTAAATATAAACCATCCATCAGATTCTTCTTTACCACCAATTGATGCAAAGGCATCTCCTACAAATCCTAATGATTTTTTAATAGCGTCTCCTAACCTATCCCAGTTAATATTACTATCAACCAGTTCCTGGAAGGTTTTAAGACCGTTTGCAATATTGTTAAGTTCTTGACCTGCGCCTTTAACTGACTCAATACCTTCAGCAACTTTATTCTTTTTAATTCCAAATAGAGATCCAAATACTCCACCTGCCGGAACATTACCTTGATCTGCAATTGAAGCAAATGCTTCATTAATAAATCCTACCGTGTTTGTTACAGCATAACCTAATGTACCAGGTTGGTATCTTCCGTTTTCATCAGGTTGACCAAAATTAACACCACTATCAATAAGTGCCTGGAATGCCTTAAGACCTTCGGCAATATCTTTAAGTGCTCTGCCTGCACCTAGTACTGAATTAATACCTTCTTCAACCGCAGTTCTCTTAAAGCCGAACATTTGACCAAAGAAAGATGAACTTGGAACCTGTTCGCTTGACCCAGCTAAAGCAAATGCAGTAGTAACACCGTTTAGCATAACTACTAATTCTTTTGATAACTCGTCACTCCACTTAACTTCTTTAAATGCCATTAGGCCCCAAGATAAAGTTTTAAGAGCGATACCGGCTGCTATAAAACCGGATGCAGCTTCAACCATTCTTACTGCATCAACAGCACCGGTTATTGCACCACCTAGTTTTGAGAAGAATCCTTCATCAGCATCAGCATTACCTAAGAATGCAGATTTAACACCAACTAATGTGGTGGTTAAATTCCTAGCGTCTTCCTCAGTAAAATCAACCGCCTTGATAGCAGCAAGTCCTGGAGCTAAAAGTAATAATGAAATTCCAACCGCTGCAAATGCTCCAGCTCCAGCTAATATAAATAGGGAACCTACACCAGCAGCTGCAAACTCTACACCTAATGCTAATAACAATCCTGCCTGTGCAGCTACGCTTTCTAATGTGATATCCTTGGTAACCGCTGCAAAAGGTAAGTATCCTAAACTAAATACAAGTAATCCAATACCCATACCTGCAATTGCAATTGCACCAGGTACAATTTGACCAAACATTTTACCAAGTACGGCAAATGCAAGACCGGTTCCAATTAATAAACCGGATTGAATAAGAACCTGTTCTAATGTAACATTCTTTGTAACAGCAGCAAATATAAGATATGAAATAGAAAATATTACAAGTGTAAGACTTACTACAAATAAGGCAACGGCGCCTTTCTTAATTGATCTATCAAATACTCCTAATAAAGCAAATGCTCCACCAACTAAAACAAGACTACCAACCATTGCTAAGAGCATATTTGGATTGGTTAAAACTATCATTGATGCAAGAGCAGCTACAGCCAAACCAACCGCAAACCATACAAGAGCACGGCCCATAAGCATCACGGATCTTGCACCCTGTCTGATTGATTTATCAACCTTTCCTAGCAGAGCAAAAGCTCCACCTATAAGTATCATTGCAAGAACTATAAGAGGTGTAAATAATATACCGATAGCAGATCCAATTGCAGCCAGAACTAATCCTTTAGCAAATTTTATTAAGGCACCACCCATAAGATCTAATACTTCAGCACCTTTTTGAACTCTCTTATCAGAATCTCCTAACAATTCAAAAGTAGGTAGTAAGATCTTTAGAGAAAGAATAACCACACCAACCCCAATCATTGCAGGTATAAAGAGTAAACCTGCCATTGCTAATCCTCTTGCAAACTGACCGATTGAACCGGCAATAGTTTCAAATGCTTTAGATCCTTTCTCTACCTTTTGGGTGTCTATTTGATCAAAGGCCGCCATTAAGCTAGTAATGGTTTCTGTGAATTTTTTAATAACACCCTTAGGCACCAACATAAATGCCAATAAACCCATGGCAAGAGAGCCTGCACCCCCACCTAACATTTTAATGGCTTCTGCACCTTCTTTAAGTTTATCTTTATCAACAGGTTTTCCGTCAACTGCTATTGAACCACTTTTAGTATTGGTTGCAATTTGTCTTAATAAATCTGTTTGTACCTGTAGTTCAGTAACGATTGCCTGACTTAATTGACCACCAGTCCCTCCTGAAACAGCAGCAACAACCGCATCAAGCTTTGAAGCAGTTTCTTCAGTTGATTTTGCTATCTTGGTTAGAGGATCCATTAGATCCTTTAGTGTTACTACTGCCATTCATAAAAATTAGTTTACCAGAACTTCCCAACCGTTTCCTTCCAACACAGACTTAGCCGCGAGACCAGTAGCTGAAGGGGTTGCATTTGTACCGCCTTCCATATCAATGCTACCATTAAGTACACCATTAGTACTTAAAGCTACTAAGATGTTATCAACTGCTGTTTGAGTCAACCCGCAGCCATATATGTAAATACTCCAACCATCACCAAGTGGTTGAGAGCTTGAAATAATAACTCTGGTTAACTGAGAATTACCATTAAGATCAAAACCGTTCAACGAAGGTAAACCTGATAAATCAACGGTTCCTACTATATCGCATTGATCAGCATCAAAATAAAATAAGCTATTTAATCCAGAAAGATTAGGAAAACCACCTGAAAAATCGCTATCGTCAAGACGAAGTTCTTCCAAGGCAGTACAACCTGAAAGATTAACACTTGTTAGCGAGTGGGTACTTGAATCTGGTAATTCACAATCGCTAATATCTACATATGTAAGATTAGTTAAGCCTGAAAGATCAACACTTTCCAAGTGATTATTGTCTGCTCTAAAATCTTGTAAATTAGATAAATACTGTAGGTTTGTGATTGAGGATATTCCTGCGTAATCATTGCTGCTTCCTGGAAAATCTAATTCCAATATTTTAAGAGGATCATCAAAGGTAACAGTAACCGTATATTCACCAACTTCGGCATATTCATGGCTCTCTTCATAATATCCACCACCACCAGAATCTTCGTGAATTGTACCATCACCCCAATTAATAGTAAATGCAATTGGCTCCCCTGTTGAAGTAAAGTTAAAGCCAAACTCAAGATTGTCTGTTGTATTTACTACAAATTCCAATGAAGGTGTTCTACCACCACCGCTACTTGAATCACCTGCTGCAGCTGCAGCTGCAGAAAGATTTCTTACGGCTTCTTGTAAAGCCTGCGTTCTTAATTGAGAAAATTTAGACTTACTTTGGTCTTGAATTTCTTTAAGTATTTGCTGTCTATCCATTTTATCTGTTATCTTTATTTATATATTTAGAAACGAGGCATACTTATTTTAGGCATTGAAGGTTGTTTATAACCAGACATATTTTTACCCATATTCATGGCATTATTCTTCATACCTGCTATGTTATACTTTTCTTCAGCATCTTGATTTTGTTTCTTCTCTTCATCATTGCGTTCTTTAATGATGTCATTATAGATTTCAAGAGTATACTCAAATTCATAATATGGAAGCATGTCCAACTCAGTAGGTTGAACATGCAGTTTTTCCATAAGTAATACTCTTATCTTATAAAAGTTCAGAAGAGATATCTTGAATAATGAACAGAGATTTGATGCCACCGGGAAAGGAAAGCGGAACAGTGACCTCCGCGCCACAAGAAACACATGGATATACAAACTCAGGTTTGATTCCTAGTTTCATTTTTTCTACAAGTCTAAATATGATTGAATATTTTCCAGCATCCCAGCCTTGAAATGCTGTCATAGTAGAGAATATTTGTTTTTCATCAAAGCCACGCCATTCTCTTTGTACATAAGGTAATATTGTAAGAGAAGACTTATCCCATGATTTATTTTCTTCTTCTCTTTTTCTAGCCCAATCAGTAATTGCTCTCATAACACCAATTGTAGGTGGAGCTAAAACTAATTCGCCATGACTTTTAGTAGGAACTGTGTAGCATTTATTTTCGTGGTCATAATACTTTTCAATAAGTTCATCTACATTATTAAATTGTAGATTGGTTGTTCTTAACTCTACACTTTCTTGAGATTTACATGAAGCAGTGGTACATTTCTTTTTACCAACCGGCATCATTAATTTAGCTTCGCCATTCTTAAACGTAAGTTCTCTAATTGATAGGATAACATAAATACGATCTTCTTCAAGAATGTCTCTATATGAACCTCTTTGAGAACCATACATTATTTTAGTACAACCAACAAGAATAGCATTTAACTTTTCATCTACATCTCTGATATTTTCTTCATCAACAGTAGAGAAGTCCCTAATCTCACCAACACGAGCAGCTCTGATATGAAGTTCAAAATCATCTCTATAAAAACGTCCACCTGATGGTAGGTTTGTTAAATCTAATTTCATATATCCAGTTAGTTCCTGGATTCTTCTTATCTCTGGATCATCAGGTGAAGTAATACCCATTCCTCGGGTTGGATCAACTTTACCTAAGGAAGTTATCTTCCCATCATTAACTACAGCTTCATTTTCAGGTTGAATACCTTCTGCGGCTTCAAATTCCTTTTTGATATTCTCTTCGTGGTTACTCATGTTATTTTGTTTTTATTAATTGTTTTTCTGGTGATGTTTCTTCTACGATATGTTCAACTATGATATTTCTAACATATCTTGAAATTGGAATAGGCTTAATACCAGTTTCCATTGATTTTTGAATGATAATAGTATTTAGGTTATCTTCATCCTCAGGTGTTAAGAGAACTTGTAACTTTTTAGTTAACTTTTTCTTTTGAGGAATCATTTCTTGTACGCTTTCGTTATATCCAAATTTAGGATTATCCGATTTGAATTTCTTAATCCAATACTCAACACGATCCATAACAACACCTAAAGATTCATCTGCATCAAATGTTTCTAATACTTCTCTCTTAAAGGAAGTAGTACCAAAGTCTTTAACTGCACGCTTTATGTATTTACCAGATCCTAAGTTATTAGGATTATCATTAATTGCATATCCTATATAGTTTTTTCCGTTGGATATGTTTTCAACTTTAAATATGATCATGATCTATAGATTATGTATTCTATATTATATATTAGAGATAAGACAAAAAAACTGGCCCGAAGGCCAGTTTTATCTAAGTTTCATAAGATTAGTTAGGAGCACCAACATTTTCTTCAACCCAGTGATCACAACGATAAGTCATTGTTAATTCTGCGGCATCAGCGGTTCCATAATCAAGTGAATCAATAAAATCAGGAGCACCTGTTGGGAAGATATCTTTACATGTAATCTTTCTGAAGATATCACCTGCACGGTTATACTGAACAATGATCATACTTCCTACATAGTCTTTCTTTAATCCCATTTCTCCAGTCAAAGGATCATAGATTAATTTATACCAGTTTCTCATGGTATTGTATATGTAGTTTTCATTTGCATCATTCAAGTTCAATGTAAATGCAATAGTAAGATCTACGAAGGTTTGTCCAGGCATACCTGCATATGAACGGTCAGCAAATTTATATTTTTGACCAATTGCATCTACAGATGGGTTTAATGCATTTAAACCTCCAACAGATTTAACATGTTCTAGAATCAAACCAGTATCATCTCCATTCGGGGTAAACAAAGTTATCTCGAATAGGTTAGGCTGAATTGGCTCATATCTGTTATTACTTGCCCTCGATTGAGTGTAATGTGGTAATGGCATAGCTTAACTTATTTTTTTATTTATTCTTTTTCTTTCTTTCTTATTGGAAGTTTCCAGAACTAATTGCCCCAGTTCTTAAGATTGTGGTTCTTTGTACTAAGATTTCCATTCCTCTTACTGGTTCAATATAAGTATCTAGGATACCAACATTTTGATCAATAACCTCTGGCGTATTGTTAGTTTCATCCATTACGTTACGGAAGTCATAAACACCGTCGTCATTTTGAACTGTTGATAAGAAGTTATCAGCAAGTGTTTTAATTTCCAATCTTGTTTGAGCAGTGTTAAATTCAAATAAGTAGTTTTTAAGGATTGCTTCAATACCATCTTGGATATAGATAACAACCTCTCTAACGTTAATTGAACTTAATGCAGATTTTGGAGTTTGCTGAGCAGTTTTATTTGCAAAGATAGTAGGACCAGTTCCACTTTGGAAAATGATTGGGTTCAATCCAAATGGTTCTAAGTATTCTCTATCGCTTAGGTCAAGATTAATTTCTAATCCTACAACCCCAGTTCCGCCTACAACACCTCTACGAACACCTGCAACTAATGACCAAGGTAATGCATTTTCATACTTTGCAATAAAGTTATTTGATACATAAGCAGCTGGTGGAACGTTAATGTTCTTTCCTAAATCCCTTACAGTAATGAAAGGATAATAGAATCCACCCCAGCTTCCGCCTTGTGTTGATGAAGGTAAAGAGTATCTAACAGTTGGGTTCTTAGAAAGATCACCACCTGTTGAAATAAATCTAGATGATAAGGCTCCTGTCGCATCCAAGAATGAAGGATCAGTGTTAGCTTTAAAATCTTTAGCAGATGGAGCATTTATGATTGCAAATGCATTCTTTCTAGCAGAACATAATTGAGTATAGATTGCTTTAGATCCACTTTCAATACCATTTCCAAATGTATCTACGACATAACGGAAATTGATAGTCTCTCTATCGGTTAATGCCTTAAATAGATTAGTTCCACTTAATGTACCATTTAGAATTTGGTTTTGGCGTTCATTAGTTCCATTAGGAACATGCTTAGTCACATCTAATTGGAATCCATCAAGGGTAAAGATATTAAAATAATCAACCCAGCTATCAATTGGGTAATACAATTCAACCTTCTTAACTGAACTTACAGTTGTAACAGCAATTTCAGATTGACATGTTACTAATAAGGCAGTTGTACCAACCGGGATTGACGGGAATTGAGTAGATGTTTTACCACCTTGTACTTCATTGATTCTTGTTAATCTTGAATGAGGAGTTGAAATATTACCTTCAAAGTTTAATAAGTAATTTCCTACAACCACGGTAGCCGCATCAGGATTAGTACTTGCGATAAGTACCTGGTTAGGCTTAAGTAATGGTTCAGATGTAGAATCAGCAATGATATCAATTGAACGGTTAAGAGAACCTTTAAGTGTTTGAATATCTAAAGTAAAACCGCCAACAGAATTACCGTCTGAATCCAAGAAGAATCCAGTGTTACTATCCATATTAAATTGAGATCTTGGAGTAACAGTAGCAAAAGTATCTTGTTGATAAGGAGTTATTCTAACACTTGGTAAGAAATATGAAGAATCAGAGATTGCAAATTTAGTACCAGCATTAGCAGGTACGCCTGTATGAATAAATCCATAAGATGCAGCATTGAATACTAAGTAAGAAACATATTCTGTACTTGAGATTTCAAATATTGCCTCATCGCCATCAGTAAGTGTTCCAGCAGAGAATGCGCTGTACATTGCACTTCCGTAAGAACCTATGATATTTGCATTAGTATTTGAAGTTTCAAATTCATGAACAGTAAATCCTAAATCTTCTTCATTTACATAAGTATATGTAGTACCTAATGTAGTTGGAAAATCTCCAGCCACAATACCACCAGCCCCAGATAAAACAACAGTTACCACAGTACTTGTTACATTCACTGAAAGAACTGGTACAAACTTAGAACTAATTGCTCCTTTAATATATGATCCTACAGTATTGGCTGTATTAGGAGCCATACCTACAAATGCATCATATAAAGGATTTCCAGTAGAACCTATGATTGAAATTTGAATGTTTCCGCCAGTTAAAGTATTAACAGATACAATATCACCAGTTGCAATTGTTGCAGTGTTTACCGATTGGGCAGCTCTTGCATATTCAAGGTCAGATACAATTGATCCACTATAAGAAAGGAAATTAACATCATCCTGAATACCAGTTGCCTGAGTATATTCAATGTTATGTCCGATTAGGTCAATACCACCTTTTACACCGTCAATAAGAAAATCTCCGCTAAATAGATCTTCATTAACAGCACAGAATAAACCAGTCGTAGCAGAATCAGCATTGATTAATTTTTCAATGAATAAGTTATTTCCAAGTAGATCAACAAAATCAGGAATTAAACATGCAGTATAAGTTGCAATTAGGTTAACTTCAGATTCATTAAAGAACTCTTCCAATTTAGTATCTGTTGTATCAGATGCAAATTTCTTTCTTTGAATACCTTTAGTAGGATCAAAGTATTGTTGGAATGTTGGGTCAGCTGTAAATCTCTCATAAGGTGTAGCAGAACCGAAGTTACCACCAAAGTTACCTTCAATAACAAATACATCTACCATAAAGTCAGAAATTAAACTGTCTTTATTTAAGAAACCTGGAACGTTTGCAGTTCCGTACCATTCTTCAACAGTAACATTGAAACTTGATACATTGTCATTTGCTGCTTTTCTAACAATGATAGAAACTGGATTTTGACCTAAATTAACAAAATCCAAAAGATCATTTGTAGATAAAGAGCTTAATGTGTTTCTGTTTGCTCCAACATTATCTAGGAATGCATCAGAGTCAGGATAAAAGAATTTATCTCTGTTATAAAATTTTTGGTATTCAGCAGAATCACCTGCGTTATCTTGTGCTTCTGGTGTAGCAGCTGTACCTAACTTAATGTAGTCTACATTATCATCAGAGTCTAATGCTAAAAGGTTAAGAGCTAAAATTGGACCTCTTTCTAATGCAGCTAAACAGCTTCTGTGAAAATAAGAATCTTTTCTTTCAAGATTCCTATCAATGTCTCCAAATACCTGCTTAAAGAATGCAGTATCTGGTACAAAAACTGGTGTATTAAAAGGACCTTTCTTAGAAAAACCAACAATTAATCTTGTTTGGTTTGCAGGAATGCTAACAACCTGACTCTTGTCAAATTCAAAGCGGTAAGTACCTGCAGCCTTAAGAGAAGCGATTTTTGGATCTAGTGCCATCTTGTATTATATTTTTTTTATTGCTTTTTTTATATATCCACGGCATAGCTACTTTTCTACACAAGATCATAAATATCGTAATTAAGATTTCCTCCTTTTGAATCTTTATCTAAGATCTCATCAATCTTTGCCTGAAGTGAATCATCTACAGTATCATAGATCTCTTCAACAAAGTCGGAGAAGTCCAAAGTAAAGAAAAATTCGGAACTATTTATGCTTGTCATAATAAGATCATCATGACCTAATTGGCCTGCATATGATCCATTTGGCATCTTACCAAATGTAGATGCTTCATAGACGGTTTTCTTATCTTTAATAACAATTCTGTTCTGTGTTATGTACTTTTTGAAATTTTGACAAAAGATTGGTTTATTATCTTTTTTAACCTTAAGACCAAAGTTTTTTGTTTTTGCATCTATACGATGTTTAAACTTAACTATCATCTCTTCATCAAATTCATTTCTTTGTGGAAATACAGTTTCAAGTCTTTTAATCAATTCTCCACCAAACATATTCCACTCAATAATCATCTTAACGTTTTCTGAATGAAACATATCAAACGCTAAAATGTAAACTGCTTTTGCAAATTCTTCTATTGTGTGTTCATTACTTCTAAACCTACCAATTTGTCTTATTCTAAAAAAGTCAACGAATGAACCTGGCGATGTTATCTTTTTCCAATCAGGTTCATCCATAATTTCAATCTTAAAGATATTGATTATTGAATAGTCACCGCCGTTTCCTTCAGCTATATCAATAGAGAATAGCCAGTAATTCGTATCTTCCTCAATTTCGTCTAACTCAAATGTTGGATCCCATACTAGGCCATCGTAAGAAACATTTTCTTCTTCAAATTCAGGAACTTCTTTATGAACAAATTCTTTTTGATTTTGTTGAAGCTTTTTAAGACTATCGGCACCCAATAATAGAGAAGAGCTGGCAATAAATTGATTTCCGTATTGTCTGTTAAATGCTTCTTCTGAACCGAGGTTAGCAACTTCTTGTTGCATCCATGCCTCATCTCTGCCAGGTACATCCCACCAATCAACTCTAAACGGTGAGTATTCATTTAACCCTTTCTCTGAAGCCGAATAAATGTCATAAAATTTATTAAAGCCGTTCGGTGTACTTGTAATAATTACTTTTGAATTTGATGAAGCAGATACAGTAGGATAAACGTTTTCATAAAAGGTTTCCACAAAGTTTTGAGGAATATGTGCAAACTCATCCATGAACAGTAAGTGAATGGTAAAACCGATAGCCGCTTTCTTAGTGGTTGTTTGACCAATAATACGACAGCCATTATCAAATTTAGAATTGAATACATCCCATTTAATTACACCTGGCTTTAAAAAGAACGGTAGGTGTTCAAGAATTGTTTTACCTTTATCAATGATTTCTCTCGTAGTAGCACCCTTATTTGAAAGAACGAGAGAATTCTTATCATAATTGAATAATGAATACCAGGCGATAAAGATTGATGAACAAATCGTTTTACCAATCTGACGAGATGCTAAACATACATTAAATCGTTCTGCTTGGAACTGCCTTAACATTTCCTCTTGATATCCTCTTAACTTAATAGTCTGTAAACCAAAATCGGTCATTACAGTACAATAAGTATTTGCAAAATATACGATATCAGTAGCACACTTTTTGATTTCTCTAATCTCGTGTGGTGTATAATTAAAAACTATGTTGCCTTTTCTTAGGTTTGGATTACCTTCATAAAAAGGTGTTGCTTTAGGTTTATACCCTTCTTCTAAAGCAAGCATAAGTTGCTCTACCTTTTCTGAAGTCCATGAAAAGGATTCTTCAGCTGCCCCTACTTTAAATTCAAAGCCTGCGCTTTCTGCTCTAGGTTTCTGTGCCATCTTCTTCTATTATGGCTAAGATATCATTTTCATGGAGAGCTTCATATTCTTCTCCATTTATTTTGAACATCGTACCTTTGCCAATTGTTTTTATAACAGTACATCCTTCTGGTAAAATGTCAGTATTAGATTTAATAATAACACATTTACGATTGTACTTTTCGGTAGGTAATATGATACCGCCCTCACTTATTTTTTCTTCTATGATCTCTTTTGTAAGAACATAGTTATTCTTCATCTTGATTTGCATCGACATCTTGTATATCTTCTTCATTAATACTATCTTGTAATGCTCTCATAAGATCTTTGGTTCCTCTTGCCTTAAGACCCGTTGTAGTTGATTTCTTTTGAGAACTGTTATCATTAGATCCACCATGATAAACATCAATATCCCTAGAAAGCTTTTTAGCATTTTCTTCAATTGCAACCATATACATGGTTTGACTTTTTATGATATCTAATAATGTTCTTTGAAGATCGCTAAGTACTTCAAACATTCGTGGAGATACATCACCTTCGTTTATAGTATCCATTAATGTTGAAATAGCAGATTCACTATTTTGCATTTGACGTATAAGCATTCCTAATGCATACTCATCAAGTTCTGCTTTTACTTTAATGTACTCGTGCTCCTCAATAATCTCTTCACTTAAATAAAACTTAAGAAGATTATTCATTACTCTCTGCGCTTTATTCTTTGCAGTTTGTAATGCAACAGCCTGTGTTCCTTCTGCCTTAACTCTTGGTAATTGTGGGGTATCTTCTAAACCCGGTACCTCATCTGGCAAATCACTTAATAAGTCACCGAGGCTATCTCTAAATTTATGTTTAGATTCTTCTTTCATTAATCCTTAATTTAGATTATATATTCTATGTTAGCGTGAGTCGAGTTGTCTGTTAAGTAATAGCTGAGGTGCAGCATTATCTAACAGAAGTGTTAAGTGAGTATCCTTAACAACATATTGTGATAAAATCAATTCTTGTAATTCTTCCTCAATAGGTTTACTCCAAATACGAATATTTGTTATGTCAGTATTGGATCCTAATAGTTTCCATGAATTAGAATCAGGAATTGCTATCGGTGTATATAACTTAGTTTCAACAAATATCTGATTTAACTGTGATGTATTTTCAGGATTAATTGCACCTGTATCTTTAACTGTGTTATAACCAAATAAACTTATCTGCTGTGCAATGCTATTTATATTAATAACAAATGCATACCAATTATCATGTAATAAAGTTAATCCTTGCGCATTTAGGTTATACTTAAAGTAGGTATCTCCTATCTTAATTATAAACCAATTTGGGGTATAGGTAAAAGATACATAGTCAGTTGGAGGTATTAGAGAGTTTTCATAAATCATGAAATTATTGCTAGCCTCTCTATTAAATCTTGGAGTACCCTGAGTAGTGTTATTAATATAAGGTGTATCAATATCAATACTGGTTGCACCTACTGCAATAATTTTATGTAAACCATTATATGATGCAGTTCCTGCAACATTTACCCAATCCCCAACATTTAATGCATTAGCATATATCGGTAGACCTGAAGTATTTAGTTTTACTTTACCGCTACTATTTGATATTCCTGTAATTGCTACGTTTGGACCAATTGGATTTGTATAAGTAGGTCTAATCCAAAATGTAAATGCTCTATCATCATTAAGCCCCCAACCTTTGTTATATCTGTATTCTATAGCTTCAGTACCGGTTGCCATAGATGATAGCTTATAATTATATTTTGAAATGATTGTCCATCTGTTATAAACATTCTCTTCTTTAATTATAAGTTTCTTATCAAGAATTCTTCTAACATAATCATTACATTGTGTTCCTATTGTGTTATATTGATTAGGTTTTACAACGTCATCATATTCATTATTTGCTTCTTCGCCAAACTTACTCTCAATGCTACTAACCAATGCATCCTTTTCATCTTCAATGTTTTTATCAGGATAAAGAACGGCTGTTCTTTGTTGATAAGGAACAAGGCTTACTCTCCAATATGAACTGGTATATAAAAAGTCATCTGGTTCTGCTACTGCATCAACCTCATAAATACTATTTAGGTAAGGCTGCAGATATAAGTAGTCTCTCATCTGTGGTTTTGCACCAACACCAAATACCTGTTCAAACGAAGACTTTACTATATGTACTTCAAATTGTACAGGAAAATCCATCATAAGAGGATTGAATTGAATCTCTTGTGTAGGTAATTCATTATTAGGAAACATAATCTTTACCTCAGCAGATGCGATTACATTAAATAAAGAATACTCCTTTAGGATAACATCTCGGCTTCTTTGATCGGCAGATGTCTTAAAGTACTTAACACAAAATCCAAATAGGTTAGATGCAACAGATGATAGTTGTGTATACATTTGTGCAGCTCTAGAAAGATCATAAGGATTCCAAGAAGAACCGCAACAGTCAATAACTAAGTTTTGAGCTCCTGATAATGATCCACTATCACAGCAATTTATTTGTGGAACTTTACAAATAACTCCACCGTCTGTAACTATTTCTAGTGAGATAGACTTAAATTCTAGTGTGCCATCGCCCACCTGTTCATACTTATACTGCACCCAAAATGGATTAATTGGGTTAACTAATAAAGCCTCTAGATTCACATTTGTTAAGGGAATCCAATCAGAATATGTAACTCCATCTATACCCCATCTAAAAGATTTAGTAAAATAACATGATGTAGTTTCTCCTTCTGTTTGATCACTATAACTTATTACCTCTACAACATTTTTGTAAGGTTCTTGGAGACTTATTAAAATAGCATCGCCATTCTCGTTTGTTGTTGTTCCTACGACGGCCATTTATTATGAATTTATTTGTTCTATATCGTCTTCGATAATAGTTACTTCTTTCTTAAATGTTTCACCTAAAATATATGAACCTACAAATGGGGTTAAAGCAGCAAAATATGCACTTACACCAATAAGATCAGCTTTCTGTACAATTACCCAAACTCCTACTGTTAACCAGAGAGCTATTGTAACATACATCATAACTTCTCTTCTACTGTTAGGACCTGGTAAAAATATTGATGAATTTTTACTTTTACGAACACTTTCACCAAAAATATATGAAGCAACGAAACCTGTTAGGGAAACAAAATATGCAGCTAACGCTGTAAAATCAGTTTCAAAATATGTTGCAGTAACTCCAACCGCTAACCATAAAAATACGATTAAATATGTTACACATTCGCGCTTAGACTCGCAACATCTCCTTAAAAAACTTTTCATAAGACCTTTTTGTTTATATATTCCTTAATAAGGAGTATAGTCTGTCTTCACTAAAAGAACAGGATCATCTTCTTCCAATTTTTGATCAATATGATCAAGAAGATCAAATGTACTAAGGGTGCCATCAATTTCAAGTTGGCCTAATATCTCAAATAATAAAGAAGCTTGCATGTAAAAATACCCAGATCTTTCCAGATACTTATTTGGCATAATCTTATACTCAATTATCTTTTTATTAATGATATCTAATTGGCTTCTACCAAATACTTGAGTTAAGTCAAAAATGCCTTCTTCTATCTTAAAATAGAAGCTCATAATTTCTTTATTGTTAACCTTAACAACTCTACTAAATTTCTTATCATAAGAAACTGAAAAGGTTAACCACTCTAAGTTTTCAAGTCTGTCAATAATTGACCAAAGAAATGTAACTGAATTTGGTTTATGTCCAGGTATAGATGAAAGGCCATCTGCTTCAGCTTTTGTGATTTCTTTTTCTAATCTTTTATTTCCTTTGATTGCAGACACAAAAGAATCCACATCAATAGTGAATAGATTTTCATCATCAGAAGTATTCCAGTTTTTACACTCCTTTATTACCCTTGATATGATAATACTATCAATGTGATCAAACTTATAAAGTGTGAAGTAAATGTGCGTAGGAATACCTAACTCAAATTTATTGTCGATTAACATCATTTCCCATCTGTTTTTCTAATATATCTATCGCGGTTCGGACTTCTGATGGGTTATATTTTAAGCATTCTTTAAACTCTCTATGACCTATTTCATTAAATTTCATATAAAGTTCAACAGCCTTAGGATCTGGTGTCCACTGTTTTTCTTTTTCTTGTTTCTTTACTTTAGTATAAATGAAACCTGGCACTTTATTAAATTTTGAAGCAACCATTCTCCATGCTTCTGCTTGACCTACTGGATCAATTTTAAGAGTATTAAATAGATTTGCCTGAATAGGAAATTTAATACTCATAAAACGATTTGTCATAAAGGAATTTCTAGACTTATCATAACTAGAAACTTTATCCCATTGAGCATCCTTACCAAATAAAACTTTTATATAGTCAAATAATTGCATATCCTATTTTTTATTATAGGTTAGCAACCCATTTTTGTTTTAGGAGAACATCCTAATAAAATACTTCTTCTAAACATACCATCATATCTTTTAGGAATCTTAAATTCTTTAATGATATCCAGAAAAATAGGCTCCCATTTACTCTCTTCCAATTCATAGTCCATGAATGGAATTACTTTTTGATGAAATTCATTTATCTCTGCTTCTTCAAACATTTTATCAAAATCTCCAGTAGGAGTTGATTGAGCAAACAAGCGACGATAACATTCCATCATAGCATCGTCTATTCTCTTTTCCAGTTTAGGTGTCATAACTTAAAATATCTTTCCTTTTTGTTTACGGTCGGTAATGAATGAAAAATCGCCGTCCTCTTCATCATCCTTAAATATCTTGGATGAGACTGCGATTGAAGTATCTTCTGCCTTATAAGAAGTATTTTCCAAAATAGCTTTCATTGAGGAAACACCATTTATATTAAGAACATTCAGATTAATCTTTGTCTCTATAGAGCGAAACATTTCGTCTAGGATACCTTCTGGGATTGATTCCGAAGAAAGAACCATTAGGTTTACATTAGACTTTATATTGGATATGATCTGTTCGCGGGTCATATGTTTAGCCTTCATAACCCTAATAGTGATGTTTGCCAAATCGGTAATGAACTCTTCATTATAGAGATACATATGAGAAAGGGTACCATGTTTTTGTTTGAATTCAGATACGATTTCTTCTGCCTTCTTTTCACTGATACCATACCTACGATCCTTTAATACATACCAGTATGCAGGAGTAACATTATCACCGGCATCACCAGTTAAAACCTTTCTAAATCTAAACTCTTCTGGATCAACCTCGATGATATCAACCTTTTTCTTTTTAACAAGAATTTGTAATAGTTTCTTAGATTGATTTTCTGGTGAAACTGAAACCTTCATTAAATCAAAGATGTCAGTAGATGATTCATCGGTTTCAGTATTCATCCATTCAGAGAATCCTTGATATGTATACAATTTTTTGTGAGCCGGTGAAAATAGAATAGTATGAGTATTTCCATTAGTGTTAACCAATTGAACAAGATCCCTATCACCAGTAAACATAATTACTGATTTGTTATTTGCCAATGATTCTGTATTCCATGCATACATTAGGTCATCACCTTCGGCACCATCAATTTTGGATACGATTACACCCTGGCGAACCAGGAATGAAATAAAGTCTTCGGATACTTTAGAAAAGTTTTCCCAGTTAATAGTGGAATCTTGTTTACGATTTCCTTTATAGTCTGCCTCAGGATAAAAGTCTTTACGCCATGAACGTGAATCTACTGTCCATACAATTTTATCAATAAGTCCTTCAAATAACCTAACCTGGTATGCAAAGTCAGTTGCGAGCTTTACCATAAAAGATTGTGCTTCTTCGGCTGAACCTAGTAATTCTTTAGACTTACCCTGACGAGGCAAGACATATAATGTTCTGAACAGAAAATAATTTCCGTCCACAACGAATGTGTGTCTACCTGTCTTTTTCATCTATGTTTTATAATTTATAAAATAATAACAGGTTAAGGATTAAACTGAAAGTTTATGATAAGAAATTCTTTTTCAATCTCGTCTAGAGATTTATCGGATCTTTCTCTCTTAAATTCCCAAAACCTTTTAACTGCTTCACCTAATGCAAAATGATTAGGATATCTCTTAATTAGTTCATTTAATAAGTTATCAGACATATTATGCGCCATTTAATATTGACTGCAGTTCATAGATACATGCGAGCATAGAAACCGCAGGATCAATAACTAACTGTCTTTGTGATTGATATTTTGATACCGTCACAATTACTTGTGGTATAAATTGTATGTATGAAGTCCTTTCTTGTTGTATGTATTCAATAAATTCTGCACCTAAAGAAGATAAGACATCATCTACTCTATTTGCATAATTGGATAACATATACTGATAGTTTTTTACAGGATCGGTGTTATCTATGATAAGATCATATACATCCTTGTAAACAGAACTAAACTTCTTAATATCTTCAACCGTAATTACTTCTTTACCTTGAGACTTAAAGCCTTGTAATTGGTTAAGCATATTACGAAGATCCGGAAATTTTCTTTTTACTAATTCAACCGCTGCATGCTTATCAATACCAATTCCTTCTTCTTTACAGATTTGAAGAATTCTCATAATGTAACCCTTCATGATTTCTGTTTCTTCTTCCTTAGTAAAATCAAAATCAATCATTTCAAATCTTGACTGAATTGGATCAGGTACTTTATTAATGTAATTACAAGTTGCAATGAATCTTGCATTAGATGCAAATTGATCCATAGTAGCACGAAGAGCTTTAAAGAATTGATCAGATACTCCGTCAATCTCATCAAGAATAATTACCTTAAGTTTTCCAGGCTCGTCCATAATTGAACGATTAGCACAGAAGTCAGTAATACGATTTCTAACAATATCTACAGATGTATCAGTTGATGCATTAATGTAAAGATATGGATGTTTGAAATGTTTAACCAATGCTTTGGCTGCAGAGGTTTTTCCAGTACCAGGACTACCATGTAAAAGAAGATGCTGATAAACTCCCTTTGATAACTTATCACCTACTCTTTTAGGTGTAATAAGATCATCTAAACTCTGTGGCCGATACTTTTCAGTTAAAAGAATATTTTGTACATTCCTCATATAAGATATAGTTTATTTTTATATGCAAACTCGTGTGATAGTTTTACCAAGGATAAATAAAAAAATCATATAAGACCTACATGAGAAGAGTAAGGAAAATACTAGGTAATGACAGAAGAGTACCTATCATTAAAGAAAACCGCGGCATGCCACCAACCGTTGTAAAGAAAGGTTCATCTGATGAAAAGTTAGGTAGAATAATCGTAAGCCCGGACAACATACCAGTTGTACAAAAAAGAAACTTAACCATGAATGCGGTAGGTCAACCTACAAGAAGAGCAGTTGGTAAGGTTGATCAAATGTGGTCAGGGGAAACGGTTTTTATTATTGGTGGTGGGCCTTCTCTTAGAGATTTTAACTGGACTTCATTACATGGTAAAAAGGTTATAGCAATTAACAAATCTTTGGTATCGTATCCTAGTGCACAGGTTCTCTATTGGACAGATTCCCGAGTTTACTCATGGATGAAAAAAGAGATAGATGATTTCAAAGGTCTAAAATTTACAATAAGAGATCATCCATCATACGTAGGTGATATTAAGATTCTTAAAAGAGGAAATAAATTTGGTCTTGAGGAATCAAAGGATACTCTTGCACATGGAAATAACAGCGGATATGCTGCTATCAACCTAGCATATCATTTAGGCGCAAAAAGAATTGTATTGTTAGGATATGATATGGGTAATGATGGAAAGGTAAGCCATCATCATAATGGATATCCAGTTCCTGTTACTGGTGATAATATTTATAGAGACCAGTTTATACCAGGGTTTAGAGTTATTGCAGATCTTCTTAAACAAAAGGGTGTTGAGGTTTATAATGCTTCTCCTAAAAGTTTGCTAACCGTTTGGCCGAGGATTACTTTAGATAAAGCTCTATCCCTTAAATGATCTCTTAATATAGTTTATAAACTCCCTTTGTTCACCTTTTAGAAGAGATTTACAGTGTTTAGTAAATTTAACAGAGGAATCTATTACTCTTTGATCAACCCTTTTATTCCGTGAGTTATGAGCCTCAGAACATCTTTTACAAACAAAGTTTTCTATCTTTTTTGAATCCATTCTTGACTTAATCTCCACGTCACAGATTGCGCAATTCCAATCCATAACATTTGAGTCAGATTCAACTTCTTTAATTGTGGTAAAAGTTTCACGAAAAGGATTCCAAAGAATCTTGTTAGGATTCTTTTCATGATCATTCATATCCTCTACCTTAAATATGATCTCAAATGCTTGAGTATCTGCATCTAACCATTTTAGGTAATCATTCTCTACCATGAATCTTTGCTTTGAAGGCGGCAGATTTTCTAAAAGAATACCATGCCGCCTTCTATACCATCCAAAGTTTATCTTACGAACTTTATACATTAACGTCTTTCATTAGTCGTCTAAACTTATCAGTAAATGATTCTCCGATATAACCAGCAGATTCTTCTTTTTTACCAGACTTTTTATCTTTAAGTTCTTTTAATTTATTTTCTTCTGGTTCAAGAGCTTTTGCTAAAACCTCAGGGTTTGCAAGAGGACTGTTTTTATCTTTTGCCGTATTCTTAATTGCAGCTATCTTATCTTCCTGATCTGCTATTTCTTTATCAAGAGGATCAGGTGTAGCTTCAGTTTTAGTTTCGGTAGGTTCTTTACTAAGTTTCTGCTTCTGGGTCATTAATTCGCCAATATCATCACCTAGACCTTGATAAAGTTCATCATTACCTTCAAGCTTAGCTTTTTTCTGTTGTGCCTGCTTAAACTTAATCTTGGCGTCAATTTTTGCACCTTCATCATCACCGTCTTTAACCTGATCATAATTAGCTTTAGCTGCAGAAATTGCTGCCTTAGCATCTTCCAATGCTTTGGTGTCTGTTTCAGTGGCAGGTTCTGCCTTTACTTTAGGTTCATCCTGTTGCTGAGGTGTTTCTGCTGGTGTTTCTGCTTTAGGCTCCTCTTGTTTTTCATAATCCTTAATATCTGCTTCGGCTTTTGCAGCTTGAGCATTAAGTTTCTTTATCTGGATCTTAAGTTGCTTAGTCTCTTCAGCATCAGCGGCTTTAAGAGCAGTTTCAGCTGCAGCAACTTTAGCCTTTGAAATTGCAAGAGATTTAACAGCCTGAAGACCTGGGCTAGTTGCAAGCGTAGTCATACGGTCAGAAATAGCAGAAGCTTTATCGGTGAGTGCCTGGTTCTTTGCAGCATTTGCCTGTTTAAGAACCTCCATTTTATCTTTATCTACTTCTCCACCAGCGGCTTGCTTTTTCTTTTCGTAGTCTACATTATTAAGAGCCTTCTGAACTAATGCCTGTTGATACTTCTTGGCATTATTCTTAATCTTCATAAATTTTACAGGATTCTGAAAAAGAGCACCTGCTCTAGTCTGTGCCTGTTTTGGAGTGGCTTCATTAATTGCCTGCTCAACTATAGAATCTAAGTGAGCCTCTAGTCTAACCTCGGCTTCTTTTATAATTCTAAAATGTTCAAAGTTTACTAATTCTTTCATTTAGGATATTATTTTTAGTAATTTATATATTCAAGAGACTAAAGACAAAAAAGGTCTACCGAAGTAGACCTTTTAGTTAAGTAAATTATTGGATTAGACAATTCCTTCAATTGGAGATCCCTCTCCACATGAATATCCACCCCAAAGTTCATAAAGCCATGACTCGAGTGCTGTATGATCTTGTACTTCAAACCATTTACGGAAGCAGTCAGGATTATCAAAATAGCCATAAGGATTACCAAATACTCTATACCATATCTGGGAATAAAACTCTTTCCATGAATAACAGAATCTCTCAGCATATTTAATGAGGAAACCGATTCCTGGTGATCCACCAATATATCCACATTCATCCGTATTAAAGAAGGTATCAAATTCATTAGGTGTTGGTGCATTTTGTGATTGTGTAAAGAAGTATTGATAGTTTTCCCAGCCGCCTCTAAATGCAGATCCAAAGAAATCTGGACGACCATTAACAATAGCCGCAAAGTCAGTAAGATCGTCAAAACGAGTAGCTTCCCATGGATTATTAACATATGATAGTGTCATAGAAGGGATAGGATCCAGCGGATTTGCAACATAAAGATATTGGCTTTGCTGAGCATTAAAGCATACATAAGCCCTATCAATAGTTTTATCAAAAGTGAAAGTCACAGATGGCGCTATTAATTGAGGTACGGTTGGGCCTTTTGTGAAAGCATACTGAATAATACGATAACCATAGTTAACATTACCCCATGTTGTAGTAGTTAACCAGTTTTGTACCGGTACCAAGTTATCAAAACGAGTTGCCTCATATGGGTTAGAAGTAATGTAAACATCCCATGAACCTACAGGATCTCCAGTGTTAGGAACATAAATATATGCTCCCATATCTTCTGAAAATATAATCTGTGAACGATCATAGCTATTTCCAGTTCTTCGGCCGGCGGCAACATTAGGTGAATTAACTGCGCCTAGTATAGGAGTGCCGGCAGCATCACTAAAATATTTATCACGGATTTCATATCCGTATGCAGCATCTAGAAGAGTTTTACTTTCGTCACCCCACTGATTAGGGTACCAATAGGTAGATGCTACCTGGCCGTCAAATGTTGCTAGGTTTGGATATCTAGTAGCAACGGTCCTATCATCGCTGGTATCAGCTGTAGGTTCACCAGCAGTTTGAACAATTAAGAATCGACCTGCGTCGTTTCCTTTTAAGATAAATGATCTTGAAATTGCCATAGTCTAATTTTTATTTTTATATATCTTTATGGCTAAGTTTTTTTAGACTTAATTATGTCGCAAAATAAAACCACTGAACCTCCCAAGGATATGTATTTTGTGTAGGATCTCCAAGAGGTGTATCGGTTAAGTAGTATTGTAATTCTAAAACATTAACCCATTTAGTAGCAAGGTTAGGATTAGATACCCAAGTCCATGTTACTTGACTAGGATCTCCTCCACCTGTTTGAGGATCTATTAGAACATATTCATTTCTGCTAAAATTGTAAAGTACAGCTGCACGGTAAACTCCTTGTGACATATCTTATTTTGTTTTTTTATATATTTAAGACAAAAAAAGGTCCGCCGAAGCGGACCTTTTCAAACAGTATGATTACTATTTATTAGATGATATCAACTCCGTTGAAGTTGAAGTTCAATACATAGTACATAGTTTGTGGGTGGAATCCAGCGTCTACTAAGTCGAATCTAGATTTAACCGCGATCTTAGGAGCCATAGTTCCTTCTGCGATTGTCTCAACAGATTCAGCCATTAAGTAAGGCATGAATACTAAACCAGGAGAGTTACCATCACCTTTACGACCTACAGCGATCTTAACATCGTTAAAGTCTCTGTTTGGATCTACATATACAGTAACACCTGCGATAGCTCCGATTGGGTAAAGAGAACCACCAGCTTGGTTAACAGTATTTGAAAGAGGATAAGCAACGAATCCAGCGATGTCCTGAAGAGCAGATGCCATCTTACCGCCAGTTACAGCGAAAGTAGCAGGTCCTCTACGGCCACGAGTAGCGATCAAGTTAGAAGCAGCAAGAATCTTAGTAAGGATTCTACGTTGCAATGTACCTTGAGTTTCGCCACCACCACCAACTGATACTGAAGTAACAGTTACAGAGCGGTTAACGCCAGTATTGTCAGTTCCAAGAGAAATAACAACAGAACCAGTAGCACCTGTAGTGAAGGCAGCTGAAAGAACAGTACCATCAACTTGAGATACTTGGTAAGCGTTAGTTACACCATTCTTGAAGATTCTATCCAAGATATACTTGTTAATAGATTGAGTTAATTCATTAACCAATACAGCTTCTACTTGAGCAACTGCATCGATACCGAATTGCTTAAGGTCTTGTACTTGCTCACGAGTAACAGCGGCAGCAACTTGATAAGTTTTAGCAGCAACTGATTTGTTGAACAATGATAGACCCATGATGTTATCAGGCGTAGATTCGCCATCTCCTCTTTGATAAGGATCAACACCATTGATTGCTTCTGCACCAAAAGTAGGTGTACCAGATGCAGGGTTGTTTTCAGCAAAGGCATTACCAGAGAAACCAACGATATGGTCTTCTAATGCTTTAACTAATTCAGGAGCCCCGTCAAAGTTAACGCGAATTACTGATAAAGGATCATCAGAATAACCATCAGTACTAGAAGTAATTGATACGTAGATTGGTTGGTAACCTTCTTCACCTTGTGCATAAGGATCAGTTCCTTGAGCAACATCAGTACCTTTACCTCTTACGCGGAAGATTGGATATCCGTCGATACGAGACTTACCAACGTAAGTTAATTCGTATGCACCGAATGAACCAGTACCAACATAGATAAGGTCATTTGCCGCTAAGTCTCCACCTGTAGCAACAGTTAGAGGAACTTTGATCATTAACGGAGCAGAGTTACCGTTAATTCCACCTGCTTGAGATGTACGACCACCACCATATACGAAGTCTAGGTAAGTAAGAACTCCCATAGGACCTTGCATTGGAACTACAGGTACAAGATCAAGACCTACAGTCTGAGCAGCAACCTGCATAGCAAGTGGCAACAAAGAGAATGGTCTATCACCAGAACCTGGGGCCTGTGAATAGAATGCGTTCAATGTGGTAGGATCTCCAGGGAAAGTAGGAGCGCCCATTGACTGAACGTTCATGTTTGGATTGAGGTGTACAGTATTGTAAACACTTTCATTAAGATTGTGGTAGTGGCAATACTTAGACATCCAAGATAACTTAGACTTCTCAGTGATACCAGTAGCCTCCTCAATGATAGGTGCCCACGTCTTTTGTACTTCAGCCTCATTAATTAAATGATTTGAATACATTTTGTTTTTTGTTTTTTTGTTTGTTTTATTAATCAATCTGTAGCTCTTTGCTTCTTAGCTATTAGATTTGTTATTTATATATTATAGTTCTTTAGTTTTATCTACCGATATTGAACTTAACCTTACTGATTAGATCAGCAGCAAATGATTCATTTACTAACGGTTCTTTTTGGGTGGTAGCCTCAGCAGCAGTCTTACTCTCATTAATTTGTTCTAATTCAACCTGAGATGGTCTTAAATCTCTAGTTGACCAGAAATTATTAATTGCATAAGGAGTACTTAATGTATAGAACTTAGATTCTGCAATGATTTGAGCTTTACGAGATTCTGATAGAGCTTCCCATTTTGCAGTATACTTTTCAGGCATATCGCTGATAAAGTTTAATTCTCTCTTCTTTTCAATAAAGCATGATTCCCAAATGTTTTCAGCCTGTACGGTTGACATAATTGGTTTTACATTCATTGATTCAACAATCATTTGTTGTTTTTCTTCAGATAGAGAAGAGAATTCATTTTTCTTAGACTCAGAAAGGAAGTTCATAAAGTGCATTTCTGATACAACTTTTGTTTTTGCTTCAGCTTTTGCAATTAATTTATTTAATGCTTCTTCAATTGAATCTTTATATTCTTTCTTATTAGACTTAGTTTCTTCAGAGTAAGATTCACATGTTCCTTCGTGAACCTTTGCACATTTTTCGCAAACGCCTTCTTCTTCAGAAACAGATGATTCATTAATAGCAGTTCCAGAAACACCGTTTACATTTTCAGCGATGTATTCAGAATATTTAATGCTCCTTGATAAACCTTCTGCTAAATAATTAGAATATGCAATATTTTGATCAACCTTTTCAGCAACATATTCAGAATATTCAATTCCTTTTTCAAGGTTTTCTCCTAAATAGTTTGCATATTGGATTCCCTTATCGGCTTTTTCAGCAACATGTTCAGCATACTGAATAGAGTTATCTAATTCTTCAGCTAAATAACTAGTGTAACTCTTAATCTTATTTACATTTTCTGCTAAATAGTCAGAATAAGAAATACTCTTATCTAGGTTTTCAGAAAGATACTCAGCATAATCATTTAACTGATTTACCTTTTCTGCAATATGTTCGCTGTATTTAATAAGTTTCTCAACGATTTCAGAATTATCTGAATTGGCGGATTCTTTAACGTTATTCAATACACCTTGAACGTACTCAGTGTATTTTTGAAAATCCTCAACGGTTACAAAATTTTGATTTTCCATTGTTGGTTCTTTTTTATCTTCTGTATTTTTAATTTCTTCCATTTCGTAAATGAATAAAGTATTGTCGTCATCGAATCCATAAGATTCATTAACTCTTGCAAGTTCTGCATTTTCAAATCCAGGATCTGCTACAAGATCATAAGTAAAGAATTTCTTAATCTTTACCTTTCCGCTTTCATCAACGGTTCCAGCAGCACGGCTTGAAATATGAAGAGGAATACCATCTTTAATTAAAGCTTGGGCTTCCTTACCTTTAGTAGTATTAAGTAAACGAATTCTTCCAATAACTTGTTTATTTTCAGAATCGTATTTTAAAGATTCTACTACGTGTGATACATTAGAGAGGCTAATATCAAAATCTTTTGGGTGATCCAATTCGCCTAAAAGCTTATTTGTCTTTACCTTTTCTTGAAGTTCATTAATATGAGGTAAAACTTCTTTTTCCTCATATATTCTATTGTTCTTATTACGAACTCCAAATTCTGTAAAAACGCCTTCTAATACGACTGCACCATCATCATCTGTCTTAAACGATAGATTAGATTGTGATCTCTCAAGAATTAATAGTTTTTTTCCTGACATCTTCTACTTGTTATTTGATTTATATATTATCAACTTATAAAGTTTTTATCCTAAACCCGCCAGTGGATCCTCTTCAATGCCACCTGCATCCTTTTCTGGTTTAAAAAGTTTTTTGTCGGCACCTAACAGAATCTTTTCGATATCCTCTTCAGTGTACCCCTGTGTCTTTAAGTCAGAACGTTCCTTAGCTCTTTCATTTGCTTTTAGATCATCCTGAGTAAATCCACCATATCTCTTAATTAGCCATCCTAGATCAAAATATGGTATTTCTGTCATATTTTCATCCATTGTACTTAATTGAGTTTTCATATTACCAATAAAGTCAACTCTTTTTGTTTGAAGTTCCATTTCTTTCATTTCTTCAAACACATTATCCTTAATATATCTTAATGCCAAACCAGCCTTAAAGGCCACATCGTTTTTAAGTTCTGGGTGGTTAAGACACATTTGAAGATATGCAGGCTTAATAAGAATTTCCTGGAAGATTGATCTTAAACGATCAATAAATTTAGAAAACTTAATTTCATCTCTTAACATACCGCTTGCTTCCATATCATAAGTATTTCCACCTTCCTTATCAAATCGTGAAAATGGAATCTTTGATGCAAGCTTTAATTTATCAGCAAAGTATTTAAGTGCTTCAGTATCCCCTAGATCAGGACCATCTCCACCGATAGTACTAATTTCAGGTTGTTCACCATCTTTAGATGGTAACCAGTATTCTTTATTAAACGGCATCATTGGTTTACCGTTAGTTTGAATTTCACCGCTCTCGTAATTAAAGTCTACTACTTCACGGTATGAATTCATTAACTGTGCAAGAGATTGTTTTGCTCTCGTTTTAGATTTACCACCAACTGGGATAATAAATTGTGTTTTGAATGACGCATTTGAAACTGACCAAATAATTCTGGTAGTTTCCATAATTCTTAATAGGTTAAAGGAACGAATAAGTCTTTCTACGTATGATATCCTTTGTGGTGAATTAACCTGAGAATATGAAAGGTAAATGATTTGAGAATCCCAAAGTTTTCTTTCCTTTGGTCCACCGCCTTTATACTGAACCCACATCTTTTTACCAGTTTCAGTATCAAGACCAGGCATTAATGATATTGGATCAAGTTCTTTAAATCCAATGATCTCAGTTTGCTTATCATTATAAACAATCTCAAATGCAAGATATCCATCAACCAACCATTTACGGAAATAATTCCAAGGTTGTACTGCATCGTTAAAGCCAAAGTAACTATAGATATTATTATAGATATCTCCGATCTCTTCTTCTATAGAATTACTAATTTCTCCATTAAACTCTGCATATGCAAAGTAATTACTTTTATCAAAAACTATTGCTTCATCTGTAATAACATCTAGGATATCTTCAATTTCATCCTGAACGGCAAATGTTCTAAGTTGTTCTCTTTTCTTTTCATAGTCTTTATCAAAGAATGAAATATTCTTTTTAAGACTTGTATCAGTTAAGGATAACGCGGCAAATGCAGCATACATATCGTCTGCATCAGATCCCATAGGATTCATTGTATATCCCATAGCATTTTCGGTAAATCCTACTGCTCTGGAATTACGAATGATCATATCATCGTATGCCATACCTAGATTGGAAAGATCCTTAAGAATCTTTCTTACCGGGTTGGAATCCGTCAGAGGACCTCGCCTGTTTGTAAATCCTGCCATATTCTGTAGTTATTATGTTTTATATATTCTTGTAATATAATGCTTGCGCCTGATTAATATCTCCACCGAAGAAATTGTTATCATCATTAACCGCACCCATATACCAATCTTCATATCCTATGATTTTAGGATCCTTCATTCGATCTAACCTGTACTGTCTAATTGCATATGTTAAGTTATATTTTCTACCTAATGATTTTTTAACAGCCTCGTAAGTAAAATTTTTATTGTATGATTGTTTTGCTATTTCTCCAGCAAAATTAAATTGAGATTTAAAGAAAGATCCAAATGATTTTATGATATCCTCAATAAAAGGTATTCTTGCATCATACGGTAGGTAATGTAAATTAATACCAAGTTGATTAGTTCTTGACCCAGGTACCGCACCTAAACCAATTACAATAGGAAACGTATCATAAAAGTCTTCATCTTCAGTAAAGTATCTAAAAGTATACATTCTTCCTTGATCCAATACTCCTGTGCCTTTTATTCCTGCTGCTAATAAATCATTAGAGGATGCTTTAGAAGCACGAGCCTGCCCTTTATTCTCTGCAATGTATAAATCTAAATCATCTGTAAAATTCCCTATAATCATCTTAGAAAAGGTTTGAATCTTCAGTTAATAACATAACCTTAAAATTTCTTTGGGCCGCAGCCTTATTAAGAGCATCAGCTTTACATAGATTCTTTACATACATTTCATAAACATATTTAAAGTTTTCAATTGCTTTTTTGGTCTTAACTTTAGGAGGGTTTGGTTTTCTTAACTGTTCTTTTGGTTTTATTTCAACTACATACTCCTCAATGATTCCATCCTTATCCATCTTAACATAAAAGTCTGGATAATAGTTATGAAACTTTTTGTCTAAAACATTAAAGTATTTAATTGCAAACGGTTCAGATACCCAACTAATTACATTTTCATTATGATCACACCAATGACAAAATTTTCTTTCCCACGAACTTCTATATATGATAGGTGCAGGACCTATATACTTTTCAGGGTGATGCGGTTTATAATAACCTTGTTTAAATCCTGACTTTACTGTTGGTTTGACATTTTTTATACTCATAGGTATTATACTAGATTGTATAAATCCCTTCGCTATCTGCACTACCGTCAATTGATACGGTACCTGCATACTTCTTAGGATGTAATTTGTTCCAGCCTTTTGCAAAACCTCGTTTTGCAATTTCAGTAAAATATGCAAATGCATTTTCACTTTTTTCTGGATCAAAGTTTCTCCAATAACGATAAAGATCCATATAGGCAAAAGCAATACAGTCTTCTCTATCGGCAGGATCTCTATAGGTAAGTTTAGTAGAACATTTATCTGCTAATAACATTAAGAACTCTAGAGCCTTTGGTGTTAATTCATCAAGTTCTTTTGATTTACGTATTTCATCTAAAAGATCTCTATTATTTAAGTAATTCCTTTTTCTCGGCATAACCTGAACTATTTTTTTATTATATGCAAAAAAAGCCGACAGTTTACCTGTCAGCTTTTTATATGAGTTTTAAGAATTAGAGCTTAACTTTAAGATCTTTTTTCTTAGCGATATGTTCTTTATCGTTTTTAGGATCTACGAATGTTAATAAATCATTATCTCCTAAAGAAGCATATTCTTCAGCATTAACATAAACCTGAGTATCTACTTTAAATCCTGATACTGGGTTTTCAATTGTTGCCTCTACAAAACCATTATCTAGGTATTGGTTTTTAGTTTTTTTTTCAACTATTGAATAAGTTTCCTGAAGTTCCTTTTCAAATTTAGTAATTTCAGTATTGATAAGTTTTAAGGCTTCTTGTAATTCTTCAGAGTTACCTAATTTATTAATTGCTTCGGTAATACTACCTTTCTTTTCTTCCAAGAAAGAGATCCTATCATTAATTTCATTTCTCTTCTTATCAGTAATAGCTTTTTGATTTCCTTCAGCAACTAATCTTTCAGATAAGATAGAAGATGCATCATAGTTAATAAATTCTTTAATCATTTTGACAACCTCAGTTGCTGATGAATAAAATTTCATTTCATTGATTTGCATTCCTAAGTTAACCTTATTAACCCAAACGCCTTCCTCAACAGCAATAACGGTTAAGAAAAGATTTAAGAATTCAGTAGATGTAATTCCAGTGAAATTATCCATTTCGTGTAAAAGATCTACATTCTCAAAGAATTTACATACATTATCAGTTTTCCACTGATCTCTATATCCAAAGAATCTAGTTGCAATTAAAGATTCTTTTAATTCTACAATACTTGCATTAGTAAGATCAACACCACCTAAGCTTAATGTACCTTCTTCAATGTTATATTCTAAAGTTTTTCCATTTTCAGAAAAAGTAACTAATGAACTACCATCAAGTTTAAACATTTTTAATCCTTCTAAAACATCGAAGAAACGTGAATCCTTTACTTCAGTTTCAGAAATCTTGCCTTCATTAAAGATATAATTCTTTCCATGTAAGTGGAATGTTAATCCTTCTTCAGATTCTAATACAGGAGAAAGGATCTTTCCAATCTTACCTCCATTATTAGAATATGCCTTTTTATCAGAAGAAGCCATTTCGTTTAGAATGTTCTTACATTCAGCAGACCAAGGATTCTTTACGGCAATTGAAGTAAACTTAGATTTAATATCTTCAGATGATTCTTTTAAAAGAGATTCTAACTGATTAGTTAAACCTTCATAAAGTTTACCTTTTTGTGCAGATGTTCTTTCAATAGCCTCAGCAATTCTAAATGACCATTTAGAAGAATCATATGAAGCCATAATGTAACTTCTTAATTCTCTAACTGGGTTTAACCATTCAGAAGAAGAAAGATCTCTATGAAGAGTTTTTGCAATCTTATATTTAAGAGCTGGGTTAACATTATTTTCAATGTCTTCGCTAATTATTGAAATACCTCCGCTCGAGAATCTCATTGGAAAATATCCTAAAGAAGATTCTAAAATACCAAGAGCATTTTTAGCAGAATAAGAAACTCTTGATTTGTCTTCTCCCATTTCATTTAATGCATTAATGGCTTTCATTACATTTTCGTATAAGCCTACAAGTGTAAATTTCATATTGTTATGATTTTTTTGATTGTTTTCAGTTGTATACATCTGAGTAGCGGCTTTAAATGCATTAATACCAGATAATGCCAATTGTTGCGGTGTTCCCATACCTACCAAGATTGCTAAAACTTGACTATCTGATTTACCGCTTTTATAAAAAGCTGCAATAAGATCAAGTAATTGCTTTGGTGGGTTATTAAGATATGGCGCATCAGTATTTATACCATATTGCGGTTCAATACTACCATCCGAATAGACTTGAGTTTGTCCTTCATTAACTGCTTTACTCATATTTGATGATTTTTTATTTGTTTTATATATTCTAAGATCCTAAAGTTATTATCCTTCATCGTCCTGTGCATTTCTATATTCTTTACTTGCCTCAGTCTCCGTATCGGTGTATTTTTTCGTATCTGGATTAAACCCAGCCGAGGTAGTTTCAGACTCTATGTAAGGTCCTCCTCTATTAATATCATTAGGATTAACATATTGTTGATTTGATATGATACTTTCTGGAGCAACCTTTGCAAGATTATCAACGGTATACTCAAACTTCTGGAATACTCCACCAAAGTAGATTCCTACATTACCATCAGCTCCACATCTAAATAGACCTACACCTTCTGCATTAGGATTAGATTCCATAGCAGCTCTAGTTAATTCAGCAATTTCATTAAGAAGAATACCATTTTCAAAAACAGGAACGAATGATTTAACCTCAAGGTCAAATGTTACATTAAATTCTTTCTTGTCATTTAATGCAAATTCAAAAAGTCTATCCTGACTAAAATCTTCAGGTACAGCCATACTTGCCTGGATTCTCATTATGCCTAAATCAACATTAAATAATGTAGTCTTATAAAGCTTACTTAAGATTGATTCAGTTGCCTTTAACATCTCAAGGTTATTTGAACATATAACAGTTATGCTAAATGTCATAGTTAAAGGAAGAAAGTTAGTCTCTAATGAAAATGTTTTTAACAGACCATTCCACTCTCTTACAAATTCGCCTCTTACAAATTTATTTGTTTGACTGCCAGAATCTATTGATATTGAACTAAGCTGTAAAACGCCACGAGGTACAACTTCATAATCGCCATAAGCTTTACCATCAGCAGCTGCATCATATATGAAATTATCCATTAAGAATCTTTCATTACCTGTAACTGAGTAATAGAATGGGATATTTATTTTTTGTAGAGTATCCTCATCTATTTGGTTATAATAGTAAACCTTATTTCTTAATTCTGCAAGAGTAGCAACCATTACATATCTTAAAATGGTATTATCCTTGTTGAACTCCTGATTATATGCTGACATTAGAAACGATTATTTTCAGTATATTTATTTAATGCTTTCAATTGTAAACTCAGAAAAGCCAGCATCTTTAGTGATTTCAAGTTTCTTGTCAAAATATTCGCTAGGTAGAACGGTGTGGTTAATTACAAAGGTATTAAGACCTATCTCTTGGATAGTTTCATGAAGTATATTTATAATATGATAAACACCATCAGAATCAATTGAAGAAAAGATTTCATCCAGGAATAGAATATTAAGACTAGAGAATCTAACTTTAATCATTTTAATTAAAGCCATGATAATTACAAAGTCCACCTTTTTCTTTTCACCTGTACTTAAAGTCTTAGGACTTATCTCTTGACCTAAATGATGAATGGTACAATTAAACTTATCATCAAACCTAATGCCAAAAGGTATTCCCATTTCTTTGGCCATTACAAGAATATTATTATTGAAAGATGGAAGAATTGATCTAACAGCAAGATTCTTAATGCCATCATCTCCCATAAGATTTTCAAGTATACTTAAGTAATAGTCTTCACCTTCGCTCTTAAGTTTTACATTTCCCTTTTCTTCTTTCTTTTCTTTAAATTCCTTTATCAATTCCTTAAGATGACCAGATGATTCATCATCCTTTTCTGCTAATTCTATAAGTTCATTCTTAAGAGTACTCATTGTTGTTTCAAGTTGACCAACTTTTACATGAATTTGTTTACCCTGTTCCCTTAGCGCAGTTAGAGCATCATCTATTTGAGTAACCTCAGACTGGATCTTTTCATACTTTGCATTTAAGGTTTCTAAAAGATCTTCTTTTTCCTTTTTAATATGTTGATGAAATTCAGAATCCAATGGAGAGTTACATGTTGGGCATGTATTATTTTGATAAAGTTCTAATCCTTTTTTAACGGCATTAATCTCTGACTTAATTTCAGATTCTTTCGATGATTTAACTTTATACTTTTTATCATTATCATCAATCTTAATCCTAGTCTTATCGTTTGCCTCCTTTAACTTTTTTCTAGTTTCATTAAGATCAACTAACTTTTTCTTGAGTTCGGCAACTTTAGATGCATCCTTTTCTTTTGATGCTTCTTCATACTGCTCTATCTTTAATAAGACAGATTGTATTGATTCTTCCAATGTTCGGATCTCATCATCAAATGTTCGGATCTCATCAATAATAATCTTTCTCTTATTCTTTACCAATTCTCGCATCTGATTGATTACAGAGAAACCAAAGATCCTATCAATGATCTGTTTCTTATCAAACGGAGACATGGTAATAAATGACTTAAAATCATTAACCGATAAGATAATAACATTCTTAAATACATGGTAAGGTATTTCATAAATCTCTGTCTCCAAAAATTCTTGTAGATTTGATTTACCAGCAACATCATAATCTGTACCGTTTATTGATACATTAAAGATACCTGGTAAAACTCCTCTTTCAATTTCAATTTGATTACCTTTACTTTCCAACCAAATTTTACCCCAAAGATTATTATTTACACGGTTAGGAAGATCACGTAGGTTAGCTCCTTCAACCCTACCATAACATAGAAATGTTATAACTTTAGCTAATGTACTTTTACCGGCTCCATTTCCGCCAAGAACCAGATAGAGATCGCTCTGCTCTTTATCAAACTCAATTACTTGAGTTCTATTTCCATAACTTGCAAAATTTCTAAATTCTACCTTAAGAATCCTCATAAGAAGGTGTTAGTGTTTGTTTATATAAGTCAGATACTGATTTAATAAGTCTTTCTTTTAAGTCATCGTCATAATTAAGACCATTTATAAAATCAGCAGCAATTGTCATTAAATTAAATTCACCAGTAAAATCAGAAGACTGTACATCGTCATCTAATTCAATTGGGTTTTCTTCGTCATATATTTTAGGTTCAAGTTTCTTGGCATATCCATCAAGAAAATCCATAAACTTATTAATGTTATACTTTCCTAAAACGTTAGATGGAATATTAATATCAACAAAATTATCTTTAATTTCATTAAGTATATCCTCCATACGCCTCTCTAGAATATCATTTATATAATACCGAATAAAGATAGGTGATCTCTCATTCTGGATAAATTCATGATTACCAGTCTTAAGATCTAGCAGATAAATTCCTTTGGTATTTCCACGGTCAGATCTTGTCATTTGATATGGATTACCAACAAGAATAAAGTTTTCCTTTTCTTGTCTGTAATGAATATGACCAGAATAAACTCTCTTAAATCTTTTAAATGTACTTAAATCATTTCCGCCTTCATGGAGATGTTTAGTACTAGGACTGGTTTGTACTCCTTGTGTTTCAGTATGGCAAAACATATAGTCAACCTTTTTCTTTATAGATGCTAAGGTTTCCTTTTCATGTTCTGCATTTCTTCTCCAAGGCATAAGTAAACATGAAACTCCATCATATTCAAGTATCTTAGGTTCTTTGTGAACAGTAACATTTGGAATATATTTAAGGCAGTCAACCGATGCAATATCATTTGAGTTCTTTCTCATAATATCATGGTTACCTACAATGATATGAACCTCTGGAAATATCTTTGATAGTTCTTCAAAAACTCGTATGCCTAAATCCTGTGCAGCAAGATTTAAACTTTGGCGGTTATCAAAAACATCGCCTAAATGAAATAGTACATCTCCTTTCTTATACTCCTTTTTAACAAGAGGTATGAAAAAGTTAAAAAAGTAATCTTCAATGATACTAAGCCAAAGAACAGAATTTGATCTACATCCAAGGTGGGTATCACTAATCATCCAAATTCTACTCATATTAAAAAAGTTTTCTTATCTTTCGTTTTTCTAAAATATTGTACTTATCGTCTAGTTCTTTAATTAGCTCATCCTTAAATTTATTTGATAATGAGTTATAAAACTTATTAGGAAAAACATCAAAATAATCTGATATGACACTGAATAGATCAATCCTTGTATAGGCAGATCCTAAATGTTCAATAACATAAAAGTATATCTTATTAATTTGAACTTTATTTAATTTCTTAATCACGCCATCTTTTGTGACCATATTAAGATGTTCAAATTCGCTTCCACGAATAAGAGAATCAATTTTTGTAAAGAGCATCTTATAGTGCATCTTATCATCATGATCCATATCATCGCCGTATGTATTGGAAACATTAAACGATATTCGGTTTTCAGACGGATCTTGTTCGCCGTATGAATTGTTGAAGATTTTATCGTGTTGCATAATTATTTTAATGTGTTATGTCATCAGTTTCAGTAAGTCTCATATTATCATAGTTTATATTAAATCTACAGCGACTGCCTTTTCCTTGGCCATCTCTAATCTTAAGAACCTTTAACCAATACTCACGATTTGCATGCATTAAACTGTCTTGGATCAATGCATACATTACATCGGCAGTATGAGCAAGACCTGCGGATTCAGCAATGTTTTCCATTTTGATTTCAGTAGAATCCCAGGCACCACGGTTAAGCTGTGTAGCAGATATTACTAACATATCTTTCTTTACCGCCAATGCTCTAAGATCTTCAGCAATTTGCTTAATCTTCATATAGGTATTTTCGGTATTAGGATTACGATAATTTGATAAGATGTTAATATAATCCACTACGAGTACATTAACTTTATGATCTTGTGATTCTTCTAATTCTTTAAGATATGCTTCAATATCAAGAACTGAACCTTGTGATGTTGGAAATTCCTTAATGAAAAGTTTACCCGGCGGTAATAAGCCTCTTGATATCTTTTCTAATCTGCGTTTCATAAAGTCACGGTTAACAGATTTTTGATCATACTCCATCATTGGAATATCTAATAGGTTAGAACCAATTCTTTTAAGAACCTTTTGTGCAGACATCTCAGCAGTAATGAATACCACATTATGGCCCATTCTTACAAAATTGGCAGCATCATTTGATAACCAAATTGATTTACCTACGTTTTGTTCACCTGCATATATTACCAATGATTTAGGATCATATCCACCGCCTGATACATTATCAATAAATGTCCATCCAGTTTCAAGTTTTTTATTCTTTCTCTGTATGTGGTGTTCAGGATTAAAGAAGTCTAATCCTACATCAGAATCAAAGTTAAGAGATCCTTCAGAAGATATCATACCGATTGCTCTGGTTACAATATCTTCAACATTATCAGGTGATACATCTTGTGTTTTTACATACTCAATTGTTTTAACCAATTGCTTATCAAAATGTTTCCACTTAATCCAAGATTCGCTGGTTCTTTTTAACCAATCTTGATCATATTCATTAATGTTTATTGAATAAACAGCAGAAACAATATCATCAGAGATTTCATTAGGATCATCTTTAACCAATGCCTTCATTTGATCCTTTGAAGGTACTTCACCAAATTTAGTATGAAAGTCTTTTGCTAATTTTGCAATATGATCTACATCACTATTAGAAAAGAAACCTGGTCTTACCGATTTAAGGTAATGAGGTTTCTTTATAAAATAGTTAAAGAATATTTTTTCGTGATCTACTCCTGAATACATGTTTATTTTTTTATGAAGAATGTTGATTTAGTTTATTCATACGGATTTATCAATACCTCGTATGTGGTATAAGCAGAGGTAGAATTAACTTCTCCTATGATTTTATCAGCAACTAATCGGTTAAGTACTTTAGCAGTATGTTCTTCTGTTAAGTTATATTTCTTTTGTAAAGAAACATTAGTAAACTTAATCTCTTTTGCAACTTTACCACAATAATCTCTTATTAATTCAAAGATTACATCCTCAGCATCAGGATAACCTGGTAAAGTTGTGTGGTTGCCTAATACATACTTAACCTTAAGTTTAGCAGTATTAAGCGACTTCTTCAACATTATCAGAAAGTATTTCGGTTAAGTTTCCAAGATCTACATCGTCAGTTCCATAACAGAACTTAGCATTAACAATAGGTTCTAAACGATCAAGTACTTCTTGAGTAATTACTCGAGGTGTAAATAATTCATTAAGATCAACCAAATCATTTAGGTGAGCGACTGCCAATTTACGAGCAGTTGCAGCAGGTTGGAAGTAAACAGTAATTTCTTTACCTTCTTTATGATAAACATGTTGACGACATTCAGCTTTACCTGCATCATTTAGTTTTTCATATTGACCTTCAGTAATAAATCTTCCCTTTTCAATTCCGCAGTTATCCCAGCTAATATATTCTTCTAATCCAATATAAGGATTCATACCTTTATTAAATGAAATGTGGAATTTAATTGGAGATGGTTTTGCAAAACGATTCTTATTAGGTTTTGCAGTTACTACGATACCAGTTTGTTCTGTTCCTTCTTTTAATTTAGCTTTACTTAAGAATAAAATAATTGAGGCTGCATACTCAGGACCAGTTCCACCACCTGAAACCGTTTGTGAAAATAAGTCTTGTGTTTGGTATGTGTGGTTGGTAAAGATAAAAGGAATCTTACAGATACCTAATTTAGTCATAAGAATACGGAATGCAGATTTCAATAGTTTAGCACGAGTCATATCTGCTTTGTCAGATCCACTTTTCGCATCATCAATTTCTTTTTGTGTAGCAAGGTTACCAGCAGAATCTAATGCAATTAAGATCTTAGGTAATTCTGCTCCCTTATTCTTTTGTTCAATTAATAAGTCAGTTAAAGCAGTTACAGAACTTCTAAACTCTTGAACAGTATTACATGGTTCATAACGGAATTTTTTAGGATCAATTCCAAACTTTTCAACTAGGTCACGATCTACGGCATTTTCAGAATCATAAAATACGATACTGTAACCCATAAGTTGAGCCTGTTTAATTGCATTAAGAAGAAGGAATGTTTTACCTGTTCCTGAAGGGCCTGCCAATGCAACTGCTCTGTTATTTGGATATCCGCCAATAAACGAGCCAGTTAAACATGCATTTAGATTAAAATTGCCAGTAGGGATAAAGTGATCAATCTCTGATACGGTTGATTTGTCCAAGGTATCTCCGTATTGGGAGTGTTTTGACATTTCCTTGTTTAAATCGTCAAATGAAAATTCTTTACTCATATTCTTTTATTTTTATATGCAAACTATTTACTATTGTTTAAGGTTATCTTATTTTCAAATATAGGCTTCCAGTATTTTGAAACCACATTAGACCATGATAATTCTTTGGTAAGTTCACGGTATACTTCCTCTATATAGTTATTGAGCATCTTAGGATTTTCATTAAGTGTCTTAATGATTTGAATTGCTTCTTCGGTTGTATTAAAGGTTCTTATACTCTTAAAGATATTAGCAAAACCAGTTTTTGTTGATAAAACTGGGATTTTACTAAATGCAGCTTCGGCTATGCCATAGGGACCTCTATCATTTAGACTTGTACATATGTACATATCAATATCATCATACATAGTATGAGATTCGCTTAATGACTTTCCATGTATAAATATGGACTCACCACCTATTCCTCTAGCTATCTGATTTAACCAATTAGGTCTTTTTATTTCATCCCATCCTGGGTTAATAAAAGGTAAGCCATTTAATCCTACTCTTTGTATTTTAGTAATATCTCGGTTAGGACTAAATTCATTAGGATCAACGCCTGCAATTACTAATGAAGAATCTATTTCATATTCTTCTTTAAGCTTATCTTGTAAATCTTTACCGGCAGAACACCAAGTAATTCCTTCTCTTTTAATGATATTTTCTCTAAAGTGAGAACTAAGATTTGGTAATGACCAAATTGCACATATCATTTTTTGATATGCTTCTGGCGGTAAGCCTTCTATAGTGGATAATGTACCATTACCTAATATGATATCAAATTCACGCCAGCCTTCATCTTGCCATAAGGCCTTAACATCGTTTGGATTATACCAATTAAAATGAACAAATTCATACTCGTCAGATAAAGAATTACCTAGACCAGTATGAATTCGTCCTATAGCCCAGCCGGGCTCATTATAAGTTGCTATTCTGGTTTTTTTTTCTCTTCTACTTTAGAATCAGTAGTAGGATACATTTTTTCAAACCATTCTTTAGTATATAATTCTGGATCTTCAATTGTGTACCAACCTTTATTTTGAGTTACATGTAAGGCTTCTCTAAAATACTTTTCATATTTAGGAGCGATAGCTTCAAGTGAGAAGTTTTCTCCATGCTTTCTACAATCAATTGGTTTAATTTTTCCAGCTTGGCAATCTCGTGCAGCTTTAACAAAATCTTCAAATGAACGACAGCGATATCCAGTTACACCATGTATATTATTTTCAGCAAAGGCGCCCCAATCGGTTGTAATAGTTGGTGTACCACATAAAAGGTTTTCAATTTGAACTCCACCAAATGGTTCTACATACATAGAAGGTAAGAATGATGCAATAGCGCCTTTCATTAAATTCTTTCTCTGCTCTGCATCTACATAACCAATAAATTCAACATGCTTTGGCCAAGGATTCTTTTCATAGAATTCATCACCAATTTGCCCAGCAACTTTAAGTTTAGCTCCAATTGCTTCGGTTGCTTGAATTGCAATATTAACTCCTTTACCGTCATAAACACGACCTACATAAAGGAAATAGTCTTCCTTCTTAGTAGAATATTCAAATTCATCAAGATCAAAGTAGTTAGGAATAACCTGATCATACCAACTTTGTCTACACATACTAACATTACCTAAACCGCAATAAGCATGATAGATGGCATATGATTCAAATATTTTGAATACCGACCACATACCACCTGCATAACCAATTCCAGGTTCAATAATACATAAGTCATTATGAGCATCACAAATAGGACGAACGCCTGATCCCCAAAATGGAAGAATGATATCTCCAGGTTGTTTACGTTTTCCTATTTCTTCAATAGCATTTTTATAGAATGTTTGGTATGCCTCATCTTGAGTATTATATGTAAATAACTTACTCTTATAATCATGGCTTCCATAAACCTTATCCCAAACTTCATTTGTGATTACTGTAACATTTTCATTTGCATCAGGATTAGAATCTTTATGACCATAGTGCATAATGTAATGGCCTCTGCTTTTCATCATTTTACAAAACTTCCATGCTTTTTGAGTATAAGCACAAGCAGTAAAATCTTTAGTAGTTTTAGTATGAGGTAGGCCTAAAACGTGTATTCTAAATTTTTTGTCCTTCATATTTTATAGATTTTTTTATATATTTGTCTAAAATAACGATGTAGTATAAATAAGATTTCGGTTAAATGCTTTAAATCCCATTGCAGTTACCACACGGTTAATTGGATCAAGTATCGTTTTTTCAAATTGTACATCATAATCAACTTGAGGCGCAAATTCATAAGGATATTCACCAGGAGCATATGCAAATACCTCACATGATTTATCAGTTGAAAAGTACATTTTTAATTTTTCGCCGTTACCTAAAGGTTTATATTTACCTTTAAGTTTTATGTTATTATTAAGAAGATAATTATGATACCCAGCGGCCCTTACACCGATTGGGCATTTAGGACCAATTTCAAATTGTTCATAATCATTTATGATATAGTTTTGGTAATTATTTACCTTCTTAGAAAAACTGATTTGATCAATGTTTGCAAGTTTAAACTGTCTCTTTATATCTTTAAGTAAACTTGCAAATTCTTTCATATTCAATTGATTATTAGAGAATATGTAAGTTAAGAGTTCTTTTAGTTTTTCTCTAGCAAATTGAGGTGTTGATGATTGGATAATTTCAAATCCTTTTGCACTAATCTTACTTAATTCATCATAGTGAATATCAGGATCTTTCCAAACAATATTTTGCATATACTTTTTCTTGGCAAGCCATATTGCATTTTTAGCAATACTCTCCAATTCAAAACTTAAAAAGTTTTCTGCATTGTTATCATCAGCATATTTTTGAAGAATCTTTTCAATATAGTCAGCCAATCTAGTGTTATAGAGTTTAAGTATAAACTCCTTTTCATTACCAGTCCAATCTGACTTTTTAATTACCTCATCAAACTTAACATAAATAGAGTCAGTATCAATATAGATACCTACCGGGTTTTCAATTTTACCAGTAACAGTGATTCCCATCTCCTTATGGGTTTCTAGGTCTTTATGCCAAAATTCCTTAAAGTACTTATTGATTAGCTTTTCAGTATAAAGAATAGCATCCTTACCCTGAAGAGTAATAGTTTCTGCAATATCAACATTGAAGAAATAAAAATAAGGATTACCGAATGCGCCATAAATTGAGTTAAGCATTAACTTAACAGCCTGTTCATAATTATAATACTTGGATGCCTCCTCCTTAATCTTAATTAGTTCTTCAGTCATATTTTATTTTTATATGAAACCTTCTTAAAAGGTTTAAGTATTAAAAGTCAGATAATGTAAATCTTGTAACATGTTCAAGATCACCTGGATGATAAAATGCAGGTGTTTTTAATGCTACAAAAAACGTAGTAGGCTGCATAAAAGCCATTATAGCATCAAATGGAATATATGAATCATAATCAGGATTGTAGGATCCCTTATAAGTACTACCAGTTACGGGTGAAGTATAAATTCTTGATCTATAAAAGAATTCCAATTCATTAATTAAAGATTCTACATATTTCATATCATGATAGTATACAGCATTACCTACTATCATATTAAAAATCCTTACGAAATATGGGTGCTTAATACCAGCCTTATTAACATAATCACCAGACGTGAAGAATGGGCCTCTGTAATTAGGCTCATCATAAACACCATATTTACTTAATGCTAAACTTAATGCACTTACTATAGGAGTACCTGGTGCAAAAAGTTCAATCTTAGGTGGCAATTCATTAACCAACATATCATCTTCAATAATGATAAAAGGCTTTCCTTCGGCTAATCCAATTTTTAGAGCTTTAATATGAGAATCAAAACCGTCTTTATATTCGTTGATAACTCCACTTACACGATGTAACTTTTCATTGGAGAAGCCAGAAGATCTCATAACGGAAAGGAACTCTTCATTCCTTTCCGTTTGAGAATCTAGATTGATATAATAGATATCAGTATTTAGTATGTCAAATACCATAGATTATTCTTCATCAGTTATTGCAACAGCCACAGTGAGATGAGTGTTGGTATCTAATGAACGAAATACTACTTTATTTTCACAAACCATAACCTTATAATTTTCTTTATCTAATAGGTTAAGATACTTTTTATAGATAACAACTTTTGCGCCTGCATCTACATTTGATTCGTAAGTATGACACAGTGTAGCATCGTATGAAGTTCCTTTAATACCTACACCATCAGTCTTAAGATATACGGTAAAAGTATCTTCATCCTTATCAAGGTTGAATAAAGATTTCATTTTATCCACATGAGTGGTTAAAAGATCAAATTCAAACATTTTGTTATCAGTACCAAATGCACGATCAGTTTCTTCCTTACTCATTTCCATAAATGATAATGAAGGATCGGTACAAGCAAGACTAATCTTAAGATCATTATTCTCTAGGATAAAATCACTGGCCATTAATTCTCCATCATACTCAGTATAACGAATACGACCTTTTACTTCGCCGCCACTAAAATGAGATAGGGCATCAATTACTTTACTCCCGTTATAAAAACTTACTTTAAGTGGTGAAGTAATCTCCGCATCAAAGATATCTTTAGTTGGAGTGTTAACTAATTTAACCGCATCGCGTTCAGGGAAATAAACGGATGAAACGGTTCCTTCCTTACCGATTTTCATAAAGATGAATTTATCAATCGGAAGAAGTTTCTTAACAAACGAACTAAGTTCGTATGCATCGATTTTTTTGATTGTAGTTTCCATTATTTGTTTTTTTATTATATTGATTGTTTATTACTTGGTTTAAAAGACAGAAGAAACTTTTAAAGATTTTTTCATCTTACTCTGAACTTCTTTAAATGCAGGAGGTTGCCATGTTTCATCGTATAGAATATCCTTAAGTTCATACTTAGGTTGATATTCAAATCCAAACTTCCATTCAATACCTCTTAAAAATTGACGAAGAAATATTGGCTTCTTTGTACCAATAGGATAATGTAAAAGTGAAGGAGTAACCTGCTTTAGATAGAGAGGTTGTATATTATTTGCTAAAGCTTCTTTGTCTATATTTTGCATAAGACGAAGGTCCTTACTCTTTAATAAGTCAACAGTTCTTCCTTCTTTAATAAGTCTATGAAAATTAAAGTGGTGGAATCTCTGCTCAACAGTCCAACTTGTGTATCCTTGGAAGTTAAAGAATAAATGATGTACCATCTTATGATTCATAAACCTTTTAAAGTAATACTCCATTTTAGGATCATGACCATAGATAACATTACCTGCATTTATTGATAAAGCATTCATTTCTTCTAAAGTAAAATTACTCTCAAAGATTTCATTAAATGCGGCAAGTACTTCATACTTATCAGCATTTCTTAGATTAAATAGATTCTCCTTCTTATAACCAAATTCTTGGTATTCAGTGAACATATAACTAAGATCATTAAAGATAAATACATCATCATCAGAAACATATGTTCTTTTGACGCCGTACTTATCTAATATGTACATTGGCATTAGAGCCTTAAACAGACAACCATGATTATATAAGAACTCTTTAGCCTTACCTTCATAACCATGTTTCTCTACATAATAATCATATACTCCTTTTATGCTAATGTATGTTGCATTTAAGAATGACGGAATGTTATGTTTCCTGATAACAGCTTTTACACTGTCCTCGGTTACTTTACTATCATCTAAGAAAAGATAGATATCAAAAGTTTCATTAACATTCTTAGGATAATAGGTTAAAAGAATGTTCATAAACTCATGGCTAGAAACGCCAATCGCTAACGCATTTTCTTTCATATTACACTGTTTACTTTGTATTTCTTTTTAGGTTCTTTACTTAACTCTTCAGCTTCAATAACTTTTTGGATAGTGTTATCTTGCTTCATATATTTATACTGGGTCATTTTTAGTTCACCTTCACAAAACTTACGAACTTCATCGGCCATATCCTGTGCAGTTCTAACCGGTACATTTTGAGCAATATGATTAATATGACGAGATGATTCAATTTCAAAATCATGTGGCATACCCATAAGGTGTAACATTTCACGAACATTTAAGTAACGATTTTCAACCGGGTGTACACCGTTGAACATATTACGACCAATTAGAGCAGAAAAAGAATCATGAAAGAAGTGAGGTGATGCATCCCAATAACCTTTACCGTCTTCTACTTTTGCCTTTTGGTGTTCTAACATATCAATGAATGTTTTTGTACTCTTTTTATTTGAGAATCCTTCATTAGGATATTTTTTATCAAGCCATTGAATACATTCATCAATTAATTTATGTTCATCTAGGTATTGAGCAATAGTACCTTTATTAAATTTCTTTGCAAATTCAGCATGGGTTAGCCCTTCTTTCTCTAATACAAATTCGTATGGTCTAAAATGTTCAGTTACTTTACCATTAACCATAAACATATCTT